CCGGGTCGGTGTGGTGGATGAGCAGGTCGAACGGGGCGACCAGCCGCTTGGTGAGCAGGTTCGCCACCACCGGGGGCAGCGGCGCGGAGACGTGCGACGGATCGAGGTAGGTGTCCACGCCGGCGGCGAGGAGGGCCTGCACGATGCCGATGCCGTCGTTGCCGTATCCGGTGTAGGGCGACAGCGCTGTTTTGACCAGGCACTTCATGTGCCGACCTTGTCCGCGCCACCGTCCCAGGTGAATTCGCCGTTAGGGCCGACCGGGCGGTGCATCTGGCACCGGGTGCAGTAGGTGCTGCCGTAGAAGCGCGGGTCTCTGGCGTACGTCTCGGCGATGGCCAGCGACATGGTGGTGAGGGTGCCGCAGGTGTCGTGGATGTAGGAGCGTCGGACCGGGCGGATGAAGCCGTGGGCGCGTTCCTCTTCGGAGAGGACCAGGTACGCCGAAGCCTGGGCCACCGGCGCCTCGTCGGTGCCATGGGTCAGGCGTGGGTCGTCGGGATCGGTGGTGGTCGGCATTAGCTCACCCCTGGGTGATCGCGTAGAAGGTCTGGGCGCGCAGCAAACCGTCGCCATCGGGTGCCGGGTACACGGTGGGCTCGGCCAGGCGCAGGGAGGTGATGGTGCGTACCGTGCCCCACATCTGGGTGCCGCCGGCCGGGCGGTGCAGGTACTTGTCGAACAGGGCGAACAGAGCCTCGGCGCGGCGCTGCGCTTCGCCGGGGGTGGTGACATTGCCGGCGGAGTCTCGCTGGGGATCCACCCACAGTTCCAGACCGAGGCGGGGAAACCGCAGGGTGTTGTGCTGATTGCCGCCGGCCCAGCCGCCCGTGTTGGTCAGCACCGCGGCGGCGGAGCTGGACCCTTCCACGGTGGCCCACAGGCTGTGCTGAAACAGCCAGGGCGTGCCATCGGGGAACCTGCCCAGGGCGGCGGTCAGATCGGGCAGAACGCCCAGGTACCGGGCGGCGCCCTGCACCAGGTCGTCGGCGACGACCGGGGTACTCACCCGTCACCGCGCAGGTAGGCCATCATGGCCTCGATGTAGCCGGCGTCGGCGTTGAAGGTGGGCCGCATGAAGTTGTGCAGGTCGCCGCGGGAGGCTTCCAGCTCGGCGTAGCGGACCGGGTCGTGGACCCGCCCGGGTGAGGCGCCGCCGTAGCTGATCGACCCGTTCCACGTGTGGCGCCCCACGTGGCTGTCGTGGTCGCCGGAGCCCTTCAGCGAGCCGGTGATGACGTGCACCACCCGCTGTGTCTGCAGGAACAGCGCGGTCAGTGCCGCGTCCAGTCGCAGGTCGGTACGCACGTCCGGCCCATCACGCAGCCGGCGCAGCTCATGGTCGACGTCGCTGGTGTCGACTTCTACGTCCACGCTCACGGCACCGGCTCCTGGTTCTCCATCGGGGCACCGGGGAACACGTTCACCAGGGCCTGGGCGACTTCGATGACCTGGACCTCCAGGTGGTGGGCGCTGGCCAGGTCGAGGGCCGGGTCTGGGGTGACCCGAACCTCGAACGTTCCTGTCACGGGTCCGGCGAGCAGGTGCAGCCGGTCGCCGGCTTTCAGCGCGTTGGTGGCGTCGCAGAACAGCAGACCGACCCGGTCGGGGGCACGTCCGGCAACCACCGCCATCGGCTGGTCTTTGCCGGGGCGGACAAAGGTCAGATCCAGCCGGCACATCAGCTGACCGGGTTCGCCGAGCACCGGATCCAACATGTCGTCCACAGTGGACCACGTGATGGTCGGTGTGCCGGCGGTGAGGATCCCGGACAGGCGCTGCACCCGGGCCCGGCAGTTGTACAGGTGGCGCAGCCCGGCCATCAGGTGCTGATCCAGGGCGCAATACTGCCGGAAAACACCATGGTGGCGTCGACGTCGGCCGGTCCGGTGACATAGAGGTCCCCCTCGGCGGACATCTGCACCACCCGCTCCATCACCGACACGGATCCGCTGCTGATGCGGGAGCGGCCGATCCCGGAGAGCCGGTCCAGGGCCAGGTCCCACCAGAACAGGCCGGTCTTCTCGCCGTCTTTGGCCCGAAACGCGGCGCTGCCCTTGCTGTAGCTGTACGAGCCGATCGATTCGCTGGTCAGTGGGCTGGCGAACGCGGCCGCGTGGGGCTGTTCCAGGTAGATCCGGTCGGCCATCTCCAGGATCGCGTTGGTGGCCAGTTGCAGCAGCTGCGGGTCGTCGGGGTACTCCGACAGGTCGGTGCGCAGCGCGAACAGCAGAGTCGCCTGGGCCAGTGCCTGGGTGGCGAAGGCGCTGTAGCTGCTGTCGCCCCGACCGCTGAAGGTGGCCAGGGCGGTGACGCTGGGCACGGTGAGCATGGCTGTTACCGGGCCGGCAGGACGGGTGCGGAACGCCGGCGGGTGGCCTCGGCCTTCATCGCGGCGGCCAGTTCCGCCGACGTCGGACGGGCGGGGGGCGCGCCGTCTTTGGTCAGCGGCTTCAGCGGTTCGAACGCCGCGGTGGCGATGTCGTCATAACCCTTGCCGGTCCAGGGGCCGCTGCGGAACATGACCCGGCCGTAGCGCTGCAGCTGGCCGGCCTCGTCGTCGCGCAGTTCCAGCCAGGAACGCCCGGTGCGGTCCTTGGTGTCGTTGTAGGCGCGGGAGCCGGGGGTGAATTCCAGCTCCTGTCCGCGGCACCACACCTTGCCCAGGGCGGTGAGTCCGTCGTCGACGAAGTGGATGAGGATGTTGGCGGTGGACCCGTTGATGACCGGTGGTTCCAGCTCGGGGTCGGGGTCTTTGCGGCCGCGTTCCAGGGCCAGCTGGTGTTCGAGGTCGCGGATGCGTCGCTGCTCGGGGCTCAGCTCACGCTCAGGCACCAGCCGGGGCGCCGCCACAGCCGGTACGTCATCGGGCGTGTCGTCGTCCTGGTCGTCGGGTATGTCATCCCAACCAATGTCGGTGTCCGTGGTGTCGAAGTCCATGTCGGTGTCCAGGGCGGTCTGCTGCCCGTAGGAGGCCGGGGTGACCAGGTCACCGCCGGCCAGGACGTCGACCACGGTGGCCTCACCGGACCGGTCAATGCGCTTCGCCATGGTGTCCCCGCCTCTCATCTGTCTCTATCGGATTGCCGCGCTGGCCACGGTCACCGACGACGGGGTCGGTTCGGCGCTGGCTGGCGGTTCGCTGGGTGGTGTGTCACTGGGGGTGGGTGTCGGGTGGTCGGGCTGGCAGCCCAGCACGGTGACGGGAGTGCCGTCGGGGTTTTCCAGCTCGACGGTGGCCAGATGGGTGCCAGGTGGGCAGACCGCACCAGCCGGGCCGGGCGAGCCGGTCGGGCCGGGATCTCCACGCGGTCCGGGGTCACCCTGCGGTCCGGGCGGCCCGGGCTCGCCCTGCGGCCCGGGTGGTCCATCAGGTCCAGGACCTCCGGCTGGTCCGGCGGCACCGTCCGCTCCGTCCGCTCCCGCCGGCCCGGTAGCGCCGTCGGCGCCGTTCTGCCCGTCTTGGCCGGACGGCCCGGGATCACCGTCGGCGCCTTGCGGGCCGGGCGCGCCTTCCAGACCGTCCACACCGTCCAGTCCGGGTGGGCCGGGTGGGCCCTGGGCGCCGGTCTGGCCCTGAAGTTGACCCGGGTCCACCACACATCGCCCGCCGAGGGCCTGGACCTGGTCGCAGAGCTGCTGCGCGCCCACCACGGCGTTGTTGGCGCGGCGGTTCTCGGTCTGCGCCTTGGAGGTGACCGACGCGGTGATCCAGCCGAGTACCGCGAACAGCAGTGCCACCACCATGACCACGCCGATGACGCGGCGGCGGAGTTGGCGTTCACGCAGCGCGGTGAGCTGGTGGCGTACCTCGCTGAGGCCAGGCTGGGGTTCCTCGTCGGGTACCGCCGCCATGGCTATGGTCGGTTGCTCATCTTCGGTCATTGGGGTCCCGGCCGTTCGAGGATGGTGCCGCTCTTGGCGACAACGGTGTGGCGCAGGGTGGCCACCTGACGTTCCAGGTCCCGGATCTGGACCCGCAGATCGGCGACCACCTCGCGGTTGATGTGAGCTGCCGCGTCTTCGGCGAGGCGCCGGGCAGCCCGGGCCTCATCCAGCCCCAGTTCCGCCACCACTGCGCGGGCACCGGCGGAGTCGGCGCGGTCCTGCTCCCGGTCGATGGCTTCCTGGTATTCCTTGCGGTCGGTGCGGTTGGAGGCGAGGAGATAGAAGATGACCGCCGCCAGGCAGGCGCCAACCCCGCCTGTCGGGAGGAGTGTGTCCAGGGCATTCACGTACCCTCAACAAGTCGGCTCATTGGCGTCCCACACCTATCGCTACCGGTACGGGGGGTGCGATATACGCCAGCGAGGGGGCCCGGTGCGTTCCCGGTGCCCCCTCGATGACCTGATCCCCTGGTGCCGACCTGAAAGGGATCAGGAAGTAGACGTCACGTCGGCCACGTAGACCATCTGCTCGGGCCGGGTGACCACCGGCAGGAGATTCCACTCCAGCAGGTACTGCCGCGCCGACGGGTCCTTGTCCTTCCACGTCTTGGCGAACTTGCCCGTGAAGTTGTCCGGGGCCTCGTCATCGGCGGTCGGGCCGATCAGCAGCTCCATCGGCCGCTGGTCGGTGTAGTTGCCCATGAACAGGGCGTTGTCCGGGACGAACAGGGTGGCCACGCCACTCTCGTCGTCGTAGATGGTCTCCACCGTCTTCCAGTCCAGACCCATGAATCCGGGCAGCATGCCCTGGGTGTAGTACTGGTCCTTCATCCGGTCCGACAGCAGTGTGCCGCCGAAGAAGGAGGTGCCGTTGCCGGTGGTGGCGAACGCATCGAAGATGTAGGCCAGGGTGAGTTCGGTGGCGAACGCCTCCTTGGCCGGCACGCGGCCGTCGCGGGCGATGACCCGCTTCCAGGCGCGCACGTCGCCGACGATCTGCGCCGGTGTGGCGGTGTCCCAGCCGGTACCGGGGAAAGGCTTGTGGGTGGCCGGCATCTTGTAGTCGATGTTGGCCTGCACGTCCGGGAAGTCCAGCACCAGCTGGCCCTTCATCGCACCCCAGATGCAGAACTCGGCAAAGTTGTCGAAACGCTGGTTGAGGTCGGCGACCTCACGCAGCACGGCCTTCTCAGCGTTGGTCGCCGCGATCTGCCCGGGGGTGCGCAGCCAGTGCAGGGTGGTCGGTTCGAAGACCTTCTTCTCGCGCAGGTAGACGAACGCGGCGCTTTCCTGCGACCGGCCCAGCCGCGGAACGATGTGCGCCTCGCTGTTGGGCACGTTCGGCTTGGCCACCATCCGGCTGCCCCGGATAACATCCCACGCCGCTGACGGGAATGGCCACGGAGTCTGGTCGAGACGGCTGAGCATCGGCAGGTTCTCCGGTGCCAGGAATTTCTCCACCACGCCGCGGAGGACCATCGGCTCCAAAAGGCTAATGTCGGGCAAACTACTCACCTTCTCCTAAACAGGGCACCGCGTCAACGGACGACCCGCTGCGGTGAGTACCGACCAGCACCTGACGTCTGCGGCTCTGGTCGAGCCCGGCCTGCGCTTCCCGAAGTCGGGATCATCCAGCTGGCCTGATAGGTCAAGCTCAGAACTTGAAGGTGTCCATCACGGTGTTGGTGACCGCGCCCAGATCCACGAGGGCGGCGGAGTCCGCGCCGGACAGTGCGGACAGCCGCAGGATGCCGGCGATGACGATGTTGCCGAGCTGGTCGGGTGAACCGGCTCCCCCGGTGTCGGCGCCGCGGCGTAGGACGCCACGGGCGACCTCCAGGCCACCCGCCCCGGCGTTGTTGTAGGCGTAGTACTTCTTGTCGCTGGTCTTGCGGGCCAGGACACAGCCGGCCGGGAGGATGCCCTGCCCGCCGGCGAGGGTGACACCCTTCTGGGTGTGCCCGGCCGTGGAGTACAGGATCTCCGGGTCGACGAATGTACCCGTCGGCGACACGACTCCAGGGACCGGAAGTTTCTCGTAAGCAGTGGTGGCCATGTTGGCCTCTCCCTCGGCTGGTTGTTCCCCGTGGACCCCGACAACCTGCCCGGGTTACTTCTTCGACTTGCCGGCGTTGTCGTTCATCAGGTTGGACAGGCGCGCGATTTCCGCGTCCACGTTCTGCGTGTGGGCCGTGTCGTCGGCCGGAGTGACCCCGGACTCGTTGTTGAGCTTCACGATCGGCTCGGCCGGGATGAGCTGACCGAACATGGTCGGGTTGGTCAGGCGCAGTTCGACGAGGGCGTTCTTCTGCGCCGGCAGGACCCGACCTTCACCGATCAGGGTGGAGACCAGGGTCTCCGCCTCGGTGCGCTCCAGCTTGTGCACCCGGTCGGTGAGCGTGACGTTGTTGGTGGCCAGCTCGGCCACCGCGTGCACCACGTCCTCGGTGGACACCTGCGTGGTGTCGGTACCGGCGGTCAGCGAGATGACGCCGGCGTCGGTGAGGGCCTTCGTCAGCGACGCGGACAGGGTGGCGGCCTGCGCGGCGGCCTGGTCGGCGGCACCGGCCTGGGTCTGCAGCGACGGCACATCGATACCGTGCTCGGTCTTCAGCGCCGCGAGCATGTCCTCCAGGGACAGCTTGGCCGGCGGTGTGTCGATGGTGGCCGTTTCTGCCATGTCCGTCTCCTTGGATTCGTGCGCAGTGGCGGTTCCCGGATCGACCTCGGTGGCGCCAGGAGCAATCACGTCGGTACTGAGCAGGACCGCTCCCTGTGATGTATCGGACGTTGCCGCGACGATCTCCTGATAGGGCTCCAGCCCGGTCACGTATGGCCGGTTGGTCACGCACGTGTGCAGGAGGGTCGGACCGACTTTGGTGCCGGTCTTGGTGTCGGTGTAGTCGAGGTTCAACATGGCCGACACGCCCAGATAGGTCTTGCCCATCTTGTCGGCGTGCTTGTCGTCGCGGACGTCGAGGACGGCGTAGATCTTCTTGTCCTGGACCTGCACGTCGATGACCTCACCGATGTTGCGTTCGGGGTCTTCGGTGTGCTCGTTCTTGTCGTTGGCCAGCGGGACCTGGACGATGTCACAGGCCCCGTCACGGAAATTCTTGGCGAGCGCCTTGGTGAACGTGTCATCCACCTTGATCGTCTCGCCGGTGACCGGGTGCCGCAGGTCGCCCATGGTGAGGATGTGCTTCTTGAACAGCCGGCCGGTCTTGGTGCGGGCCAGCTCGATGTAGCCCTCATCACCGCTGCACGGCACGATCACAAGCTCGTCAGGCATACCCTTCTAATCGGCTCAGCGGGCCGGCAACGGTTTCGCCGCAGCCCGGCCGGCCCCGCGCACTGCCGGCGGCGCCTTGGTCGGCGAAGCCTGCACCGCCCAGCCGAGTTTGATGAACGCCTTGATGTCGAAATGCTGTCGGGCGGAAAGGTGGCCCTGCGCATCGCGGATGGCCACAGTCCCGTCGCCGAAGTCGAGCAGCTGCGCGCCGGGCGAAGCGGTATTGGTGAGAACCCGCTTGGGCGTGGTGTGCGCATCAGCCACCGTGACCACCCCACCCGGGTTCTGGGCCTGCGCGCCGGGGCCACCGCCGTAGACCTGGTGTCCGCTCTGGCCGGGCTTGCCTCGCTGCCCGCCGTAGGGCTTGCCCTTCACACCCTCCTTGGCGGTGCGCTGGGCCATGTCCCGGCTGATCGGGGTGCCGATCGGCTCGCCGTAGGCGCGGGCGCCGGCCGGGGTTCGGACGACCTTCGGCCCGCCGGTGGTGGGTACGCCGCGGGTCAGTTCAACCCCGGAGTCGGGGTGGCTGAGCACAAACCCGGTGGGCACCAGCGACGGGTCGACGGCGGCGACCGACACGGCGGCGCCCTCCTGCCCCGGGGCCACGCCGGCGGCGAGCTGGTCGGCGGCCGCTTGGGCCTCCTCGGCCATCTGGGCTTCGATGCTGTCGTAGTCGATTTCCAGGCCGAACTGTTCGGCGACCTGCTTTTCTAGCTCGTGCACGAATTCGGGGCTGATGGTCAGGGCCTGCCCGGCGGTGGACAGGGTCTTGAACATGTCCAGCAGGGCCGCCTTCTGCTCCTGGCTGAGGGAGCCGAACTGGAACTTGGGGTACTTGCCGGTCCCGAAATTCCAGTTGATGAACCGCGGAATGACCTGCTGGTTGATGACCTCCTCCAGCTCCCCCATGATCGTTTCCAGCATCAGCAGGAACAGCGCGTCGGACTGCCGGCCGAAGTCGACCAGTGTGGTGTCGCCGCCGGAGCCCTGGTTGTCGTCGAAGAACGGGGCGAGCACACTCTTCGACATCTGGGAGTTGTGGTGGTTGATGTAGGCGAGGAAGTCGAAGTTGGTGCCTTCCCGCAGCGAGTCGACCTTGTACCCGTCGGGGATGGTCATGTACTGGGCGACGCCCAGGTCGGCGAGGGCCTTTTTGAAGCTGGCCTCTTCGGTGGTGTCCGGGCTGGCCGGTACGGTGCCGACGCGGGTGCCCACCGCGGCGCGCTGGCAGGCGATGTGGGCGATGACGTACAGGCGGAACTTCTTGTCCCAGTGGTAGAACGCGGCCTGGAAGTAGCTCTGCCCGTAGAAGGCGCGCTCCTCCTCGTTGGCGGCGTAGTAGACGCAGTCCTCCGCCTTGATGGTGACGTCGATGTTGCGGTTCTGGTACATGGTCCGCTGGCGTAGCCCGACCCACTCGCTGTGGTTGTCCAGCAGGAAGGTCACCGACTCCGACGGCCGCTGAGCGAGCTTCTTCAACGTCCACTTGTCTTTCAGCGGGCCGCTACGTGGCGCCCAGTAGACCATTTCGAAGGCGGAGAACCCGTCGAAGACGGCCATCAGGAACTGGGCGATGACCCGGCCGAACGGTACCGACATCCCCCCGGCCTCAGTGGGCAGGGTGAACATCTGCTCGATGAACGCAGCCTCCTCCTCCCCGCCCTCCACATTGGTTTCCGGCACAAACGTGGCCGCTTTGAGGGCGGCCCGTATCGGCAGGGTGATCAGCCGGTACAGGGCGCGGGCCTGCCCGTCGGTCTTGCGCATCGCCACCAGCTGGGCGACGGTGACCTCTTCGCTGCGCAGGGTTTCCCAGGCGTTGCGGTAGGACACCATGAACGGCAGGTGGGCCGACACGCCCACCTCGGAGGTCTGTGGCGGCTTCGGCGTCACACCTTTACGGAGCTGGTCTATCGGCCGGGACATCGCCTACCACCGTCCTTCGAACCACCGGGTGTCTCCCTGTGCCATATCGGCGCCGGGTCAGTCGACCCCGGGCAGGGAGGCGCCGAACACGTTGGCGAGGTTGACCCCCAACGGCATCTGGAAGGTCCCACCGACGCTGATGACAGAGGTGCCGTAGTGCGCGCGTTGGCCGTCCTCCATCTCCTTGCCACCGATGTTGACGGCCCCGAAGACCGCACACGCCAACGAATCAGCTGTGTCCTTCGACCCGTCGGAGGGGTGGTCGACCCGGCCGTTGGGCATCCGGGTGAGGCTGAACAGCTCATCGCGCAACAGAAACGGCGCGGCATCAGGCTCATCGAAACCAACGGGGCAGGGGATGATGAGCCGGCCCTCGTAGGACAGGTCCCGCAAGGTACGCCACGGGTCCTCGGAGGTGTCGGTGGACACCCGGGAACACTCAATCCCCCGACTGTCCAGGATCTGCATAGAATCGCGCGACTGGAACGAGTCGAAGGTGTATCTCACTATATTGAAGCCCCGACGGATCAGTTCGAAGGCGAGTTGACGGGCCCAGCGGATCTGGATCTCGCGGGGTGGTCGGGTCGACGCGGAGGCCTCGTAGGAGATTACGAAATCGACTTTGACGTGGGGGCGGATCTCCCGGATCGGGTGCGGCGCGCCGTCGCCGTCTTCGGCGATGGTCTCGTGCTCGCTGTAACGGACCACGTGTGCCATGGTGACGCCGGCCCGGTCGCCGGTGACAGCCAGGTCGGCGTGCATCGCGTAGCGGGCGCCGCGGATCGGGTAGAGCTGACCGCCAAAGGTGTAGACCGGTATCCACGCCCCGGATCCGGCGCCCTGCTCCACCCGGTAGTCGACTTCGAGGGGCATGACGGGGGTCGGCACGAAGCAGGCGTCGATGGCCTGGTGGTTGCGGAAGTACGGGTTGACCGCGCGGGCCGGCTTGCACTCGTACTTGCTGCGGGCCATCACGGGGTCTTCGATGTAGTCGGCGGCGAAGACGTCCTTGTCTTTCACCCGTGGGTTCACTTCCCACGTCGCCAGTGGCCCGGACACGTAGTGGCGGGTGTCCACACCGCGGGCGATCACGTCGGCGCGTGCTTCCGCGGTGAGCCGCTGGATGGTGGATCCGAGGAACCGCGGGTAACTGATCCGCATGTTCTTGAAGACCTCCGGGAACCGGGTGGATCCGGAGGTACGCAGCATGTTGAGGATGCCCTCAGCGCTCTTGGTGGGTTCACGGGCGGTAACACCGCGGCGGCCCGCCATCTCCTTTCGGGACTTGAAGGCGTCGATCTCGTCAGCGATGCCGAGCAGCAGGTTGAGCCCTTCCTGCGTCTCGGCGTCGGAGTGCCCCGACATCGACTCGACGTTCTTGTCGAAGCTGATGGTGTTCTGCTTCGGGTCACACCGGTCAGCGAACCAGCTGCTGTCGCGCACCACCCGGGTGATGGGGATAAAGAACGCCTGCTGGGCCTGACCGGAGCTGGAGGCGACGTTGAGCAGGTGGATGGTGTCCTGCGCTGGGAGGCCGTAGTACCCCTGTGGGCTACGCAGGCACAGCAGCAGGTACGCCACCCGCAGGGACGCCACCCGGCAGACGTGGTCCTTGCCGCCACCCTTACCCCATTGCAGGGTAATGAAGTTGACCAGCTGCACCGGCTCGGACCAGTACTTCTGCTCCCGCCACGCCGTAGCTGGGCCGACATGCAAGCGGCCCTCTTGCTTGGCAGCCTCGAACTCAGCGGCCAGCAGCGGGTACGTGTGCGGGTAGAAGATGCGTTCGGTGTGGCGGACCGCGGCGAACTGCACATCCGACAGTGGCGGATTGCCCAGGAACCTGCGGTCCTGCACAAAGGTGGTCAGGCTCACCGGTTCTTCGCTGAACACCGCCCCGGCCGCCCCGGCGGTGCTGCTCTGGGCGGTCTGGCGGAGCATGTCCGCGAAGTCGTAACTCACAAGGTCTACTACCTGCCGGCAGGCAAGTCTTCCGCTGGGCCGAGCCGGGCCGGCTCAGTGGTGGCGCTGTTGATCGCCGACAGCTGGGCGGCCTGCTTGGCGTTGACCAGTCGCAGCGCGGTCACCTCGTACTGCAACGGCCACTCCTTCTGGAATGCCGTGATCAGCTCTTCTGCGGCGACCTCGATTTGTTGCGGCATTTCATGCTCCATCCTTTTTAGACAGTCAGCCAGTTGGTGCCGTCGGACAGGAACGTCTTCACCGCCCACTGGGCCAGCGCGATCCCGACCGACGCAGCGGCACCGTCGATGGTGCCGCTGACGGCTTTCACCTGACACGACGAGATGTTGATGTTCTTCACCGCTATCAGTGCCCCGGTACACGACGACGCGGCCGGCAGGGTCATGATGCCGGTCGTCTTATTCGCCACGGCGTACCGGTCCGTCGCGAAGGCCAGGGTCGTGTCCACCGTCTTGGCCACCGGGGCCATCACGAACTGCGAGCCACGCATACTGAACGAGTCGTTGACCGTCACCGTCCCGTACGCCGTGATGCCGGTCATCGCCCAGAAGGTGTTGGCGACCATCTCCCCGTCGGTGCGCAGCGATGCAGCACTCGCCCGGTACAGGTTGGTGTCGATCGCCGCGGCGCCGCCCGGCCCCCACTGGTGCAGACCACCCGTGTCGATCCGGAAGCTGTGCGCCGAGTCGGTGCCCACGTACGTCAGGTACGCCGAGTTGGCGGCGGCGCGGGTCACCCGGATGTCGGAGGTGGCGGTCAGGTTGGCGGTCGCCACCGTGGCGGCCGACACGGTCGACGGGGTGGTGATGGTCCCCAGCGCGTACACGTTGCCGGACAGCGACGTCACCCGGAACAAATCGGTGGCGTTGTTGCGCACCAGGATCGCGTAGTTGGAGTCCGCCTGCCCCCGGATATCCAGATAGATGCCGTTGGACGTGGTCGCGTTGATCGATGAGATGTTCAACGGCCAGTTGTTCTGCGCAGTGCTGGTGATCTTGACACCGTCACCACCGGTCGTGGCCACCTCGAACTTGGCGACCGCGCCCGCCGTGGCGCCGTTGACGCCCATAGCACCGACGACGGTCAGGCTGCCATCCGTCTTCAGCGCGTTCGCACTCAGGCGGTAGAGGTTGGTGTCGCTGGCGGTCCCGAGCTGCAACACCCCGGTGGTGGAGATCACCAGTGCGACGAGGTTGTTCGTCGCGAACGTCAGGCTGGCGTCTGAATCGAAGCGCGTTATGCCACCCGAGGTGGTCGTGATGTAGGCACGCTCCGTGCCGGCGACCATCAACTGCAGGCGGGGCGCCGAGGCGTGATCCAGGGCCAGCACCGTGCCGGCCACGATCAACGTATCGTCGGTCTTGAGTGTGTCGGCGGCGGACCGGTACAGGTTGGTGTCGGCCGCCGTACCGAAGTAGACGGTGCCGTCGACGGCCAGGCTGGTTAGGATCTCCACGCCACCCGGCGCGGGGTTCGGGGTGAGCGCGGCACCCGTGTACGACATGCGGATGCGCTCGGTGATCGTGCCGCCGGTTCCCACGTTGTCGTTGGCCCAGAACGACAGGATCGAGCCGTTGGTGTCCGCGGTCTGCTCCGAGGCGCGGATACGGGCCTTGGCAGCGTTGGCGTACCCGCGGAACTCCAACAGCGGGTACAGGGGCGCGGCGTTGGACCCGGCGATGCCGTTAGTGGTGAGGTAGAGTGCAGCCCCGGTATTGGCGGCCAACGTCGCACCGCCGGTCAGCAGTACCCCCCCGGCGGTGATCGCGCCGGTCGTCTGCAACGAGCCGTCCACCACCATCGAACCGGGTGCGCCCGGCGTGAACGTCACCATCATCCGGGAATTGGCGACGTCCCGTAGGTAGAGGTGCTGGTCGTTGGCGCCCGCCATGTAGAGCGACCACTTGCTGACGGTGGCGACCTGCAGGTAGAGACCGGCGCTACCGCCCGAGGCCACGGCCTGGTTGGCTACGAAGTTACCGACGTTGGTGCTGGAGGCAGTGACCGTCCCGCCAGTGGAGATGAGGCTGCCGCCGGCAGTCAGCTGACCGTCGGTGGTCAGCGTGCCGACCGCAGAGCGGTACAGGGTGGTGTCGTATGCCGCTGCTCCGGAACTCCACCGCATCGAGCCGTCGCCCATGATGGCGAGCTGGCGCACACCCGCACCAGCGGACAGTACTCCGTACGCCACGTCGCCGGAGGTGGCCACCTGTGAACGGTTCTCCGCCAGGGAGTACGAGATGCCCGCGACGACGAAAGCGTCATCGGTCTTGAGTTGGTCAGCCGCGGACCGGTACAGGTTGGTGTCCGATGTGGAGCCGAACAGCAGCTTGAAAACCCCGTCCGAGGCGATGACGAAGTCCGCCGACACGACCCGCAGCGCTGCAGCGGTGGCGGTGACCGGGGCGAACTGCCAGATATTGGTGTTGTTCTCTTGAAGGGTGAAGCCCGAGGTGCCCGCCCGTACCTTGATCCCGGTGTTGACGTTGACGTCGAGCTGGCCCGTCATGGTGCCGCCGGCCAGTGGAAGCTTCGAGGCGTCGACGAACGTACCTGTGGTTGTACCAGTGACCGTGAGGTTACCGGCCACGATCAGGGAATCGTCGGTCTTCAGTGTGTCGGCCGCGGAACGGTACAGGTTGGTGTCGCCCGCGGAACCGAATGTCAGCGTTCCGGTTGTCTGCAACGAACTGTTGACCAGGACGCTGATGCCGTTCAACGTGATCGGCATACCTACGCCGCCCGTGTTGTCCCACGGGATGAAGCTCAGGCCCGACGAGTTGACCTGAATGTCGTTGCGGTAGCGCAGCGTGGCGTCCAGGGTGCGCAGCACCCCACCGTTCAGCTGCACGCCGATAGCGCCGCCGGACGTCACGGTCAACAGGCCGGTCATCGTGTCGCCGGTCTTCAGTACCCGCAGGGCGTCCGCCGCGGACTGTGCGGTGGACACCGGCTTGTTTGTGTCGGACGTGTTGTCCACGTTGGACAGTCCCACGTCCGCCTTGACGAGGACCAGATCTGTCTTAACGGTGGCCGGGGTGCTCGCGACCCAAACGTCGCCCTTGCGCTGAAGGACGGTGTCATTCGCAGGCGCCAGCGCGGCGATCGCGGTCAGGTCCGAGTCCAGCGGCTGCTTCACCGTGGAGTCGGCACCGATACGGGCGTCTACGGCAGCCGAGAAGTCGGAGACGGTAACAGCGAGTTGGGTACCGGTGTGGTTTGCGCGAGCCCGGTCGCTCGTGTTGGCGGCCGCCTGCGCGGTGCTGACAGGCTTGTCGACGTCTGCCGTGTTGTCCACGTTGGACAAACCGACATCCGCCTTGACGAGCAGTAGGTCTGCCTTGATGGTGGCTGGTGTGCTCGCGACCCAGACACTGCCCTTGCGCTGCAGCACGCTGTCATTGGGCGGTGCAAGTGCGGCGATGGCGGTCAGGTCAGCATCGAGGGGCTGTTTGACGGTGACGTCAGCACTGATGCGGGCATCCGCGGCCGCCGCGAAGTCGGAGATCGTCACCGCAAGCTGTGTACCGGTGTGATTTGCGCGCATCCGGTCAGCGGTGTTGGCGGTCGCCTGCGCGGTCGACACGGGCTTGTCGGCGTCCGCGGTATTGTCCACACTGGACAGACCGACATCGCCTTTGACCAGGACCACCACGCCCTGGCGTCCGGCGACCGAGGTCACCAGGTTGGTCGCCGGGTCGCCTGTTGCCCCGGTAGAACCGGTCGCTCCGGTAGCGCCAGTCGGACCGGTTGCCCCGGTCGCTCCTGTTGGACCTGTAGGCCCGGCGGGCCCGGTGGGCCCAGGCACGGTCGAGTCGGCTCCATCAAGGCCGTCTACGCCATCCGCGCCGGCTGGGCCGGTCGCTCCGGTCGGGCCGGTCGCTCCGGTCGGGCCGGTCGCTCCAGTTGCTCCTGCGGGGCCAGGAACCGTCGAGTCGGCGCCGTCCGCGCCATCTGCCCCGTCGGCGCCAGCCGGTCCCGTCGCTCCTGTGAGCCCGATCGGGCCGTCAACTCCGTCCAGGCCGTCCGCGCCAGCCGGTCCCGTTGCCCCGTCAATCCCGTCAACGCCGTCCGCGCCGGCGGGGCCTGTTAGGCCAACAGCGCCCGCAGGACCGATAGCGCCGGTGGCACCGGTCAAGCCGGTAGCACCGGTGGGGCCAGTCAAGCCAGTGGCGCCGGTGGGTCCTGCGACGGTGGAGTCAGCGCCGTCTGCTCCAGCTGGCCCCGTAGCGCCGGTGGGTCCGGTTGCGCCGGTGGGTCCCGCCGGGCCTGGCACAGTCGAATCGGCCCCATCCGCCCCGGCCGGCCCTGGCACCGTGGAGTCAGCCCCGGGCAGGCCATCGGCACCGTCGGCACCGTCGGCACCGGCGGGGCCGGTGGCTCCATCTATCCCGTCTGCTCCAGCCGGGCCAACGGCCCCGGTGAGCCCGATCGGACCGGTGGCCCCGGTGAGCCCGATGGAGCCGGTGGCACCTGTCAGACCCGTGGCACCAGCCGGGCCTACAGGCCCGGGGACGGTGGAGTCCGCTCCGTCGATCCCACCCGCACCAGCCGGTCCGGGCACGGTGGAGTCCGCCCCGGCTGGGCCAACCGCTCCATCGATGCCGTCAGCACCGGCTGGGCCTGTTGGGCCAGCAGGTCCGGTAGCACCATCGGCCCCGTCGGTGCCCGCGGGCCCGACTGCTCCATCGACTCCATCGATCCCTGCTGGGCCGATCGGACCAATCGCACCGGTCAGCCCAGTCGCGCCGGTGGAACCAGTCGCGCCGGTGGCACCAGTAGGTCCGGCCGGGCCGATAGCGCCATCGGCTCCGTCCACGCCCGCGGGCCCGACAGCACCATCGGCCCCATCCGCGCCGGCTGGGCCTGTCGCGCCATCGACTCCTGCGGGGCCTATAGCTCCGTCGGCTCCGTCTGCTCCGTCGGTTCCTGCTGGACCGGTAAGCCCGATTGGACCTGTCGGACCGGTAAGTCCCGTCGTCCCGGTTGGTCCTACGGGTCCGGTAGCGCCGGTGGCACCGTCCGCTCCATCAATTCCATCGGCGCCGGCCGGGCCTGTCGCGCCGTCGGTTCCGTCAATACCTGCGGGGCCGGTTGGGCCGTCAATGCCAGCTGGGCCAGTCAGACCTGTCGAACCGGTTGCTCCGGTCAGTCCAATCGGGCCGGTTGGCCCGACGGAGCCAGCGGGACCGGTGGCTCCGTCGACGCCGTCTACGCCGTCGGCGCCTGCTGGACCAATTGCTCCATCGGCACCGGCGGGTCCGGTCAGGCCGTCAGCACCGTCCATGCCAGCAGCCCCGGTCGCGCCGGTGGGTCCTGTTGGTCCGATTGCGCCGTCAGCACCGTCGGCGCCATCTATGCCGTCAATGCCGGCGGGTCCAGTGGCGCCATCGGCTCCGTCAGCGCCGGCGGGTCCAATCGCTCCGTCAGCGCCGTCAATACCAGCCGGTCCGATGGGGCCGACAGCACCGGTGGGCCCAATTACGCCCATGGGCCCAACTGGACCGGTAGCGCCGTCGGTGCCCGCGGGTCCCATGAGCCCGGTCGGGCCGATCGGACCTACCGGTCCGGGAACAGTTGAATCAGCGCCGTCGAGACCATCCGCGCCGGCAGGGCCGGGCGCTCCGTCAATTCCGGGCAGGCCGTCGGCGCCATCCGCACCCGCTGGTCCGGTAGCCCCGTCCGCTCCGTCAAGACCGTCAGCGCCAGCGGGCCCGTCTACGCCGGTCAGGCCAATCGGACCGGTGAGCCCGGTCGGCCCTGTCAACCCGGTCGGTCCTACTGCTCCATCAAGACCGTCCGCACCAGCGGGCCCCGTCGCTCCGTCAAGACCGTCTGCGCCGTCGGCCCCGATCGGTCCAGTGAGCCCGGTCGGTCCAGTGAGGCCAACGGGGCCGGTAAGCCCCATCGGTCCGTCTGCGCCTGCTGGGCCGGTAGCTCCGTCAGCACCGTCAAGTCCAGCGGGACCCGTTGCGCCGTCGACGCCGTCAGCGCCGGCCGGACCGGTTGCGCCGGTAGCACCGTCAAGCCCATCTATACCGGCTGGGCCGGCTGCCCCAGTCGCGCCGGTGAGCCCGATCGGTCCGGTGAGCCCGATCGGTCCGGTGAGCCCGATCGGTCCGGTGAGCCCGATCGGTCCATCAGCGCCCACTGCGCCATCGACACCGTCATTGCCAGCGGGGCCGGTGGCTCCATCAACACCATCAGCACCATCAGCACCCGACGGGCCGGTTGCGCCGGTCGGACCAGTCGGTCCGGGGACAACCGAGTCGGCGCCGTCCAGTCCGTCCGCGCCGGCAGGACCTACGGGTCCGATGGGTCCGGCGAGGCCGTCTGCGCCGATGGGTCCAACCGGTCCGATTGCGCCATCGACGCCATCCACCCCTGCTGGCCCGGTCGCGCCGGTAGCTCCGTCGATGCCATCTATGCCAGCGGGGCCGGCGGGCCCGACGGGTCCTGGCACGGTGGAATCTGCGCCGTCGGCCCCGTCGAGGCCGGCAGGGCCGACCGGTCCCGCTGGTCCGTCCGCGCCGATGGGTCCGGCTGGGCCGTCAGCCCCGATCGGGCCGTCCGCACCGGTGGGGCCGATGGGACCGACAGCGCCATCAATGCCGGCCAGACCGTCCGCGCCGGCTGGCCCTACTGCTCCGTCGGGTCCGACGGGCCCGGGGACGGTGGAGTCCGCTCCAGCGGGCCCCATGGGACCGTCTGCTCCAGTCGGGCCGGTGGGGCCGGGGATGATGGAGTCCGCTCCGGCTGGGCCGGTTGCGCCGTCAATACCGTCAATGCCGTCAATGCCGTCAGCGCCGGCGGGGCCGGTGGGACCATCAGCCCCGGTGGGTCCTGGCACGGTGGAGTCGGCTCCGGGCAGTCCATCCAGGCCGTCAGCGCCGGCGGGCCCCATGGGCCCGATCGGCCCGGGCACTGTGGAGTCTGCTCCGGCTGGCCCGGGTAGTCCGTCAGCGCCGTCGGCGCCATCGACTCCGTCTGCTCCGTCGGCTCCGGGCGGGCCGGCGGGGCCGTCGGCTCCGGTGGGTCCGATGGGGCCGGGCGTGGTGGAGTCGGCGCCGTCGGTACCGTCCGCGCCGTCAGCCCCGTCCAGTCCATCAGCTCCGGCCGGCCCGGGGACGGTGGAGTCGGCTCCCGCGGGGCCGGCGGGGCCGGAGGTGACGACTTCCACCACCGACGGGGTGCTGCTTTTGACGACCAGGATGGAGTCGGTCATGGCGCGGGCTCCACATCGCGGACGACGTTGCAGCGGCCGCGGAGAAAACGGGTGACGGTGGGGGCGGGCGCGGTGGGGTCGGGTGCGGCGGGCTCGGTCAGGTCGAGCTGGTAGGCGAGCCCGTCAACGGCGGCCAATGCCTCGGTGGCAGCCGGGGTGAGGGTGATGGTGACCATGCCGTCGGTGCCCAGGGTGAGACCGCCGGTAGGGCTAGTCAGTTGTTGCAAGGCGACGCCATGTTGGGGGCCGATCAACATCACCGCGGTCCAGCCGGTGAAGTCCTGTGGGATGGCGCCGTCGGGTAGCCAGCGGAATTCCCGGTGAAACGTGGTGGCGGCGTAGATGACCAGGTCCACCTGGATTGGCAGGTTCCCGGCCGCCATGGGACTAGGACCCTTCGGCGTTGACGCTGGCGCCCGCCTGGCTGAGGATGCGCTGGAGTGGGCTCTGCGCCGGGGTGAGGGAGAGCAGCTTGTTGACCGGGTTGTCGACCGCGTTGGGTGTCATGGCGAGCAGGGCCTGCAGGTCGGCGTCGGTGAGGTCGGCGCCCACCATGTCGGACTCTGCCACGACGACGTATTCGGTCTTCACTTCCACCGGCTCGCCGAAGGTCACGTTGTTGGCAGAATCGACCTGGTAGGACACCTTGTACAGCTCAGGGTTCTTGCCGTAGTCGGACTGGACGATGATGAAACTTGTCCACTGTTCCTTCACCCAGGTGTAGGGCACCGGGCAGTCGTCGTAGGCGGCGCCGGGGTTGGCGGCGCGCCAGGCGTGGCGTGCGTCGCGGGCCCGTTGTTCGAAGGCTGACCGGACGATGTCGACGTTGTACTCGACAGTGGTGTTGGCCAGATACAGCAGGTCGTGGCGGGCGGCGGCGGAGGCGGCGACGGTACTGGCGCTCTTGGTGTGCGCCTTGGCCTTCAGCTTCTCCCATTCAGCGACCGCGGTGGTGGCCTTGGCCTGGGTGTCGGCGTTGACACCGGCTCCGGTGGACCACTTTTTGACGCGGGACACGGCGATGGAGATGGCCTGTCCGGTGGTGTGGCCCTTGCGTTTGATGGCGCGGGCGATGCGGCAGATGTAGTCGGGCAGGCCGCCGGCGTCTTGGACCCAGTTGCTGCCGGGCTTTTCATCCAGGGAGCAGCCGGCGAAGGCGACGATCAGGTCGAGGTCAGCACGGCTGAAGATGACGACAGGTGGGGCGGCGGTGGTGGCCACGGCTGGTGCTCCTGTTCAGGCTACTCCGGCGTTTTCGAAGGCGAGCGCCATCTTTTCCAGCACCGCGCTACGCAGCCGGGGATCGGGCACCGTGGTGGTCAGGGTGTTGACGATGATCGAGTGCATTTCCTTGAGCACGCCGACCCGGTCGCTGCCCGCGTCCGACTTGGCCAGCAGCCGGTTGAATTCGCTGGTCATGGCGAGCCAGAAGGTGTTGTAGTCCTTCTGCACGCCGGCGTGGGCGAAGCCGCCGAGGTCACCGCGTTCCTTGGAGCGCAGCACGATGTAGTTGGTGGCGATGCGTTCGATGAGCAGCTGCTGGACGGTGTTCATCGGCAGGTGTCGGGCTTCCTGCCGCATGCGGTACACGAGCACTTCGTAGAGGGCACGCAGCTTTGCGTCTTTGACGATGCTGGGCAGCTCGAAGGCGGTGTCCAGGTCGTCCAGCGGGTTCGCCATGCCTTACATATCGGTCGGGGCCAGGAAGGCTCCCGGCGCCCGGTCGGCGGTGAAGGTGGGGGCAACGCTGGCCGGGAAGCTCTGCGCGGTGGTGTGGGTACCGCCGTCAGCGCCGATGTGTACCGACCGGCTGGCGATGGGTGAGATCACCCGCCAGTCCTTCATGATCCGCAGGTTGATGTTCCAGTCCCAACCGGACTCGGGGTGCTCGGGGGTGCCGGTGTCGTAGTGGTGGTCCCAGGTGTCGCGCAGGACACCGGTCCACCGGTCCCGCCAGGTGCCCCAGATCAGCGGGCTGAAGGCCTGGTGCGCGGTGAGTTGCTGGACCTGGTCGGCTGGGCAGGTGGGTGCGAATGACGCGGCGCAGACGGCCAGGATGTGCTGGTCGCGGAACCGGTGCGCGGCGTCGGTGAACAGCTCCAGCACGTCAGTGCTGGGCAGCACGTCCTCTTCGGCGAGGACGGTGAAGTCGGCGCCGTCGGTGAACGCGGTTTCCAAGGCGTGCCAGGGGTTGGAGAGCACACCACGGCGGTGCGGGTTGACGGTGACACCGGCGCCGAAGGTGGCGGCCGCGAAGGTCATCACATGCTCGTGTGGACTGGGCTCGATGAAGGCGTGGGGCCGCCACCGCGGATATCCACGCACGTTCTCCCAAGCCTGCAGGACCTCGATGAAGTAGCGGGGCCGGCTGTAGGCGGTGAACACCAGCCGATGGTTCATGGCGGTCACCGGGGGCGTCGGGTGAAGACGGTGTCGGTGTAGCCGCTGCCGTCATGGATCCACTCCTCCGCCGCTACCCAGTTGTGGCTGTCCATGTAGGCGACGGCCTCGTCGAAGTACGCGGCCCCATCACCGGGGCGGCGGGTGGTTTCCACGATGACGACGTCGAGCATGGTGAACACGGCGTGGCGCAGCAGGTCCAGTTCGGAGCCCTGGGTGTCCAGGACCAGGACGTTGGCTTCGCCCTGAAGTTCAGCCATGGTCATAGCGGTGACCGCCACCCCGTCACCGTCGGCGCTGGGGTGGGGGGTGAGACCACTCCAGACGGTGCGTTCGGCGTAGTGCAGGCGTACCGTGCCGGGCTTCTCCGCGGCGGCCGCAGCGATGATGGTGACATCGGGGGCGGCTCCCAGGTTTTCCCGCAGGATCTGCACCGACCGGGGATCGGGTTCGACCAGGCGGATGTGGTGAAAGCCGCACTGGCGGTAGACGGGTACCTCTTCACCGTGGTGGGCGCCAATGTGGGTGACCACCCACGGCTGGATGCCCAGGCCGGTGATCAACCCGTTGAGCCGGGCGAAGGTCCAGGCCTGGGCGGGCGCCAGGTGGATCTGGGTCATGGGTGTGCTGCTTTCAGCGCGGCCACTGCCGCGATGGCCGGCGCAAGCCCGTCCCGGACGTAGGCGTGGTAGGCGTCGCGGTCGGTGAGGTAGCTGGCGGCGGAATTGGATTCGCGGTACGACTCGTCCCACCCGACGGCGCCGGTGCCGGGGTGGCGGTGGGCGACGACCACGTCGGGCAGGTAGGTGAGGCAGTCGGCTCCGCGGCCGAGGTCGAGCCAGAAGTTGTCGCAGTACATGTGGGTCAGCACGGGCGGGGCGTAGAAGCCCAGGGCGCGCACGATGTCGGTGGTGATGGCGACCTGGGTGGGCAGGTTTTCCCCCTGCACGGTGTCGTCGCCGTAGACGATGCCGGTGCCGGCGGCGCGCAGTGCTTTCAGGTACGCCCGGTCCCAGCCTGGGGTGAGCGGGCGGTGGTCATCGCCCAGGTAGGCGATGACGGTGGGCGCGTGTTCAGCCTCGGCCAGGATGGTGGCGTAGTGGTTGAGCGTGCCGACCAGGCGACGGCGAGGCCCAGCGAACATGGACTGGCGGGGAAAGATGGCCTGGGCGTCGCGGTGGGCCTGCCAGTACTGCTCCACCTGCGTGCAGCCGTCCACGCAGAACACCAGGCCGGTGTCGGCGGTGCAGGTGTCGGCGAACGCGGCGCACATCTGGACCACGGTGTGGGGTCGCTGGCGGGTCGGAACCAGCACGATCAGGTCGGTCACCGGGCGGCCGCCATCTGTGCCAGGGTGAGCCGGGCGGTGGCCGCCGGCGCCGGCGGTGGAGCCGCGGTGGGGATGGCGCACCGTTCGGCGATCATCAGGACGGCCAGGTCCAGGACGGGCCGTGCGGTCTGGTTGCCACAGATCCGCGCAGCCAGCTCCCACAGCACTTTGAGAGCGGAAAAGGCCTGCTGGGTACTGATGCGCCGGGCCAGCTCGGTGCGGCTGTGCAGGGCGTGACCCTGGGCGGTGAGGTGCCCGCCGGCCTGGATGATGAGCACGTCGCGCAGGGTGGCGGACAGATCTACGGCCACCGCCCGGGCGTCACCGGCGCGGGTGAGGATGTCGTCGAGGACGGCGAAGGTGTGCGCGGTGTCGCCAGCGACGATGGCGGTGAGCAGGTCGGGGCCGTAGTCCAGGTCGCCGGTGAGGCCCCGGTAGGCGGCCAGGGTGAGGATGTCAGCTCGGCGCAGCTGGTCCAGGCTCATGATCGCGTCGCGCATCGCGCCGTCGGCGCTGTCGGCGAGGGCGGTGAGCAGGGCCGGGTCAGCGGGGATGTTCTCCTGCTGGCAGATGTGGGCCAGCCGGGCGGCGATGTCGGCGACGCTGATGCGCCGGAACGCGAACGGCATGCAACGGCTGGTGACGGTGTCGGGAATGCGGGACGCCTCGGTGGTAGCCAGGATGAACACCGCGCCCGGCGGGGGCTCCTCCAGCGTCTTCAGCAGCGCGTTGAACGCCGCCGCCGACATCGACTGGGCCTCGTCCAGGACGACCACCCGGCAACGGCCGCCGACGGCGTAGAGGACCTGCTGGCGCAGCTCGCGGATGTCTTCGACCCGGCCGTTGCTGGCGGCGTCGATTTCCATCAGATCCAGGCTGGTGGCGTTGAACACGGATTTGCAGGACACGCAGTGCCGGCACGGCGCCGGCGGGCTTTCGCAGTTGAGGGCGGCGGCCAGGATGCGGGCGGTGGAGGTCTTGCCGGTACCGTGGCTGCCTTTGAACAGCAACGCGGTGGGCACCCGGTTGGTGTTGACCATCTGTCGGAGCACTCCGGTGATGGGGCGCTGCCCGATCAGGTCTTCGAAACAGGTGGGCCGGTGCGTCAAGGCAAGCGTTTCCACGGGCGGCGGCCCTTTCAGTGGGAATGAGCAGACCTCGGACGGTGGGCCGACGCGCCCTCATCGGGTGTGGCGGGCTCCCACCCTCTTCTACATCGGCGCGGGCCGGGGTTGCCGGCGCTACACCGCGGCGACCGTGGTGACGCCGTCTTTGAGGGTGAACCGGTACCGGGCGTCGGCGTGTTCGGAGTACACGTCGGAGTGGGTCACCATGATGATCTGCACCCCGGTGCGGGCGACCAGCTCGGCCAGGAATTCGGCCAGACCAGGTTCGTATTCGGCGCTGACGTGGGCGAACGTCTCGTCGAGGATGAGCACGCTGTCGGTGCCGGGTTTCGCCGACAGCAGCAGCACGACCAGGCGCAGCAGGAACCCGACGGTGGCGGCCAGGCCACCGCCGCGGGCGTCGATGACGTCGGTGTCCACGACGGTGTCGCCCAGCCGGGAGCGGACCACGAAGTCGACTTCGGGGCGTTTGCCACGCACCACGGCGACCAGGTGGAAGGACAGGTCGGTACCGAAGATGGTCACCAGGCCGCGGGTGACGAGGGCTTCAATCTGCGTCTGGGCGGTGGCCTGACGCTCTTCGCCAATGGTGGTGAGCACGCCGGTGGCCCGGTCCAGCAGCTCGATCTGGCGGCGCAGCCCGGCGGTTTCCTCGGTGAGGCGCTTGCCGGCCACGGCCAGGCCGCGGGCCTCGCCGACCTGCTGGTCCAGGGTGCGCCGGATCAGGCGGCAGCGTTGGTGCAGGGCGGGCAGCGCGTCGATGCTCATCCCGACCACCCACCACGGGTGTACCGCCGTTTGGCAGTAAGATCGGCGGTATGAAGGTGAAAACGTCTCTGAGTCTTGATGATGTGGCCGCCGATACTGCCCGCCGGCATGCCACCGCGGCCGGCGTCGAGCTGTCCGCATGGGTGGAGCGGGCCATCCGGGAGCTGGCCGCGGCGGAGGACCTGGGTGTCTACGAGCGGTGGCGACAGTCGTGGAGCGAGGAGGACAAGGCTATCGAGGCCGCCTTGGAGGCGGTTGACCGTGGGGCCCGGCCGTGAAGCGCGGTGAGGTCTATGAGTACGTGGTGGGCAGTCAGCGGGCGCGCATCGTGATCGTGTCGGCCACTCGGTACGGTGCGACCCGGGCGACCTTCGTCGTTGTCCGCGGTTCAACAGATCAGCCGTTGCCCAGCACTGTCGCGGTCGCCGTTGACCATCCCGTAACCGGTGTGGTGGACCTGGTGCGGCTGCGCCCGGTGGATCCGACGGCAGTACAGACCCGTCTTGGCGCCCTGACGGCCACAGCGCTGCGCAGCGTCGATGCCGGTCTGCGCACCTACCTGGATCTTTGACCACACACGGACTCATCAGCGATGGCTCCAATCGATGTGCATCTGCTGGACGACACCGACGGCACCGGTGTCGGTGTGGGTGAGCAGCAGCGGCGCCTTGCGGGTGACGCTGTCTTCGCCGAGGCGGAAGTGCAGGGTGTCCTGCGGGCAGGCGGCGATCATGTCGGTGAGGTAGGTGTGGTTGAGGACCACGGTGTGGGCGGTGCCGGCCCAGCCGGCGGTGAGGGTTTCGGTGGCGTCGTTGCCGTGTTCGTCGCGGGCCCGCACGGTCAGTGCCCCGTCGGCGAGGGTGAGCCCGACGGCGAGGGTCTGCGGGTCGGCGGTGATCCGGACCCGTTTGACGGCGGCCAGCAGCTCGGCGCGGGCCACTGTGAGCGGGCGGGTGTTTTCCAGCGCGGGGCGGAGCAGCAGCGAGGCCATGTCGGGGAATGCGGCGGTGAGCCGGGTGACGATGAGGATGTCGGCGCCGAAGCCGAACACTAGGTGCCGGGCGGTTTCCCCGATGGTGATCTCCGCCGCGTCGCTGCCACGGAGCAGTTTGAGCAGGTCGTCGACGGCGGTGACCGGTACGGCGTAGTCGCCCAGTTCGGTGCTGAGGGTGGCCTGTTGGAAGCGGATCCCGTCGGAGGCGGTGAACCGGCCCCGGCTGACGTCGACCTGCATCAGGGCGGGCTTGCCCGCGTCGCGGCCGGCGGCGTACCGCACCGTCGCCAACGCGGCGGCGAGGGCGGCCCGGCCCACCGGGGTGAGGGTGACCTCGGTCAGGTCGGGCATCGGCGGATAGTCCGCGCCGCCGGGCAGCCGCAGGTTCCAGGTGGTCCGCCCGATGGTGATGCTGGCCACCGAGGACCGCACCGCCAGTTCGACGGTGTCCCCGGCGGCCTCTTTGATGATCTCCAGGCCGCGTTTGGCGGGCAGGACGAAAACCCCGGGCCGGGAGGTGAGGGTGTGGGCGCTGACCAGCATCGACAGCTGCGTGTCGGTGGCGATGATCCGTAGCCGGTCGGTGCCGACGTGGATCTGGAAGTTGCGCAGTACCGGCATGGTGTCCCCGGCCGGCAGGACCACGGCGGCGCGTTCCAGGGCGGTGGCGAAGACCGGGTACTGGGCGGTGAATGTGATCGGGGTCGCCTCGGTGCGGGTATCCGCCTCGGCCGGCTCCGGCGCGAGCAGCGCACCGATGAAGGCGTGGGTGTCGACGAGGCTGCGCATGCGGTGGCTTACTGGCCCAGCTGGTCGAGTCGTCCGGTGACCGTGGCCAGCTGCGCGGCCAGGTCCTGCTCCAGGGTGGCGAGCAGGTCCTTGGCTTCCTCCACAGTGGATACGCCGAATTCTTCACGCAGCGCGTCGGCGGCGGTGCGGGCGCTGGCGGCGGCGGTGTCGCGTTCGTGTTCGGCGCGTACCCGGGCCCGTTGGGCAGTGGCCAGGCGGTCCTGCAGGGCACGGATCTGGCCCTCGGCGCTGACGACGGTCTGGCTCATCACGGGCTCCTTTCAGGCGCGGGCGAACGGTGCGGCGGGTGTGAACCGGGCGCAGGCGTGGCGTACCGAGCAGAACGTGCAGTGGTTGACGTCGGTGGTGCAGCTGGCCTCGCCCCGCCAGATGTCGGAGGCCATCGCGATGATGCGGGCCCACATCGCACGCCGGTCGTCGTCGGTGAACACGAACTGCAGGTACGGCTGGGTGCACATGGGTTGGATCAGTGCGGCGGAGTGGCAGCGGCGCTGGTGCAGCAGCATGACGGCCAGGTCGTAGAAGACCAGCTGCCCCACCACCTTGCGCCAGTACGAGCCGTCCTTGGTGCCTTTGAGGTCCAGCGGCCGGTACCCGTCGTGGTCGACGAGGATGTCCATCTCCCCGACCAGGTGGATGGTGGTGGGGGTGCCATCCAGGTAGGGCACGCTCACCGGTACCGCGAAACGCAGCCCCGCCTGGAACGGATAGGGCAGCACGTGTTCGTAGAGCATCGGCTCCAGGCGCTGCACCAATTCGGCGCAGAAGGCGCGCAGCTCGCCGCGGTCGCCGGGGCTTTTCCATTTGACGATGCCGTCGCCGCTTTCCCGGGCGCGGGTGGCTTCGGTGTCGATCAGTGAGTCGATCATGGCGAGCATGCCGCCGTCGACGCGGGCGGGGTCGGCCAGCCAGTCCCGGCAGGCCCGGTCGACGACCATGCCGTGGAAGTAGGAGCGCAGGTTGCCCAGCGGGTTGCGTTTGCCGGCGCGCAGCAGCGACGAGCGTTGTCGGCACTCCTCGTGATTGCGGATGCCGGACCAGCTGATCCGGATGTCGATGTCGGGGCTCACGCCGGTACCGGGGCGGTGGCGTAGCGGGGGTTGATGCACAGCACCGGTACGCCGGCGGCTTCGATGGCATTGGCGGTTTCCGGCCAGTCTTCGATGAACAGCCGCACCTCGTAGCCTTCGACCCGGTCCAGGTAGGCCAGGTACTGCAGCTTCCACCGGTTGGTGTCCTCCAACGCAATGTCCCCCGGCCGCATGGCCAGGTGGTGATGTGGAACGTTGTGCTGCGTAAGCCAGGCCACGGTTTTCTCGTAGAAGCGGGCGGAGCGGTTGGTGACGATGTGGATGCCATATCCGGCGGTGACGAGCATCCGGACCAGGGTGACCACCCCGGTCACCGGGGCGTCGCCGGCGCAGGCGGCGTGGTAGTCGTCCCAGCTGCAGTCGGGATTGACGGTGGGGCACAGGTCGCGGCGGTGGCGGGTGTCAGTGAGGGTGGAGTCCAGGTCGACGCACACCACCTGGGCCGGCTCAACGACGCTCACCGGTGGGCGCCTTCGGCGAGCAGTTCCGCGATGAGGGCTTCCAGGTCGCCGCCCAGCTCCATGCCGCGGATGTGGGCCACCACCGCTTCGATGGAGGTCACTTCGATGCGGGTCTGTCCGATGGTGTCGAGGAAGTCGTCGAGGCGTTGCTGGCTGGCGGTGGACTGGCTGATCTCGGCCAGGCGGAACACCTCATCCGCCGGCCGGGACGGCAGGGTGTGGTGGGTGACGGCCCCGGTTTTCGGGTCCCAGGCGGCGATGGCCACCGGACGGCTCAGGTTGTGTTCGTGCAGGCTGCCCCGGGACAGCGCGCCGGGGTTGGAGAAGGTGACTCCGTCCACGGTGTAGATGCCGTGGGGCTCGTGGACGTGTCCGTAGTGGACGGTGCCGTGGTTGTCCATCGCCTTGGCCCACTGGGCGGCCGGGTAGTTCTCGTACGGCAGTTCCTGCCCGGGCGGGTACAGCGGGGCGTGGGTGACGACCAGGCCCACCGTCGCGGCGGACACCCGGCTGCGCCAGTCGGCCAGGGCGTCCCCGACGGTGTCGTCGGTGAAGGTTTTCAGCCAGGGCACGCCGTAGATGGGCAGGTTGACCGCGTGCTGCTCCACCGCTGACCAGCGGTCCAGCATGGTGACCGCGCCGCTGGCAAACAGCACGCCGAGGGGCTGGGCGTGGTCGAGGGAGTCGAGCCGGTCGTGGGTGAGGTCGTGGTTGCCGGGCACCACCAGGACCGGGCACGGGTGGGCGCGGGCGACTTCGATGAGGGCCCGTACGGTGGCGTGGGAGGTGCGGGCGGGGATCTTGGAGTGGAACACGTCGCCGGCCCAGACGACCGCGGTGGCGTGGGTGGTGCGGGCCAGGTCCGCGATGTTGGTCAGCAGGGCGAACAGGTCTTCGGTGTAGGTGTCGGTGCACGCCGACGGGGGCCGGTCAGCCAGGTGGATGTCGTTGACCAGTAGGACTCCAGTCACCGGTGCGCCTCCCGTCTTGGGTGAGGTGGACCTCACAGTGACCTCTACCGGCGTACCGGCGACGGTTTCCGGATGGGCTGGCGGCAGGTGGGGCAGGTGCCCAGGGCGACCAGTGCGTCATGCAGCTGCTGGTCGGTGGCCGCTTCGTCGGCGTGGGCCTGGTCGGCGGCCGCGGTGGTGGTCCACACGGCGTTGTGGGCGGTGGTGGCCGCGGTGATGACGGCCCGGAACCGAACCAGCCGGGTGTGGGCGGCGTGCACAGCGTCGAAAGACGGTACGTCGGGGACGGCGGTGCGGGCCAGGACCTCTTCGGCGATGACCAGGCTCTGGGTGGCGGCGCGCAGCCGGGCCACTTTGCTGGCGGCGGCCTGCGCGCGTTGCAGGGCCTCCTCCGCGGCGGCGCAGCCGACCATTCTGGTGGGTAGGGCGGCGAAGGCCTGCGCGGAGGCGCTGACGGTGACCAGGTCCGCTTCCCGAGTTTTGAGCAGGCCGGCCAGCGCTGTGCGGCGGCGGGCGCCTTCGCGGACGGCGGCGAAGATGGTGGTGACGTTGGTCAGCTCCCCCAGCTCCCGGGCGACGGTGGCGCCGGTGTCGGCGAGCAGGTAGGGCGGGTCGAGCTGGCCAGCCACGTTGATGGAGGTACCGCCGGCGGGGATGGGTTGGATGCCCAGCGCCCGAGTGACTGCCTCCGGGACGGCGCCGGCGAGGCTGGTGTAGGTGTCTTCCGTGCCGTCGGGGTTGACGATGCGGTAGCTGCCGGCGGTGGCGGAGCGTTCAAGGGTGACGATGTGCCCGGCGCTGGTGGTGACGGCCACCGCGGCGGCCCGGGCGCCACGGGTGACGTTGCCGCCGCCGCGGACGTTGCTGGCCACCGCGCGCAGGGCGCGCACCAGAGCGCTCTTTCCGCTGTTGGACGGGCCGACAATGACGGTGAACCGGCCCAGGCTCAGATCCACCGAGCGCAGGCTCTGCCAGTTGCGTGCCGAGACAAACGTGATCACGCCGTCTACTACCGGCGCGGTGGCCTGTTTTCAGCGCTGCCGCTCGCTGTCGATGAGAAACGCCACCCACGATGCGATCTGCGCGTCGAGGTATCGCAGGGCTGGTGTCGGCGGGGTGTCGGAGCCGGCGCGGGCTCCGGCCAGCGCGGTGTGGAATGCGAGCAGTTCGCGGATCCGGTAGCGGGCATACCGGCTGCGCAGGCCGCGGGGAACGGCCACCAGCATGGTGCGGGCCACGTGGCGGTTGATGCTGTACACCAGCTGTACGAGTAGTTCGAAGGCGGCCACAGCAGAATCATCGCAGGATGTTGACCACCGGCGGCGTCGGCTGCAGCGGCGCGTCCTGGGGACCTTTCAGGAACGGCGCAATCCAGCGCCGATAGCGCAGGGAGCGGCCGGGGCCGTAGGCCTGGTCGCGCCAGAACCCGCCGGTCTTACCGCCGACCAGGAACCGGACGCTGTAGTGGAAGGTCCGCCCGGTCGGGTCGCCGCCGGCCTGCTCGCGGCTGGGTTGGCGGCGCAGGTCCACCAGCCGGACCCGGGGCGTGGGGCGCCCAGCGCGGCGGTACCGGGCCGTCTCCTTCTTCTCCAGGACATGGTCGGTGACGGCGGCGACGCCGGGCTGACGCATCAGAAACCAGGTGGCCAGCAACGTCGCCCACACCTCAACCCCGGCCCGGACCTTGCCGCTGGCGTCCTCGTCGGGGCGCAGGTGCAGCCCGAACTGCAGGCCGCCACCGAGGCTCATCGCGCTGAGGAAGCCCATATCCGCGCGCAGCTTGCCCCGGTCGATGTCGGGGAAGACCTGCTCAGGTTGGCCGTACAGGACGCACCACACCCCGCCGGGGACGGTAGTCCAGCCAAGCGCGACGACGAGCTTGTCGCCTTTGATGGCAGCGACGGGATCGGCGTAGACGATCAGGCCGTGGGGTTCGGGCATCTCGTCAGCGGTGACCGACAGGTCGGGCAGTTTGGCGCCCGCTCCAACGGCCAGAGCGGTGAATTCGCTGCTGCTCCAGTACAGCCCGGCTTCGGTGGTGGCGTGGACCATCCGGTCACAGAATCGGTTCGCGGCCTGGGTGGACACCCGGTCGAGCAGGTGGCAGAAGCGGGCGCTGTCCAGGTCCTCTCCTGGTATGAGTACCGACTCCGGCAGTTTGGGCGTGTCGAGAACGCTGCGGACCACGTCGCCACTCCAGTACTGCACCAGCCGGTCCTGGACCCGGGGCAGCCGTGACGGTGTCAACGGTCTGGGCGGCGGCGGGGGTGGCGGGATCAGGCTGCGACGGGGGTTGGCCGACAAGAACAGCGCGTGGACCCGGTCGCGGTCAGCGGCAACGCTGGCCATCTCCTGCGGGGTGACGGGGCGTCCACGCTCACGCTCAATAGCCTTAATGATCAGTTGGTCGGAGCGGTGAATGCCACGACAATGCTGGCCTAGGCCGACCAGATCGCCTCGGCGCAGAAACACATCACAGTCCACACAGGCCGACCATATCCGCCCGTATTCGATGACCTTATTGCCGAACCGCGCTTCAATGTCACTGTCAGCGACATAGAAGTATTTGGGGCCGCGCTGGCCGCAGAAATCGCAGCTGAGACTGTCCAACCGGCCGGTGGCGGGCACCGGGACGGGCTCGTGGTCGTGTTCTTCCCAGATACGGGTGTGCTCGTATTCGGTGGAGCCGTCCGGGTGCACGTAGGTGTTCAGGAGTAGCTGGCACCGGCCGCACATCATCCGGTTTTTGTTCTCCCATGCCGCCACAGGTCGCCACCCCCATTCCTCTACAGCTGGCGACAGTACACGCAGGTCAGGGGCTCAGGCGAGATCCGAACGGGGGTGTTCCGGCGGGTCCACCTCCGCGCACAGGTCGAGCACCACCATCAGACGAAGTGGAAAGGTGTCACGCCGGTGGACATTGAAGAATCCGCGGCACACAGCAGGCAGAACTCCGGCTACCAGGGTCTCGTGGCAGACCACGTAGGAGTCCTTGTCCAGAGCCGCCTGGATGAAGGCCCGCCGTCGCTGTTGTCCCAGATGCACCCGGTCATCGGGGAACATCACGCATGACGGACATGGCCGTGACAATAGCCGCACCTTGCGGGTAACCGGGTCACCGACCTGATGGGAAGGCATCGCTGACCTAGCCGTCAACCAGGTCGGGTTCGACACGCACATAGAACGCTTTGCGCGCGTCCACCCGACGCAGCCGGCCGGTACCTTTATCCGCCACCAGGTACCCGTCGCAGTATTTGCTGCCGGCACGGGAGAGGACCGTGCCGTCGAGATCACACAGTTCCGACTTTGAACTGGTGCAGCGCATACACACAAACAGGAACTCGGTCATACCAAGCCGCTTCAGTTCTTGGCGCCGCGCCGGCGTGAGCGGGATGTACTCCCACGCATGATTGTTGAACCGGCACATCAACACCGAGGTGGACATCGCACCGGTACGACTGTCGACTTCCAGCTTGAGCCGCTTCGCGCGTGCCATCAGTCATCATCGTCATCGGTCTTGACGACGAATCCGAGGCGTTCCATCCCGACCCGCATCCGACGTAGTTCCGCCTCCGCGGTGAGGGCCCGGTCCCGGTACTGGTCGCGCTGCTCTCGCATCTGTTCGAGCAGAACCGCCCACTGGTTGGCGCTGCTGGCCAGCTGCATCAGCTCGGCGAGGGTGACGGCAGCGGCGTCGGCGGTGATGCTCAGCCGGCGGGGTGGGGCGGCGGCCGCGGGTGGGGCCGGCGTGACGGTGTCCCCGTGCGCCCTCTGGAAGTGAGTGCGCACCCGGTCGCGGGTGGCGTCGGTGTACGAGCAGGCCGCGCAGCCGTAGGCCTCGGAGCCGTTGGCCAGGACCGTCTTACGGACCTTCGTCACGCGGTGCCGTACCGGCGGGGCAGACCCGTCACCGTCGTCGACAACAGGGCCACCGGCCGAGGCCGGCCCGGTCGACTGGGCAGGCACAACAGGTACTTCGGCAACGGCGGCAGCGGTTTTCGCCACAGGTTTCGCTCCTCACACATCTCCCGGCCCGACTCTGCAGAAGCCACGTTACGTGAGATTAAGGATGCGGAGTGGTATATCCGGTCAGATCGGCGTGCCGGTTGAGATTCGCACGCACGTTCGACTACCGTAACCGGGGTGCACGAATGGACGCGCCGGTGGGAGGTCACCATCGGCTGGGACCGGGCCGCCGACTCACCCACCGGTGGCCGCACACACCAGGTCCGCGTCGACACGGCGGCCCAGCTGCGCCACCTGGTGGAGAAAGCCCGCGCCGACCCGCTGGTCACGACGCTGCGCTACACCTCGGTGCGGGAGATGGTCGGGTCCGTGCCCGAGCGGTGCCGCCACGGCCATTCCCTCAGTGGCGGGTCAGCCACCCGGGCAATCATCACCTGGATCATCTGTTCCTGCGGCGGCCACGTCGTGTACAGCTGCAAGATCCCGAACTGCGGCGACCGGGTCATCGACCCGGAACCGGGCTGGGACTGCGAAGCACAGGCCGCGCAGGTCAGCTGATCAGCCGCATCCTGACCCGGATACCGCGGTCGTCGCTGGGCAGCACAAACGGCTGGGCCAGATCGGACAGCTTCTCCACCCCTTCACTGATGATGTCCCGAACCACGGCGTTCGCCGTGTCGATGCCCCCGGTACTGCGCCACACGCCGGCAACACCCTCGTAGAAGCCGAACATGTAGACGTCGCGGTGGCCGGCGACCGTCCACGACAGCGAGCCCGGCGGCTCGGCCTCCCCCACCCCACCAAGGCGTCGCCACTGGTCCAACCGCAGCATCTCCAGGACGACTTCCACGGTGCGCAGCGTAGTGCAACGGAGAGATCACCTACAGTCAACGCGCGGGGTCGCCGCGCCCCGTCGAGGCTTTGCGGCAGCGGCCTGAGCCGCGAGGCGAGTCACCTGCACCTGGACGTAGTGGAAGGTGCGGTAGGTCTGCATCTTCGCCAACGCCGTTTGAATGCCCACCAAAGCCAGCACGGAGTGCAGACCAGGCTGGTGGTCATAGGGATGACAGCAGTCGAACCCGATCCACCAGGGGTGTTCAGGACGCCCCGGCTCAGGCACATGACATACGCCCGGCCCGTCCTCCGCACCCTCCTGGCAGTACGACGCGAAGGTGAGGCCGCCGTGCACCCTCACCTTCGCGAGCAGCTTCATCTTATGCCCGGCGCCGTGCCACGGATGTTCCGGCGGCAGGCCGACATAGCCACACAACGCGCCGAATGGCCCGCGGACGATCAGGCAGTCCAGCCCGGTCTTCTCGTCGACCCACTGGGCCTTGTCGGGTTCATCCCGCCACGGCCCGTCACCCGGTGGGTGTCTCTCGGCAAACTGGAAGGTGCGCAATGTCTGCTGCCCTATGGTTGCTACTCACGGCGGGGGCTGTTTGTCCAACAGCTGGGCGTCCATTTGGGTAACGCCGTCAGCCTCATCATCACACCGCTGCACCCGAAGATCGGTGATACCGAGTTCGGTTCGGTCCACAGCTGGCCACAGCTCGCCGCTGCGAATCATGTCGCCCAGCGCCACGGCCGCGTCAGCGCTGTCTCTGGCGTCCACGTCAATCTCGAACCTTGTGGTAACGAAGGCGACAACGTGAAACCTACTACGCGGCTCATTCACCATTAGCTACTTCTCCGTGTGCTGTCTGCACGTTACAAGTCAGTGAAGCCGTGTCGTTGGCCCCAACAGTGCAACGAGCAGAACCAGCCATTGCTCTTGCTGGCGTAGAACGAATTCACCCGGTGACCCCAGTTGTAGGCGTAGAGCCGGCAGAGGCCACCCGCGCTGCCGCACCAGTCGCAGGTGACCCCCATGGCGACCGCCCCGACGATCGCGGTACGCCACAGCCGGTCACCGTTGGACGCGCACACCTTGGTCTGGCGCGCGGTGCCGAGCCTCACGCCGCGCCTCTCCCCAGCTGGGAAACACGCCCAGGGGTCACTCCAACGAGGCGACTGACGTCCCGCACAGACACACCACGCCCGCGTAGCTCGGTCACCGCGGCCTCGGTGGCTGCGGCGGCCCGGGTGGCGGCTTCGCGGGCGGCGCGGGCGGTGCTGACCAGTTGGTCAACAGGACCACCGTTGTCGATGCTGACCTCGAACGTGACGGTCATATCAGCTTCCGCGCCGCGCGGAAGATCCAATCGTGCCGCGATGGACTCCCGGATCTGGCGTTCCACCTCGGCCAAACTGTCGCCGGCGGTGAAGGCGCCATCGACGTCGACCGCAGCGGCCGACCAGCCGCCTTCGTCTTCGCGCCAGACGCGCACAAGATGGGGTCCGTAGCTCATGATGATGTTTAGCGGCTACACAGGTCAACTGTCAAATCGCTAAACAGCACCCGCAGGTGTGTCTTGCTATCGGAACAGCCCAGCGTTACGCACGAGCCAGGCCCGCAGCCGCTGGTGTTCGCGGCGGTCGAACTCGACCTCGGCCCGGGCGGCGGCGCGCCGGACGGCGCTGGCCTGGGTGACCGTATTGCGTTGGTGTCGTCGGGCGGCCCGGTAGACGCGATCGCTGGCCCGGTTGAGCCGGGCGTTGTGCGGGCGCTTGGTGGGCGTGCCCACCCGGGCGACCTGGGCCTGCCGCGCGGCCGACAGGTAGTGGACGAACGCGGAGTCGACGCCCTTCACCGGCATGTAGACGCACGGCTCACCGCGAGCGGCGCCGCACTCCGGGCACCGCTCCGCCAACGCCGCCGCGTACCGGTCCCACCCGTCCGGCGGAACCATCAGGCGGCGGCTTCGCTATCCGGTGCGCCAACGACCGGGGTGCGGATGCCGTGCCGGGCCAGCGTGGTCCGGCCGATACCGACCTGGTACGCAGCCTGCTTCTGCGACATCCCACCCTCCACCAGCAGCCGCGCGGCCTCCAGTTTGCGCGGGTCCGCCAGCGGCCGGCCACCGGTTTCGCCGCGCTCCTTCGCCGCGGCCCGGCCCTCATCGGCACGTTCGGCGATGATGTCCCGCTCGAACTCGGCGAACGCGGCCGCGATGTGAAACACCAGACGGCCCATCGCGGTGGTCGTGTCGATGGCGCCGTTGAGCGAGCGCAGGTTGATGCCCCGCATGCCGAAGGTGAGCAGCAGCTCGATCAGGTGCTTTGTCGAACGGCCCAGCCGGGCCAGCTCGGTGACCACGAGGGTGTCACCCTCCCGCAGGTAGTCCAGGGCGGCCTCCAGCTGGGGCCGTTCGGTCCCGCGCTTACCGCTCCTCTTCTCCTGGAAGATGCGGGTGCAGCCTTCCGCGGTGAGCGCGCTCAGCTGGCGGGCGAGGTTCTGGTCTTTGGTGCTGACCCGGGCATAGCCCACCTTCTCAGCCATCAGGATTCTCCTTCGGTGGGTGGGCTAGCGGATGCGCGACCGAACCGGTCACGGTTGACGGTGTGGGTGACAGCCACATTGGACAGGCCCCAGACGGCAGCAGAAGCGCGTCGGGTCATCACCTGGTCCATCGTGAGCATCAGTTCGCGCCGCTCGGCGTACGCGGCCACCAAGTCGGCGTTCAGGCGGTCAATGCGGCGACGCAGCTCGCGCGCCTGACGCACCAGGTCTTCACGCTGTGGGCTGGTCACAGGCCTGACTCCAGTCGGTGCAGGTACTCCTCAATCGCAGTCCGGATCAGCCCGGAGCGGCCCTCCCGGTTGCGGGCGCCGACCAGCTTGTCCAAGCGGCCCAGCAGGATGCGAGGCAGGCGCACCGTGATGACTCGCATCGTGTCGTCCGCGGTGTCCCGCCACGCAGCGGTGAACGGAGTCAACGCGCTCATGTCCCCGCCAGCCCGGTAATACTCCAGAAAGCCCTCACGATCCAGGGCCAACAGGCCGGACAGGCCCAGCGGCTCCGGTACACCAGCGGGGCGACGATCATTGGTCATAATACGAGCGTATTACACGACCCCCGGCCCGCGACAGCGGCCGAACAGCTCTTGTTTACGCAGGTCAACAGCCTAATACCGTGTCTGGCGTTGACGGCGGACGCCACACCACCGATGGTGGCAAGACCACGTTGGCGCGACACGTGGTGGCGACCACGGAACCGGCCCGGGAGTTGGCGCCAGACAGCACGCAACCCCCCTTGGCCGGACCTCGAATCCGGGACTAGCCTGGCCCCGTGGACGACCCACTCGACACGCTCAGCGGCCTCATCGACCCGGCCGAACGGGCCGTACGCGCCAGCACACTGATCGACTACCACCAGACAGTCATCGGTGAGCTGTCAGCACTGCGGCGCGAGGCGATGAACGACATGGTCACCGCCGGCATGACCCATGCCCAGATCGCCGCCGTGATGGGTATGAGCCGCGCTCGCGTCGGCCAGCTCCTAGCAATCCGGACGAGGGCGGTTATTGACGCGAGTACAACGGCGGATGGTGTCGCGACCGACTAGCCGCAGGTCTGGGTGGCCTCCGGCTCGTACGGCGCGGGCCCGGACTCCTGGCCGACGACAGCGACACCGACCGGACTGACCGCCTCGGCCGCCGCCAGCAGCGCGCCGAACGCGGCCCCAGTGGCCTCCATGCGCTCCGGGCTGGCCATCGCACAGTCGAAACAGGTCATCGAGCCGCCCGGGCCGTACGGTCGCAGCTCCTGATCAGCCGCGCCACACTGCGCGCACGTGGGTGCCTTCACGTCTCAGTACCTGCCACCTCAGCGAGAACCTGATTCAAGGAATACGTCGACTCACCCGCCCGCTCAGCGGCCGTGGCCAAAACGTGCTGCTCTTCCCACAAACGCCACTCCCGCAACAACGAAACGGGCACCACCGCGGCGACCTCAACACCGTTCCGAGTAATGATGGTGGACTCATGTCGCGTGGCGCGTTCCACGACACCAGCCAGCCTGCGCCGGACCTGCCCGATGGGCGCTACGTGATCCATTTCAGCAGCGTACGTGGGGCGCCCGCAGGTACCTGATCCGCTTTCCGGCCACAAGGTCGCCCGGACCGTCCTGCCACGTCCAGCCGGCCGCGAGCAGCTGCGCCAACCCATTACCTACGTACAACGTCGCACCGCAGCCGGTCGTCCGCTCGTATCGCCCGCTGCGTCGGCGCGTCAGCCACCGAACAGCCGGGTCGGGTCGTCCACCAGAACAGCAGCCAGCGGCAGCGGGTCCAGCGGATCCAGACCGACCCGCATGCGGTGCGCCGGATGCACCATCGCGGTATCCGGGCTGTGGGCGCCCTCCACCCGCCAGAACCACTCCACGCCGGCGGCCGCGTACTCGTCGGGCTTCACCTGGCGGTCCTGCGCCGCGGTGCTGGGACTGACCACCTCCACCGCCAGGACCACGTCACCGGGCTGGAACGCCCGGACCCGCGCACTGGGCGCCCGCCGTAACACCACGAGATCGGGGATCCGGGCGGTGGCGGGACCGGTGATCAGGCCGACACCGGCCAGCACCCGGTTGGGTTCGAGGCCGGCCCGCAGCAGCCAGCCCATCAACCGGCTGATCACCATCGCGTGGCCGCTCACCGGAGGCGCCATGATGATCAGGCCCCCGCCCTGAAGCTCGACGCGCTTGGCCAGCTCGCCGTCCACGTCCAGGTCAAGCCAGTCCTCCACGGACAGGGGCCGAGCGGGCACCGCCAGGCGGCCAACCTCAGTCATCGTCACAACGCACCTCCCTCCCCGAAACGTCAGAATAGGCCCGACCAGGCCAACCGACCCAACGCCACCCCGGGTGTTATGTCGGAATCGCCACCGGCCGGCTCATCCAGAGCCGCAGCTCGATCAGCGCTTCGAACGCGCTAGCCTGACAGCCAGCAGACGCGGCCCACCCCGGTACCGACAGTCTCGGCTGGCCTTCCACCCCCGGAGGGTTCCACACCGTCTCGTTGTCGACGTCCAGCACAGCCAGGCGCCACTGCGCGCCGGGGACGTCGCAGCGGTGCAGGAACAGGAACCCGATCAGCCGCTCATCGGCGGAGAACACCTCGTAGCGCCATCCGGCCTCCACATTGGAGATCAAGCGGATGTGGTGGACGGTGCCGTCTTCCGCCTTGACCGTGTCTTCCAAACCCACCGCGGCCTCGGCCTCGTGTCGCAGCGTCATCCCGCCAGCGTAGACGCCCCGGGACCCGTCACCCGGGATTGCCGAAGGGTCCAGGAAACACGTGTAGACCTGGGTCGCCTAGCAGCTAGGGTTCACGCATGATTGTGGCAACCGTGTCCCTCACCCAGGCCGGCGAACAGCTGTCCTCGTTGGTCGCCGACGTGGCCGGCACCGAGGACCGGGTGGCGATTACCCAGGACGGCGTACCGACCGTGGTGATCCTCGCCGTGGAAGCCCTGGCCGCACTGCAGGAGACGCTGGACATCCTGTCCGAGCCGGGGGTCGTCAAGTCACTGGCCGACGAGGACGCCACCGCGCAAGAGGTCGACCCGGCGGAACTGTGGCGGGCGCGCCCGGCGCCGCCATCCTGATTGAGCGGACGACGACGGCGTCACATTCGACGCCCGACTCACCGGGGGCCGCACACTATTGGCCCATGTCATTCGACATGGGCGCGGTATTCCTGGCCCCGGTTACGGTGAAAACCGAATTCGAGGCCTCGCCACAGGTCTGAACGCGACCTGACAACGCTATTCAGCGCCGTTTTGGAGACCGGCGCCAACTTGTCGGCCGTTTTCGGCCTACCTGACGAAACGGTGGGTCGCCAACGTCAATCCGGCTCCCCCAGCTCGGCGGCCGAGATGAGCATGCCGGCGATGGAGGTCCACGAGTCGGCGAGCTTTTCCAGCCGCTCCATGAGGGCCAGATTCGTTTCCATTTCCGCCGCCCGCAACAACCGGGCCGCATTGGCCAGCGCCTCGTTGACGGTGAGGGTCGTCTCCACCTTCGGTGGGGGCTCGGTCGGCGGGGTTCCGCCGTCGGGCGGTGCCACGCTCATCCGGTCTCCCGTAGGACGCTGCGTTGTCGTGCCGGGCCCGCTATGAAGAATCCACGCCGGGCCACACACCCGAAGGCGTGCCGTGCTGTGTGGCTCCGTTCGACCCGGTCCCGCTGCGGTGCTCGACGCCGGCCTTGGTGCGTGTTTGTCGGACTGATACCTCACCCTGCTGAGGGGCTGTGGCTGCCGTCGCAAAGACCGGTCATGTTGCGGTGGGTTGGGGTTGCGGGTGACGGAGGTTAGCTCTGTCGGCTTCCGCGGTCCTGGCGGGTGGGCGGCGGACCGCCCTGCGGTTGGTGCAGCGGTACTGGCGGGTGTCGGTGCTCGACACGGTAGGCGGGCCGTAGGACGGCGCCTCGCGGTCCAGATTAGCGGGCCGGTTCGGCGACTGTGGGCGGTTTGGCGGCAAAACCCGGGCCGACCGCACGTTTCCGCGTCCGGGACGGCTAATTTTGCCGTCACTAGCCGTCGATTAGCCGTCCGCGGCGAGGATCCGGCCCAGCTTCTCGCCGATGAACACGGCCAGGTCGTCGCCCGGGCCGGGCGGTGCCGACGGCCAGCGGCAGACCTCCGCCGCGTTGAGCCGCAGCACCACCTCACCGACCGGAACACCCTCCCGGTGGGCCCACCACGGCGTCTCCTCGTACGCGGCGCTCAGGCTCAGCCCCGGCGCGGGCGGGTCCGCGGGGACCGGCGTCGCCACCGGGCCGTCCAGCGCCGCCAGCAGCCTGGCCACCGACACCCAGCGGCGCCCCGCCACGGCCAGGTGGGCCCGCTGGATCCGGCACAGCGCGTCGCCGAGCTGGGCCCGTAGCCGGGCCTCCTGGGCGGTCGCCGGGTCCGGCTGGGGGCTCACCGGCGGGCCAGACAGCGGGCCAGCGCCGCCACCACGTAGCCGGCCCGCTGGGTGTTGGTGACGGACTCGTTCTCACCCTCGGCCCGGTCCAGCGCGGACGTCACCACCGCCACCACGTCGTCGCTGAGCAGCCAGCCGTGAACCCCGCTCAGCGCCGCGTCCAGGGCCCAGCTGGTCCAGCCGGCCAGCGTCCTGGTCATCGAGGCGGACAGCTTCGCCGCCACCGCCCGCCGAAGCGGCCCCGTGGACGCCACCAGCGCGTCGTCACCGTCGCGGGACAGCGGGGGGCTCACGTCGCCTCCCGGGCCGGCTGCGGGGCTGTCAGCGGCCCTGGCGGGCCGGCCACGGGGTCGTCCGGGACGCCGTCGTCGACGAAGCGGTGGCACCCGCCGCAGTACCGCTCCGCCAGGTCCCGCGGATTGGCTGAACTCCGGCCGCACAGCGGGCACACGAACGCGCCGTGGGGCTCGGGACCCGCCGCCGTCGGGCCGTCCGCGGGCCTCACCTGGCCTCCCGGGAGCGCCACAGCCCCATCCGCAGGCCCAACGCCAGCAGCCGCTCCGGGATGTCCGCCTCCGGGTGGCTCGGGGTGTCCCCCAGAAACACCGCCGTGCCCAGAAACACGTCGTCGGGCCAGCCGCCGGCGGCCCGGGCCAGCGCGGTCGCCACCACGTTGAAGCGGGCGTTCTCCGAACCGCCACGGGCGTTGACGTAGCCGTGCCAGCCGGAAAGGGCCTGGGACACCTCCGGGCCGATCCGGTGGACCTCCCCGCCGACGATGTTCAGAAACTCCCCCGGTGACGGCACGAAGCGGGCCATCTTCACCTCCTGGCCGGGCACCGCCACCAAAGCGCGCACCTCCGCCATGCCCCACACCCTTCCCGTCACCACCCCGGAGCCGTTTTCGTGGCTCTACGGCCATCTCAGGCCGTTTTACGGTGTCGTTTCGCGGTATCTTGCCCGGCTTCGCCCCCACATTACCGGGACCCCTCCCGGTAGACCTCCGCGGGGCCCCTTTCCCCCGTCAAAGTGTCGGCGCTGGTACCCCGTAGCGGAATCCTGAAAAACGATCTTGATCCGAGTTTCTGCCAGCCCGCGGAGCCAGGATCCAGATGATCTTGATTGCGCGCAAAATCCCCGTGTTGCTACCGATAGTGGATCTTGTTAGCTCGCCGGCGCCGTCTGGTGTTCGTACCGAGGCTCTCACCGGCGGGGCTCACCGCGGGCTCCGTACGGGGAAGCCTCACCGCACGCTGTCTTTAGTGGATCTTGTTAGCCGGTCTTTAGTGGATCTTGATGGTTCTGGGAAATCCGTAGAAATTCCAGAAAATTCTTGGGCTACGTAGCCAGGCGGAAAAAATTTGACCCGGCCGGAGCCATGTCCGAATACCCCCATATGCGGAAAGTCAATAGGCCGAGCGGTCAGAATTTGCCGACCGATCAGCCGATGGTCCGGACGCACGAACGGGCCCGAGGAGCGCTCCTCGGGCCCGTGCGCGTACGCGCTAGCGGCTCACCAGTCACCACCGGTGCACGTCCTAGGGCAGGTACCCGAGCACCGGTGCACGGGCCCGCCGCTGTAGCGTGGCGCGTCGTACCACGTGACCTTGATGGGCGTGGCGCCATCCCTCAGTTCGTCGCAACGCGGGCAACCATCGGTGAGGCGACCGAACACGGGCCCGCCGCAACTGTGCCGTGTCGCGCTCATGAGCAACATCCGCAACAGGGAGCGTCTTCGCACGTGCTGCGCACGCTCACAGGCGAGTGATCAACCGACATCGGGTGGCCGCATCCCTCGCACGTGCCGTAGCCGTCCTCTGAGACACAGTCCCCGTACTCGCATTGTTCGTCCATGGGTCCCTACTTCCGTGACCGGTGCGCGTTCCGATGGGTGCGCGCTACCCGTGACGCTACAGGAATTGCGCACAGATAGCCATGCCCAAAAGCGTACCTCTGGGCACCCATGGCAAGCGTCGCTCTAGCAGCCGATAGGTCCTGTTCCGACCCTGCCCGAAAGCCTGCCCGATCATAGGTGCCCACGGATCAGCGTGATCGGGCTTTCGGGCATGGGTTGATCTTGTCTGGTGCTGGATCGGGTAGGAAAGATCAACTAGCGTTTTCGCATGATCCACTCAACGTCCTTTATGGAGCGCAAGCGTCGTGGCGAGGCTACATCCGTTGCGGCGTAAGGGATTGCCGACAATATCGGACGCTAGGTCACGTACCCGACCGATCGGTCACCCATGTTCAGAATGGCAAGCCACGCTCCCGATTGGCAGGGTACGAACCGCGCCACGGTAGGGCTTGCGACAGCCACAGAGGCCCATACGCGGTCCAGCATGCCAAGTTGGTACCCGTGGACCCTGTAGCCGTTCTGAGCCGGTAGCGTCGATCTGGCAGAAATGGACTCTGGGACGCGATACAGTCAGGCTCGGACTAGCCGGACATGCTCGGATCGATCAGCGTGCGAATGAGCGTGGCCAGCGATTCTGACAGTAAGCCCCAACTGAAGGTGACTGCCACGTGTGCTGACCGTACGGGTACCGGCTAGCGGTTCACAGTCGCACGGGTACGTAAGCGGTCCCGACGGTTAGCCGGCTACGCGGTACGGGTACGTGAGCGCACGCGGTTCCCTGATGATTGGCCGAGTTGGCCACGAGTAGCCGGACGGTACAGAGGTCACATCATCGGTTGGGGACCCATGGTCCGGAGGATGGGTCGCCAGAGCCTCTGTGGTGTCCGTAGGGCAGCGATCGGGCAGGGTAGGCAGGGATGGGCTTACCATCCCGACAGACAACGGGTAGCGATCGGCTCTACGGGCCTCTTGGCTTTTCTGGGAGAATCGGGAAGTCGGCGGAAAGCGCTGTTTCTGTGGTCACGTCGGCCGGACATACGAAAACCGCGCCACCCATGGTTGGGTGGCGCGTTCCGCGTTGCGGCGTAAGCGGCTAGCCGAGCGTGACCATGGTCGGTACCGTGGCGCGCCATACCGGAACCTCGCGTGAGTGACAGATAGCCGTGGTCAGTGTCAACGGGTCGGCGTATCGCAGCGTGAACCACTCCGCGTACGCCTCACACTCATCGGCGTACATGTGATGAACTACCTCGGCGTAGTAGTATGCGTGGCGCCAAAGCCACGACTGCAGCGCCATAGGTACCCGTGCGATGAGCTGCAGCAACGCGGTACGCAATTCATCGACAGTGAACGTGTAGCCGCTAGCCTCATTCTCGGTCACAGTGTCCAGTCCGGCCGAGATGAGTTGATCTAGGACCGACGTAACGTCGTCTGGCGAGTAGCCGTGGCCGGAACGCAGAATGTTGATCATCTCATCTGTGGAGTAGCTGACCATGGGTGGAACCTCCGTAGCGCGTGGCCGATTATGCGTGGCCGTTTGGTTGAGATGTCAACGTACCGTGGCGAGAGTACCTAAGTCAAACGAGGTACAGATTTAAGGCGTGTCGCACGTGTCGTGGTTATCGCTTAGGCAACGCAGCGTGTGCCACTTCGGCCGATCGGCTGCGTAGTCGAGATATCCGTCGTACCATGCGCCGATTTCGCCACGATCATCGGCGCGTTCTAAGGCGCCTTCTGCGTGGCGAACGGACGCAGCCCAACCACGGACGTACGCGGCGCGGTTCTCTGCGGTATCACGACTCATAGGCGCACGGTACCGTGGCGAGGGTACCTAAGTCAAACAGACTACAGATGTAGGGCAGATACAGAAACCGCGCCACCCATGGTTTGGGTGGCGCGGTTCCGCGTTGCGGCGTACGGGCTAGACGACCGTGGCGACGCTCATGATCCGACGGAAGCGCACTACCTCGCGAGTGTGATCCGTGTCTGTGTCGATGTCGGTTGCCCATTCCGCCACGAACCATGCGGCGTACGTGACGCACTCGCCATCGGACATGCCTACCGACTCACCGTAAGCGCATGCGTGGCGGTAGTACCCGAGTGTGCCTACCGGCCAAGTACCGGGAGCGTAACCGCCACGCGCAAGCCAACCGTCAAGCGCGTAGGCAAGCTCTTCGAGCCGGTCTGCGTTTTCCGATGTCATCGGCTGCGACAGGATGGCGAGAATTTCTGACCACGTAGCGTTGACATCCATGATGGCTGATCCTTTGCTCTGGGCCCGATTATCCGTGGCCGTTTGGTTGAGATGTCAAACTAGCATCCGTGCTGTACCTAAGTCAAACGAACAACGTACGTATGACAAACAAGAGCGAGGCGAGGGGACTGTCCCCTCGCCTCACCCGTGCGCGTTGCCTAGACGGCTAGCGCCATCTCCCATGCGCGATTCTTGACGGACTCGACGGCCGGAGCGGACTCGACTACCCGACGTGCGAGCGCACGCTCACGAGTGTCGCCACCAAATCGGACGGTCGCCTCATGGTCGAGGTATTCGGTTGTCGCGCCGAAAAACGCCCACGCTGTTTCCGGGTACGTGATCGTCTGGGTAGGGGACCGCCAGAGCTGGGTAAGCGTCGCACGCTGCGAGTCTTGTGTGGTGAGCGCGCGCCCGTCCTTGTCGTCAGTCCATGAGAACAGATCCGCCCACAGTGCGAGTGCTCCGTCCAGTGTCAAGCGAGCGTTGATCGTCTGGCGAGCGTCCGTAATCCACTTATCGAGTCCGATGTTTCCCTGACTCATGATCCGATCGACCGTGGCAGCGATCTTGCCCGGCGCGAGATTGCTATGCGAGATCGACACGCTACCCATTGACGAAGCCGTACTCACCCCATTCGCGCAGATTAGACGCATACCCTTCTGGCCAATGACAAGGGAATTCTTGCCAGTGTTGCCGAGGTCCAGTTGCCAGCGCACACGGATAATTTCGCCGATGTTCTCAGCCGCTGCCTTGCTATACGGCGTGATGTCGATCAGTTTAGAATCGAAGACGAATCGGGTAACCGGGCCCGGAATAATCCCCGTGAGCGGATTGCCGTGCGCGACAATCGCGTCGATCAGCGGATGCAACGCTTCCGGACGGATGAATTTGAAATCCTTGTGAGCCTGACCGAAATAGGCCGGACCTGTCGGATAGGTCGGTACGACGATTCCGTAATTGCTGGCCGGAGTTTCGTACATGTTGCCGACGCTATCCATTCCGGATAGCGGAATCATTTCCGGCGACCAACCGAGTACGCCGGCCGTTTCCATCATGGTCTGTGCGTCGCCAACGTTGGCACTCACACTGGACAGTAGATCGAACGGGTCACGCCTGCCGTTCAACGGCTGAAATTCCGTACTGTCCAGCGATCGGGCGAATCGAGTCATTTCGGCAGTCATGATAGCTCCCATGTTCCGTAGCCGTGGTGTCAACTAGGTAGACAGTAGCCTGTGCGTCTCTGGCGAGTCAAGTAGCAATAATTTCTAGCTAGCGAGGCGAGCCGGCAGCGTGCGAGCGGACAGGCGAGCGGCAGCGTGCGAGCGGCAGCGTGCGTGCGCGTGCGAGCGGACAGGCGTGCGAGCGGACAGGCGTGCGTGCGCGTGCGAGCGGCAGCGTGCGAGCGGCAGCGTGCGAGCGGACAGGCGAGCGGCAGCGTGCGAGCGGACAGGCGAGCGGCAGCGTGCAAGCGGCAGCGTGCAAGCGGACAGGCGAGCGGCAGCGTGCAAGCGGGCAGCGACGGCAAAGGCCCGGCCGGGCGTACCGACCGGGCCTAGCGTGTCCACGCTACAGGGCCGATGGGACCCGCCACAGGCACGCAGAGTCCACGTAGAACCGCGAGCCATCATCCCATCGGACCGTGGCACCGTACGTACTGTGCGGCCCGTCTAGCGTGCCGTACCGGCCGGTGCACTCACGCACCCGTACGCCGTCGCTGTCGGTTGCCTGATCGATGCCAGCCATGGCGCGCGAGCCGATGTGCGATGGCATCTCGCCACAGTGGCGGAGAAACGTGATCTCAACGAAGTGATCGATGTCGCTATCGAACCGTGTCGGCGGCCGCCACCCGGGCCCGCCCAACGGCAGCCCGACCATGGTCGTACCCTCACGGTGACCGGTGTGTTCAACGGTTACCGTCGCGTCCACGTTGACGCGGTAAACCGCGTACGTGTTCTGTCGACCGTTGTGAATCGGGCCGTACGCTACGCCGATACGGGTACTTGACATGGCTCCTACTTCCGTAGCCGTTTGGTTGTGTGGCATGAACGTACACACCGTAGTGAACCTAAGTCAAGAGCTGAAACCCGTGTCAAACCGCCAGCACGCGAATCTGTTTCGGGTAACCGCGCATCCCTCCGGGTGAAACCGTTGGGCTCTTGATTGTGTGCGTAACCGGTACGTACTGCGCACCGATTTCATCCGTGGTAATCGGGCCGGAAACCGTTCCGGCGTACCACCGAGAACCGTGGCGCCATTCGATGTCCGCGCCGATCAGCAGGGCCGAGCGCTCGGCCGGCGTGAAACGCTGCCGTGTGGCGCCCATCAGGAAACCGCCGATGAAACCGTGGCGGGTACGACGTAGGCACCGGTCGGCAGCGCGTCGGCGTTCTTGCCGCACGCGATGAACTTAACGACGGCCGGATCATCCGTGGTTTCGGTAGACATTCCCTCGCGCGTCTCCACTGTGAGGTAACCGGAAACCGTCCGGCCGGAAACCTTAACCGCGCACGGCACCGAAAAGAAGGTGTCGGCCGTCAATGCAATCCGTGCCGTGGCGCGCACCTTGCCGTCCGAACAGAGTACCCGTGCGCTCACGTACACCGACCACGGCATCTTGACTGTGATCGATGTACCGTCCGCGTAGCTGCGAGTTTCCATGGCTCCTACTTCCCTAGCCGTTGGGTTGTGCCTGTCAACTAGCTAGACAGTAGCCTGCTTGCCCATCACCCGTCAAGAGCCGTATCCGCGATCGGCGTAGTGCCCGGCGCAGTGGTTTCGACCATCGGCGGTTTGTCGATCGGCGCCCAGCTATACGACGCAACCGCGTAGAACCGACCGTCAACCGAAACGACGTCGCCAACCGACAGTGACCTGTTACCGCGTGCGCGGTACTCGATGGCTGCCGGATCGGGCGTACCGAAAGCCTCATGGCCAACGTTGAGCAGGTGGAAAGCCCACTCGCACGCCGCGAGATCATCCTGATCCGGGATTTCGGTGCGGAAGACCAGGACTACCGGCTCACCCGTCTTGTGTGTGAGAAAGGCGAAATCGCGATCGTCGTTCGACCGTGCGTTGTGGTAAGCGAGAATTTCCATGGCTCCTACTTTCCGTAGCCGTTCTGTCTACCTGCTAGACACAAGCTAGCCTGTCGTACTCACAGTGTCAAGCGATGTCCCTCACATCCGCGCACCACACACCGCAGTTGGGACAGAAAACATCGACTTCCACTACGTCATGTAGGTCAGTGTCACAACCGCACTCGCACATCTCGGCGCGCGACTCGTTGATCCAAACCTCATCAGGCACGGCGGGACCGTACGCCCGTGGTCCAGTACTCAGAACCCAGCACGGAGAAAACTCCGGCGCCCGCGTTGGCGATAGCCTCACCAAGAGCGCTGGCTACTGCCGACGTAACCTGCCACGGGCCGGAACCGCGCGTTACCTCCACCTGGACTGTGAACGTGATCGCGCTGGCCATGTAGAGGCAACCGGAATCGGTGCAATGGTCGCACGTCTCCTCTGCGCCGTGGTAGGCAGCGTCGTCGCCTGTCAGGATCACCACGGCGCGCACGTAGGCCGCCAGCGCGTCCAGGTCGTCACCGTCGGCACCGGTCACCGTGCGACGCGCGGCGGCGATTTCCAGTAGCAGGTCCGGCGTGATGGTTCCGGTACTGGCAAACGCGGTGAGTCCGGGCGAGCGCGGACCCTGCCACCATGCGGCGATCTCCATAGCCGATTCCGTGTGAATGAGCTTCCGCCGGTCACCGTGCCAGACTCCGACCTGTCCGATCACACACATACTCATATTGTCATCGGGACAGGGCTGGGTGGACTCCGGCGGTACGTGATTCCATGTCTTGCGCATGTGGCTCCAACTTTCCGTAGCCGTGCTTTGCTGATGTGGTGAACGTACACCCGTCGGTGTACCTACGTCAAGCGCTGTCGCGCGCCGCTGTAGCCTGTCTGCGCTACAGGTGGCTTACGGCATCAAGAGGTTGCGGTCGAACCGGGCCGGCAGTCCGTACCGGACACGTATCGCGCGGATCTCCGTCTGCGTAACCCGTACCTGGCACGGGCAACCGCCGTCAATCGCCGTCTGACAGCCCGTGGTGTCGTGGCGCTCCATCATGTGCCCACACTCGTCACAGGTCACGTAGCCGTCTTCCCGCGCGAGCCGGCCGGCCTCCTCGTCATCCATCAGACGGACGGTACCGAACGCACGGTACCGGCGGCCTCATGTGAGGCAGCGTGCGTGACCGGTCCCTGTCGCCAGACCCGGTACCCGACCGAGCCGGCCGGCAGCAGCCCCAGGCGAGCGTTGAGACGGCCGGGCGCGCCCCGTCCGGGGATGTGCGACACGCCGAAAGCGTCGAAGTGTGGCCACCGGTCTACCGCGATCGCTGCGACGCGGGTGCGCTCCACCCACGGCTGCGCGTCTTCGGCCGAGTTGAAAGGCCCGGCCAGTACCCCAACCTGCCTACTGTCACGAACAATCGTCACGTAGAACATCAGTAGTCCTCCTCACTCCAGCTCTCGCCAATGTCGGCCGGCGACCAGCCCGCTGGCGGGTGCACCGGATACCGCTCGCGCAACCCCTCTTCCAGGTCTAGCCGTTTCTGCCAGTGCAGCTCGCAGCGCGGGAACGGCGTACCCGTACCTGACAGCGCCGTGCGCAGCTCCACCGGGCCCCGGCAGGACGGATCGTCGTTGACGCACCGTTGTGTGGTGGCTCCGCTCATGGTGCTCACTTCCCGTCCGCGATGTGTCCGTGCCTCCGCGCGTCGGCCGTGATGGCCAGCCCGCACCGGCCACACTCGAAACCATCCTCACCCGGCACCGTGCGGACCGGCGTGTGGTCCGCATCCGCCTCGGCGTACGGGTCCGGTCCCTCGCTCGCCTTGCGCAGCGCGGCCAACTTGACTCGTGTGTCACTCATGCCGGAACCTGCCCACTTCTGTAAGCGTCGGCCGATGATGGCCCGAGGTTCATCCACGTCAGTCCGAGGTTTGCGCGGTCGACCGCCGGGCCCCGACCACTGACCAGCATCTCAGCGATCTGTAGCCACTGCGCCTTGGGTATCACGATGCTGGTCGGCTCGATCGAATCGGCTGCCCGGTACAGCGCGTATCCGTACGTGATGAGCAGCGCGGCCTCAACCGCTGCGCCCGGATCGGTGTCCGTGTCTGCGCAGACCACCCGGATTGCGTTGATCAACGAGTCGGGCAGGGTTACCACTTGCTGTGCCATGGCTTGATTTTCCTTAGCCTCGGTGGTGCGGTGTCTAGCTGATAGACAGAATCTATGTGGTCGGGGGCTGCGTGTCAAGCCCTTGTCTATTCTGCCGTTGCCGGCTCCGTGTCAAACAGCGCCAGTACCTTAGTGTCGCCAGCGGCGTACGCGGTACGCAGCGCGGCGACGGCCCGCAGCGCGAACGCTTCCAACGCTTTCACGCTGTAGCGCGGCGTGGACTCACTGAACCGGAAGCCCTGCGCGAGCAGGGAGATCTCCATGCTGGTTACGCCGTTCGGGTAGATGGTGGCCGGGTGCGTGCTGGCCCGGAACCGTTTGACGTCGCCATCGTGTGACACGTACAGAACGGCGTGCACGGTTCCCTGGCCGTCGAGACTGTCACACTTGCCCGGTCGTACCGGCCACTGAAACTCGATGGACCGGTCACGCCGGATATGGGTCGGCTCACTGTCGATGATGCTTGTCATGGCTTGATTGTCCTTAGCCTCGGTGTGCGGTGTCTAGCTGATAGACAGGACCTTACGCGCTCGGCGGCAGCTCCGCAAGTCCCAACCACTCACACATTTTCTCGGTGACGTTGGCGCGGTAATCGTCGAAAAACATCTCACCCGTGCGGAGGTTGACGGCCAGCGCTGAATCAGGCCCGACGCTGCCGTGTCCCTCGGTTAGCTCCGTGGTGCACCCGAAATCCACATTGGAATCCGAGGTACCGTCCGCGAAGAAGACGGCGGCAGTGTCATCTAGATACCACCCGTTGTCCCACTCCGAGGCGGTGAACAGAACCACGCGCGCATCCGCGAACGGGTATTTGCCAGCGATGCGGCCCCGTACCTTGTCCAGGACTGCCCAGTCCTGCTTGTCATTCCACGCCTCACGTAGCGCGTTGGCGAGTAGCCTTCGGCTCTGGTCGTCGAGCGTGGCGACCTCCGCGTCTGCCAGGTCCGCTGTCCACTCCACAGAGGAGAGCAGGCCCGCAGGCGCCAGGAGCGCGGAGATGACCTCGCCCAGTTGCTGGGCCAGCGTTGCCGCCTCGGTCGCGACGACCTCGGCCGGTGGGATCACCGAGCGGTGCGCGCGGGCGATACCAAACAGCGTTTCGCGGATCTGGTCAACCTCGGCGGCAAGTGTGGTGAGCGGTTTCATGGCTTGATTCTCCCTAGCCTCAACGGTTGTGCGGACTCAGAACGGTTGTTGTTCGGCGCCGTGGTCGCCGGAGCAGTAGTCGGCCGAGTCGATCCACTGGCCACACCAGGCCGGCCCGTCGTAGTCATCCCGCGGATTGTGACAAGCATCCCACGGACACCCGACCTCCTCGGCCGGCCCGTTGATGCGGTGCCAGAACCGGTGGACCTCGGCCTCGGTGGATACGCCGCTATCGCGGATGTGTTCGGCCTCGCCGGTCAGCTCGTCGGACAGGTCGACCACCTCGGTAACGGAAACCTGGTCGTTCATGGTGGCGCCTCCTGGTGTCGCTCGCTTGCTTACATACGTAAGATACACCAAACAGTAGACCTAAGTCAAGAGCGAGTGTCTACGGTGGACACGCGCGTCCCTAATGAGCTTGATACTGGTGCTGAGCGACAAGCTCGCCCGTTTCATCGGTCACCGTTACGGTCAAGTCATGCTCACCACTCTCGTCGATGCTGTCGCACAACCAGGCGGTAGCCTGCCGCACGGCACCATCGATGTTCTCGCCCGGCGCACCACACTCGATGACTAGTCTGTAACTGCGCGGAAGACTTACGGTTACCGTCGGTTCCTTGGCGGGTACCTGATCGTTCATGGTGGCGCCTCCTGGTGTCGCTCGTTTGCCTACATACGTAAGGTACACCGGGCGGTAGACCTAAGTCAAGAGCGAGTGTCTACGGTGGTCGCGCGTCTCTCCTGGTCGTACTGTGCTCTGATCCTGTCTGCGTCACGGACCGCGTCACCACGGCGCGGGTAGGTGGCCAGCACCCGGCCGTCCCTCGCGCAGAGCGCGTACAGACGGCGTGTCAGCCGTTGTATCGTCCAGCTACCGGGCGGGTTGGCTGCGTAGTCCTGTGGGGTAGGAAACAGGCTCACGGACCAGCCTCCGCGCCGTTCCCCTCGGTACTGGGCATCAGGTATACGTTGCGGTAGCCGACCGCGTCACAGAGCCGCTGGTAGGTCTCGTGGAAGTGTTGCGGCTGTAGCCAGGTCACCTCGGTATCGAGGTTGGCAGCGGTCATCCCCACTTCCCCCGTACGGGCGCGCTCGGCGACCTCGGTACGGTCAGAGCCGGAGTAGATGTAGCAGAAGTTCCCGGCCCGGAGCGCGGCCACGTGAGCGCGTTTGCTGATGCGGTCGACCTCGGTCACCGAAGGTGCCACCTCTTCCCACCGGTCGTGTTCGGGGATCAGCCCCAGCTCTAGGCCGGTGTCCCACCGGACGTGAATCATGTTGACGTCGTCTTCTACCGCGACCACGGTGCCTTCGGTGCCGTGCGGCACGCTGTCTTCCCGCAGTGCCTCGTCCGAGCCCCAGGCGAGCAGACGAACCCGACTCCCGACCGCGCTCATCGCGCAACCTCCACAGTGGAGTCGTTGTAGTCCAGGCAGAACGCCGTATTGCCGCCCCGGCAGGAACCGTGCGGCTCCTCGGTGAGGTAGCCACCAGCGTGGGGGCCCATGCCGGTCCGGGCGCCGTCGCTGTGCCACAACTCCGTGAACACGCCGTAGCGCGTGAACCGCTCACCGCGCACTGTGTTCTGGATGCGCACCCGTACGCCGGTGAGAGGCGCGAGATCGGTGCGGGCAGTGATGACTACCATGATGTCCGTCCTTATGTGGCTGGAAGGTGCTTAGCCTTCGGCGGGGTGTCTAGCTCGTAGACAGAACATAGTCGCTGGTCAGGTGCCCTGTCAACTGCCAGTCTTGGCGGTCCGGCGTAACCGGCTCAGGCAGAGCGCCACGATGAGGACCACGACCAGGGGCGGGAAGAAGACCAGGCCCAGCCCGCCGACCGCAACGGTCAGCCCTACCAGGAACACGCCTCGGACTGTCATGACTGCTCTCCCTGAATGCTCTGTGCCAACGGGCTGGCCTCGGTACGGCCGGACGTGCCGGCCAACATGACCGCATCTACGGGTACGTACACGTCGCAGTAACCGTTACCAGTCTGCGTGTGCACCCAGGGAACCGACGGGTCGACCGACAGCCGTACTGGTTGGTCGCAGTGCTGACACACACCGCTGACCCCGGCACTGTGGTCGAGTAGGGCGGTGGCCAGCTCGCCGCGCAGCGCGGCCGCCCTGGTGGTGGCTTCCATCCACTGGTACCGGGCCGATGCAGCGGTCTGCTCAGACTCAGCGGCCAACTTCCGCAGCCGGGCCACCAGAGAGGCATGCTGCCACTCGGGATGGTCGGCGACCAGCCGGCCGAGCACGCGCCACACTGTGTCGTACAGAGTGCGGTAAGTAGGTGTGCTGTAGTCAGGCCGCTTACCGGAGTCGACACGGGTGTACTGACTGTCGATCTCCTGCCAATAAGTATGGGCGCCGGTCGGATTGCCGTGGGAATAGACCGCGTGACCGGTCCGCTCCCACCGGTATTTGGCGAAGACGCGGTAAGCCACACCGCGAACGGTCAGCGTCGCGTCCACACGGATACGCGGTTGAAGCTCCGGCGCGAGCCGACGACTGTCGTTCTCCTCGGCGGTGAGCACGTCGACACGGATCGTGCCGATCGGCTCCTCAAAGGTGTAGCTGGGCGGGTTGACATTACTCATGATGACTCGAAACTCCTTAGTCAGAAACTGCGTACACGAGTGACGGGATGGTGTCACCAGTCGACGGTGATGCAATGCAGGTCACCGTCACGCTTAAAGCACCTGACATCCGCGTCATAGGCCGCCTCCAGGTTGTCGGCGACCTGGCTTTCGTCGGGCCACTCTTCATCCACATCGAGGTCCCACAGAACCTCCCCGCCGACCCCGTAGGCGGTGAGCAGCGTGACCACTGACCCTCCATCACCCAACCGGAAAGCCAGCTTCGTAACCGAGGGCAGAAATTCGCGGGCCTTTACCCCGGCCTCCAGCACGAGCAGCGCGGCGTACCGCTGGCTGGCGGTTCTCGCTTCGCCGTGTTGCCGCATCAGCAAAGCCTCGCGCTCGTCTGCGGGCAAGCTAGCGTATTCGGCACCGGTGGTCATGACCTGTTCTCTGTTTCCGTTCATGGCTCGACCTTTCCTAGCCTGGTATTTCGGTGGTGTCTATCTCGTAGACAGAACCTACCTTGTCCCGGTGACGGAAGTCAAGAGTTCCCGGCAGCCCGGCGTACATTCGCGGTCACCTTCGGCCCCCCTTCCGGCCCCGTAGGAATTCGACGTTACGGCGCGCCTTGACAACGGATTCCATGTCCTCCGTCTCGGCCGGGGTGCAGCCGTGCTTGGCGTAGGTGGCCAGCAGCTCAGTCAGGACGGCCTCGGCCCGGCGCAGGTCGCTAGCGGCGCTCATGACAGGTCCCATTGCAGTTCGGACACGGCGGCGGGGTCAGAGAGTGTGAGCGCTGCGAGATCGAGGGCGGTCATGCCTCTTTGCTGGGCGGCCTCAAACACAAGTCGAGGTGACACCGCCCCGACAATGATCTGTAGAACATCGGCGCAGTAGAGCGCCAGCAGCTCAACATCATTGGCCTTACTCGCTCCTACCTTTCGTGCTTTCGCGAGCGTGTCTGGGTAAGGATGCATGACAGCGGCGCTCATGACAGGTCCTCGTCTTCGGCGTCTTCGTACTCCGCAACGACGAGCCGCTGTGCCTCTTCCATGGTCGGGCCAGAGCCGGATGCGGCCCACAGACCCTGCTCGTGTGTCCCATCGTCTTCGCGGTCGTCGTCCACCTCGCCGGGCGTCTCGAACTGTACGACGATGCGGTCGTTCTCCCAGAACCCGAAGAAGGTCCAGGTCTGCTCCTCGCTGGGAGCGTCCGCGGTGGGTGTTGCGCTCATGGCCCGACCTTTCCTAAGCCTTGCGTTGCGGTGGTGTCTATCTGGTAGACAGAACCTACCTTGTCCGGGTGGCGGAAGTCAAGGGATGATCGCGCCGCAGCATTCGCAAGAGTCGCCGGATACCGCGCCGGGGTGCGGGCAGTTCTCTGGGTCCGGACACACGGCTGTGGTGTCCGGACGGGACCGGTGGTACCGCGCGTGGCGGTAGCGGCGGCGGGTGGGGCTCGCCGGCCCGGCCACCGGCAGCGCAGCGCTACCCGGGTCAACGCCGTCGCACATTTCACATTCTGGTGTGTCGCATGGCTCCACGCCCGCGCGCAGGTCCGCCAGCAGCGCACGCCAGCCGGCGGCACGATCGGTCAGGTAGTTCATGGCGATGGTGTGGCAGCCCGAGGCTTTGAACCGGATTCCACTCGGCGCGATGACACACCCCACAAGCTGCTGCGCGTGCTGGGAATTGTCGTCCAGCTCGGCACCGCACTCAGCGATGAGCTTCCTTGCCTGCTGGCCAAGAACGCGGACCTCGGTCATTGGAACTCCCTCCACGGCTCAGCCAACCTGGCCAGGGAATGGTAACGCGGCGACCATACTTAAGTCAAGTCCCTCGGTGTACGTAAATCTACTGGCGGGCGGGCGTGTGACCGGCGCCAGCCGACAGGCTGGGCGGCGCGGGGAAGCTGGTCCACCTCCGCGACCAGATCCAGCGCGGTCAGGCACAGAGACACCGTGGCACGTTCGGTCTGTGGATCAGGGTGGGAAGAAAGGCACGCGCGTTCGGCCAGCAACAGTTGGAGCGCGGCGTCGACGAGCTTGCGGACAAAGACGGGGTGGCTCACGACATACGGGTCCGGCGGTATCTCAGTCGGTGCGGCGGCTTCCGTGTCTACCGTGGCTGCGCTGTTCTCCCCGGCTTCGGCGGCCAGCAGGGCCCGCGTAGCGAGAGTCAGCAGTGCCTGTAGGTACTGTTGGCTGCTACCACCGGCCGTACCCGCGTCGCTCACCCTGGTGAACGCCGCGCGGAGAGCCTGAATCTGTTCAGGGATGGCCAGGGCGCCGATGTCAATCTGATGCACGTGACGGTCCACCACAGCGGTGGCTTGTACGGCGTCCAGCGTCACCTGGGACACGGACAGGTTGTTTGCGGTCACGACGGTTCTCCCTACAGGTCGGCGGCCCCACCCCGTGTCTACCAGGAGGGGCCGCCGACTTTTCAGGACGCGGAGATGCGCTCCTCCGAGATCACCCGGAAGCGGGAGCTGCGCGTGTAGATCGGTGCGTGCTGACTGCACACCTGTACCCGTCGCTGCTCGCCGCGTTCGGCGTGTGGCTCACCCGTGACGCTGTCCAGCTCCACCACCTCCAGGGCCCTGGTGGCGGCCTGCAGACAGCGGCCGGAGTTGGCGTCGCAGTGGCGCCCCTGCTTCTCCAGGGCCTTGTGACGACCGGCCATCTCCACCTCGGTGTAGACGTTGCCCTTCCCGAAACGGCGTTTCATACGGCCCCGCAGACGCGGGGGCTCGGGCGGTCCGGCGGCGGCAGGTTCCTGAAACAGTGAATCGGTCATGACTCAAACTCCCGTAGTCGTTGCGGCTAGGTCAGCTTACATTGATGTCTTGTGGCTCCGTGGTGGCACGCCGTGGCCGCCAGATCATCCAGCAGCCGCAGCCGGAGCATTTGCACTGGCGGTGCGTCTTGTTCATGAGCGCGGCCCACTCGAAGAATGCGAGGTATCCGGGCGGGCCCACGGTGTGCTGTTCAGCGTCCGGACACGGCCGGTCGGTGACGGTGATCTTGGTTGCCATGGTCGTCTCCCCCGTTGTCCACAGTCGACAGTGGCCACGCTCAGCGGACGATACTGACGAGCGCCCTACGGCCAGCCGCCACAAGACGGCGTATGCCCTGTAGCCACCGTGACCGGTTCTTGGTGGTAGCGGTGATCAGCTTGGCATGGGCCTCCTCGAACCAGTTTTCGGCGTCGGCGCGCTCGATCAGGTCTGCGGTACTCACCTGCCAGCGCAGGCTCTGCCCGTATTCGATTCCATCGAAGTCGGCGCACAGGTGATGTCCGACCGGGGTGACCGACACCGACACGAACTGCCAGCCGTCCCCGTAGTTGGCTTCATCGGCCGGGGTGTAGCGGTGGTCGTCGAAGTCGCGGGGGTGGGTGAAGGAATCGGGGACGATGTCGACCTGGTAGGACACGCCGCCGCGTTGCACCACGATGCTGTCCAGGGTGGCGGTCATGACGTGGTCGAATCGGTGAGCTGCGCGGGTGTTCCGTGGGACTGGGCCACCCGGATCATCCAGGCAACCGCCTGCGAGTAGGACTCGATCGGACCGACGCTGTCGGCAACCTGGTACAGGTCGTCGCGGTAGGTCACGCGCAGCAGGTTGAACAGGGCCCCGGGGAATTCGGTGACCACCATCCACTGGTGGGCGGGCTGGCGCGGCGCGGGCAGCAGCTTGATGGCGGAGAGGACCCGTTTGCCGTCGATGCGGACGGGTACCGGTACGTTGTGCCCCGGCCAGGGGTTGCGTTCTGAGGGGTGCGGCGTGCGTTGACTGATCATGACTCGAACCTCCATAGTCGCTGTCCCCATGACCATGACACGCGCGGTCGGTGCAGCACAACCGCTGTTCAGGGGGCGTGGGTGCGGGTCCGCACCACACGCATGCACGTGCGACACGGTGGCAACGCCACCACCACAACGAGCCGTCGACCGGGTGGTGAGTTGGCCCACTCTTCGTCTATCGCGTACTGGCCACAGAGGGTGGAGCCACGGCGGCCCTGTCGGTCCTTGGCCCGGTTGAGGCTGACGGTGCGGGCCACGTGGCAGCGCCGCCGGCACGGTGTGGTGCACATCTCGAACGACGACAGCGTCTCGGTCTCGGTCACGGTATGTCCCGCACCGTTTCGTCTGAGTCCCATGTGAGCACACGGTGCCCCACTCGTCCCGGCTGGTAGCTGTCCAGTGGTGGCAGCCGATCCAGTAGGGCGCCGATGCCGTACATGAGCGCCAGGCGCTGGTTGCGGTCGATACCGGATTTGGCGTCGCGGATCTGGGTGTCCCCGGCGCACAGTCCGTCAATGACCTGTTCGGGCTTGGTGCCTTTGATGGTGGGTAGCCGGCGCCGGTACTGGGCCGTCACGGTGGCTTCGTGGATGGCTTTGCGCCGTAACACGGTGGCCCAGTGCCGTTCCACCTCGGCTACGTGTTCCCGGTAGCGCTGTTCGGCGTTTACTTCGATCATGGTTGCACCGCTTCCGCTTCGTCGGCGGCCCGGACCAGGTAGGCGCCCAGTTCGCGGGCCTCGGTGGGGTTGAGTTCGAACCAGGCGCCGCCGCTGGTGATGGGTAGGCCGCCGATACGGCGGCGGGTCATCAGGATCAGGCCCACGTTGGCCGGCCGGTCGTTGACCGGGCCGACGCAGATTTCGCCGATGACGCGGTCATACCGCAGAAGGTGACTCACCGGGGGCTCAGTGAGGCAGCAGCCGGCGGCATGCGGTGCACCGGGAGGTGGCCGCGTGCGGCAAGTCGCCGCCCATCCGGAGCAGACCGTCCACGTGGGCGGGGCTCATGCTCGGGTCGTTGGCGACCTCGGTGATAGCGGCCATCACCGAGTACATGGTCAGTTCCCCGGCCTCCACCATGCGTTCGATGATGCGGGCCCGCTCGGGCAGCGGGGTGCGGTAGTGCTGGAACACGTCGCGGAGGACCTGGTTGGCTTCGCCTTCAATCGGGATGTCCACCATCGCCTGTACGTTGTCCAGGGCCGGCTCCAGACCGCCCAGAACGTCGTCTACGGCGGCGCGGGCCCACTCGTACACTTCCTGCTCCCGGCCGGCTCCGCGGCGGCTGTAGACGCCGGAGGTGGCCATCGTGTCGGTGGCGCCGTTGGTGCAGAACCAGCGGAACAGGTAGCCGGAGATGCTGGTGCTCTCCGCCCCGATCAGGCTGTTGTTGAGTTGGATGCCCAGCGACCAGGCGTCGGCGGCGGTACCGGTGCGCTGGATGACCCGCTGCTGTTCGGGCACGATGAGCCGGACGTGGGTGCGGCGCAGGGAGTGGCTGAATTTGTAGTCGACCAGTACCTCCGACTCGCCGTACTTGGCGGCGATACCGGCCAGGGCCTGGTCGACGAGGCGGACATTCGAAAACGGTTGGATGCTGGCCCGGGTGATGGCCGCCCCGGCGTCGCCGGCCACCAGGAGTTGGAAGTCGCGGATGGGGCGCCCGCCCAGACCCTCCCGGAACCAGTAGTTCAGGTGGGGCTCCACCAGCTCGGCCGGACACCGTGAGGCGTACCCCTTGCCGAGCCCGCACAGGCTGGTGGCCTCCAGGAGCGAATCCTTGGTGAGACGAAATTCGTTGCCGGCCGAGCCGGACCCGATGCGCAGATAGGCGTCCACCAGCTCGTGGCCGTCTTTGGCCTCCACCCCGTGGTGCCAGCCGGGCTGGATGCGGAAGCGGACCTCTTTTCCGACAGAAAAGGCGTAGGTGGCCAGCGGTTCGGTGCGGGCCAGCGCTTCCCGGACGTAGGACAACGGATGGAGTTTGGCGCGCATCTTCTCCGAGGTGATCTGTTCAGCAGTTGTCGACACGGTGGGCTCGCTTTCCCTGGCAGTTTCGGTTCCCCCGTCAATACCGAAAACCGCAGGGCCGGTTTCACCCCGTCATTACGTCGTCTTGTGCAGCAGCGCATCCAGATAGCAGACCCCCAGGGCCAGCCCGGTGAACACGATCACCCAGACGGGAAACGGCATGTCCGCGAACGCGAGCAGGGCGGCGGCACCCCCACCGGCGAACATCCATCCCAGGCACATCTGAACGTGGCGGCGGCGGGTGATCATCGCGGGTCCTCTCCCGAATCCGGTGGCGGCGTACCGGTCTGCTCAACCGTGGTGATCCGCTGTGGTGACGGACCACCCCGTCCGGGTGACCGGGTGGCCTGCCGGTGGTGGACCATCTCTCGGCGGTTGTGGCGCATGCGCAGGGTGGGTCCGCAGCCGCATTCGCTGGTGGGTGCGTGCGGTGCGCCGTCGTCGGGGATGAGGTGGCGCATCAGCCGGAGCCGGGTAGCAGGGCGGGTAGCTGGTGGCCCGCGTAGGCCGAATCCAGCTGGGGTGTGAGCCATTCCCCCACCGTGGGCCCTGCCGGTAGCACGATCTGGGCCAGGAACTCGTCCTGGACCGTGGTGATGCCGGCGGCGACCGCCTCCAGCTTCGCTTTGATGACCAGGGCCAGCGCCCGCCAGCGTTGCCGGACAGCGCGTTCGTATTCGGCGTCCTGGGCCGCCTGGTCGCGGGGTAGCCGCCGACTGGCGGTGTGGGTGAATGCCCGATCGTGGCGGTCGGGCAGCGGCAGCCGGAACCTGATCCGGCGCCCGTCGATCTCGAACATGACCAGGGCGCAGCGGGCGGCGTCCTCCCAGGCGTAGCCGAACGCGCAGGCGCCGTAGCGGCGCAGGGTCGCCTCGATCTCGGCCCGGCTGCGGTCGCTGGACACCTCGGTGCGTTCGGCATAGCGGGTACTCACGGCTGGGCCCCGTCGGCGGCCAGGCCGGACAGGGGGTCGTCCTCCTCCACCACGGCCAGCGGATCCACGGCCACGTCAGTGGTGGCCACCGCCTTGTCGCCCAGCTGGTCGAGCAGGTGTTCGGCTTCGCTGACCAGGATGGCCGACCACTCCGGATGCTCGTCGGCGAAGGCGAGCACCGACGCCTCGGTGTGGATGGACGGTCCGGACCGGCCGGGGGTTTCCATGTCCGGGTGTTGCAACGGTTGATTGAACCGGTACCAACCGCCGGTGGCTTTCGGGATGACACCGTGGGCGGTGAGGACCTGCAGCGCCGACCAGGCGTTGTCGAATCCGCGGCCGTAGCGCACGCACACGTCGGCTTCCCGCATCGGTGTGGACACCTTGCTTTTCACGCATTTGACGCGGATGACGGAGGCGATGGCGCGGTTGGCCATCTCGCCGGTGAGCGAATCCAGAGACTTGATCTTGGTGCTGCCTAACTGCCGGTACTCCAGCCGCAGACTGGCGTAGTACTTCAATGCCCGACCGCCCGGTGTGGTCACCTTCGGCGGCAGGTTGGACCGCACGGCGTTCATGTCGATGGATTCCATGAGGTGGTTGATGTAGACAGCGGTCGAACGGTACTTGGTCAGCAGTGGGGTCATCTGCAGCATCAGTCCGGACATCAGCCGGGCCTTGTTCATCGCGGCGGTGCGCTGGTCGAAGTCACCTTCCAGCCGGCTCAAAGGCGCCATCGCGGCCACACTGTCCCAGATGGACAGTCGGACCAGGCCGGTTTCGATGAGTTTCAGCGCGGCTTCAGCGCCCTGCTCCATGCTGTGCGGCTGGGCGAGCAGAAACGTCGGGTGTTCGTGGTCGATGCCCAGCGCCTGCGCGTAGTCGGGGTCGAAGGAATGCTCGAAGTCCAGGTACAGGATGTGTTCGGTGCTACCGGCGGCGATCAGTTTGGGTTGCAGCTGGGCGGCGGCCTGCAAGCCGGTGGTCGTCTTGCCGGATGATTCCACGCCGTACAGCTCGATGCTGCGCCCGACGGGCAGACCACCGCCGGTGACATGGTTGATGGCCAGGTTGCCGGTGGACAGCCGGCCCACCGTTTCCACGATCACTGAGGGCGGACCCACCCGTAGGTCGAACTTCTTGGCGATGTCTTTCAGCGCCTCGCCCATGCTCATGTGGCGCTCCTCATGGTCGGGTCGGTGTAGCGGGATGTGCCGGCGGCGTCGAAGGTGTGGGTGTTCTGCCAGGTCGCCACGGCCCAGGTGCCGATCAGGTACGCGGCGCAGTAGTCGGTAGCCACCTTGCGGGCGATCGCCTTGTCGCCCGCCCGCAGACAGCGGTGCGCCAGGCCGGGTGCCTGGTAGCCCAGTTCGGCCGCTGCCGGTACGACGGCGTCGGGACCGGTGCCGCGTTTGAGGCCGGCGTACGCCCGGCGCCACACCGCCGGCGGCAGAAACACCACCTCACCGATCTGATCACCCATCCGGTCCAGGATGCGGCCCTGCAGACGGCACACCCGTTTCACCAGGGCGGCGAACGGCAGCCGGTGCGGCAGGTCCTCCACCACCATCGCGGCCGGCGCCTGGCCCGGGCTGTCCATCCACGGCTGGACCAGGCTCAGGATGAAGTCGTCTTCGGTGCGGCCCCACGAATCCCACTGCTGCAGCACGGTTCCGTCGGTCAGGTCCAGCCGGCAGGCCGCCGAGTACCGGGCGGCCAGGTCCACGGCGAGCACCGTCACCGAGGGCCCGCCACGGCGGGGCTGTCCTCGCGGTTCTCGGTGAACAGGACGGGTATGGGCGCCCCGCCGAGGAGGCGGTAACGGTGCGGGTAGGCCCGCGCGGCGGCCTGGCTCAGCACCGCGTGTTGAACGGCGTGCACATGGCCGAGCACTTCCCGCAGGTCGTTGAGACGGGTCAGGTCATCCCCGACGATGTGCGCCAGCGCGTTGGCCAGCTGCGCGGTCAACTGCATCGCCTGGTGTTCGGCTTCGGTGAGCGTGCCCGGCGAATACTGCTCGGCGTCGTCGATCACGAACGGTCCTGGCCGGGCTCGGTCGTGAGCTGCATCTGGTTGGCGGCCAACGCCAGGCCCACCACCCCGACCACCGCGGCCCGCCAGGCGTCCTGATTGGTTTGCGTCAGGTCGTCGAAGGAGGGCATCGGGTTGCCCTGGAAATTCTTGAAGCCGGTGTTCTCCCCATACGCCTGATAGGCGTAACGGGTCCACTCGTCCAATGTCGCGTCGTCTATCACGCCGTCTTCTACCGCCAGCGGGCCCTGTTTTGCGGTTCGGGCTTAGGCGGTGCGCAGCCAGATACCTACCGGCAGCTTGCTCATGTCGGGTACCCGGTGCTGATTCAGCGTGGTCAGCACCGACAACAGCAGGTGACCCTTCTTGGCCACGCCCCAGGCGGTGTCGCCGGGCGCCACGCGGTACACCGGCTTGTGGGGCTGGCGGATACGCAGCTTCTGGCCTGGGGTGAGGGTGTCGGACACCAGGTGGTTGTCGGCCTTGATCTGCTCCGCCTTCGCCGGGTCACCGTAGAAGGTGCGGGCCAGCAGATCCAGACGGTCACCGACGATGGTGGTGATGGTGTCGTAGGTCGGCGCCGTTGGCAGCGGAACGCTGTGTGGTACGGCAGGGTGCGCCACGGCCGGCGCGGCGGGGGCCGCCGGGCGCGGGATGGCGGGCGCGGGTACGACCAGATGTGGCGCGGCGGGGTGGACGATGGCCGGCGCGTGCGGCGCGTACAGCTTGGCGGTGATCTGGCGGATCTGGCCGATGAACGACGTCCACGGGAAGTTGCTGCCCGGGTCGGTGTGGTCGGCTCCGTGGTCGCGGCCGGTATGCCAGCTGGTGGTGACATCCACGTGGCCGCAGATGCCTTTGACACCCCGGCGCATGTCGGCGGGGACAACCTTGCGGATCGGCAGGGCCCACAGATGGCAGATGATGGCGGACAGGTTGGCGGCGCGGGTGATGGTGGCCGGGGACAGATGCCCGGAGCGGCCGGCCAGTTCCAGCTGAATGCTGCGGGAATTGCCGGTGGGGTAGCAGCCGTACGCGACGTGGTCCAGCAGCAAGGTCTGGATGGCCGAGTCGTCGTCGATGACGGCGTGGGCGGAGATCCGGTCGTGGCGGTGGGTGGCGTAGCCGGCCTCGTTTTCGGCGGCCTCGTCGATCTGGGTCTTCGGGTTGTCGGCGCCGGGGTTGTCGGTGGCGTGGATGACCAGCAGCTGGGTGAGGCTGCGACGGCCGCCGTCCCCTGCCGCCTGGCGGAACGGGAGGTCCAAATGGGTCTTGGTGGCCATGAGCGGCGCGCTGCTCTCTGGGGCTAGAGGTGAAGCTCGGCACGCCCACCGCACGGAAACGAGGGCTGAAGCCACTTTTCATGGTATACCCGGTCAAGATGTACATTCCCCAGCTTCGGAGGTCCCCTGCAATGACCTGGTCACTCAATGCCACCGGTACGGCCGAAAACGCCGACGATGAGCAGTTCCTGATCGATGACCTGCGGGCGGCGCTGACATCCGACGCGGCAGGTCCCTACACCGCGACCCTCGTCACCACGTTCCACGGCACGGTGGACCTGCTGGCCAACGTGTCCGGCCCCGAACCCACCGCCGACGACGCGGGAGGGGCAGAAGGCGAGCCCGAATTCGACCCGGGTATCGACGGCCTCTGATCAGTCGGGCACACCGAGCGCCGGGGAGCGGGTGGTTCTCCCCGGCGCTCGGCGTTGGTGTTTCTACCTCAGATTGGCCAACAGCTGGTCGAAGTCGATCGCCGGCTCCGCCGCAGCGGATGCCGGTACCGGCTCAGGCGCTGGTGCTGATGCTGGAGCGGTGGCGGGGGCGAGCGCGCCGAAGGACAGCGGTTCCGTCTCCACCGCCTGGGGGCCGGGCGCGAACAGGGCGGCCAGATCCGGGGGCGGGGATACCGCCACCGGTGCCGCTACCGGTGCCGCCGGGGTGGTGCCGAGCCCGTCCAGCAGACCACCCAGGTCCACCACCGCCGGTGTCGCGGCAGCGGTCACGGTGGTCACCGCCGGCTGGACGGGCGCGGACTGTGCCGGTACGGCCTGCAACGGTGTTGCCGTCGCCCCCAGCAGGTCGTCGAGTCCCTGGGTCAGGTTGGGGAATTCGGTTCCCGCCAACGCGGCGGAGGGGTCGGGTACCGGGGCACCGCGGGCCACCGCCCACCGCTGGTCCAGGGTTTCCAGATCCCGTTCCACGTAGCGGCGCTCGGCGGTGCGACCACAGGCCCGTTCCAGGTTGTCGGCCCGGTTGTTGCGGTACGTCTCCAGCACCAGTTCTTTGATCTGGTCGTTGAGCTGCCAGACGCTGCGGGCGCCGGGGTTGACGTCGAAACGCTGGAAGCTCTCCGGGATCTGGCACGGGCCGAGCAGCAGGTCCCGGCCGCGCAGCTCCCCGTGCTCCTCCTGGATCTTGTACAGCTTGTCGTAGTAGCCCTCGGTGAAACACCACACCACACACGCGCAGGCGAACGGGATGATGGGTTTGCCGCCGTGGTCGAGCCCGTAACGGATCAGGTTGACCGCGAAGCGGCGCTCCGGCGCGCTGACCTCGGCGCCGTCCTTGGCCGCCTTGCAGATCGGGCAGTTGCCCGGGTCGACGCCCTTGTCGGCGATGATGCCGAGGTCCCCCAGACACATCGGCCGGCCGATGAAATCCAGATCGAAGTCCACATAGGACTCACCGTTCTTGCGTTCCTTGCGGATCTTGACGGCCTGGCCGTTGACGATCTTCGGCGCACGCAGGGTGTGCACCCAGGCGTAGGTGGGGTGTTCCAACATGACCACCCGGGCGGTCTCATTCGCCTTCAGTTTGAAGAAGTTGAAGTCGATCCCGTTGTCACGCTTGTTTTCCGGTGTGAAATCAATCTGCGGCATGGTGGTTCCCCCGTGGATGTTTCGGTTGCTGGCTGTCTGGCGGTTCGGCGGTGTCGGGGCGGGCGGTACTCGACCGCAGTGGTAGTAGGGCGCGGAGGTCCCGGCCGAATGTGGCCAGGCTCTTGGCCAGCATCGGGAAGGTCATCTGCTGTCCTGGGTGGGGTGGGCGGTGCTGGCAGGGGCAGGTGCGCGGGTGTTCGCAGTCGCTCGGGTCATGGGGCTGCGTGTGACAGCTGGCGCAGATCATGGGCGGTCTCCAGTTGATCGGCGATGGCCCGCAGCTCGGCCACGATGTCGGTGGGCAGGCGTACCGCCGAGGTGTTGCCAGCGACGGCCTGCAGCCCGTAGCCGTAGCAGCTCAGGACGGCCTCCAGCCGGTCCAGGGGTGGCATCCGGTCGCCGCGTTCGTACGCCCCGACATTGATGCCGAACTGGGTTTCGAAGTCGGCGAGGCTGAGTTTGGCCGCGTGCCGGAGCTGGCGCAGCAGTACACACAGCCGGTGCGGCTGCCGGCCGGCGGCCTGGTGGTCTTCGCAGCTGTCGTCGTCGGTCAACACGGTCGCTCCCCTACCGGAAATCCGGTACCCCCGGCACCCATCTCTACCGTCCACACCACACGGTTTTCCCGTCTGGGCCTCACCGCTCCAGGTGCGTCTCCAGCAGATACGTGCGCAACAGCTGGGTGATGTCGTAGCGCAGCCCGTCCAGACCCCGGAACGCAATCCGCAGAAACTCCACCGCCTCGTCACACACGTGGGCCAGCTCGGCGGCTCGGCGGGCCACCACCCGCTGGTCGAGCACGACCAGATTCGCTTCAGCGGCCCGTTCCCGGGCGGAGCTGAACCCGTCACCGGGCTGCACCACGGCGGAGCGGGCGCGGACCGCGGCGCTGTCCCAGGCGTCGTTGGTGGAGGCGTCCAGCCGGGTCGCGGCCCGGTGGGCGCGGGCCCGGATCCGGATCGCGGTGCGCAGCAGCTCCTCCACCCGGTCCTGGCGGCGGCGTACGTCAAACAGGTACGCCTGCACCTCGCCGACGGTGGCCGCCACCGGGGGCAGCTCGGTCATGGTGCGCAGCAGACCGGTCTCCTCCATGAACCGCTCCAGCGTGGCGATCACCTCGGCGCTCACGGCGAGCGCAGCCGGTCGAGCGCGCGCACCTTGCTGGCGTTCAGCTCCACCATGCGGGGCCGGCCCTGCTCCTCGGCCATGCCGTAACGGGTCATCAGCTTGGCCAGCACGAACCGCTCGCCCTCGTTGTCGAGCAGCTGGAACGCGACCTCGGTCGGTACGTCAGCGGGCGCAACGCCCGGCAGGCCGGCCGCGTGCAGCAGCCGGCGCAGGTCATCGTCATCCAGCTCCACATCGATCTTGGCCCAGACGTTGGGCTGAACCTCGCCACTCCACCCCTGCCGCACTCTCACACCATGTACTGCCTGCTCGGCGCGGCTGGTTGCGGCCTGTCACAGCACTAGGTTTTTCACCAGCACAGCCGGCTCGACGGTGTCGGCGTCGTAGAAGACACTGACCGGGCCGAGGATGATGGCGACCGCGCCCACGTCGGCGGGCCCCAGGTCTGTGCCGTGTTCCAGTTCCATGTCCAGGTCCCCTTCCGGGGTGCGCAGGGTGAGCACATCCGGCCCGGGCCGCTCTGCCAGCAGGGCGCAGAACTGGCCGTAGGCGGCCTGTACCGGCATCTCCGGTAGTTCGACGATGACCCGCCGCGGATTGTGGTCGGTGGCCGTACCGTCAGCGTCGTCGCGGGCCGCGGAGTCCTCGGTGCTGGCGGTGACCAGGGCCAAAGCCTGGCGGATGACGGCGGCGTCGACCGTCTCGCCCAGATCCAGATCCTCCTCACCGGTGTCGTCGTCGACCTCCACGGCCGGGGACAGCTCCTGCACCGCGGAGTCGCCTTTCACCAGGTAACGGCCGTCGTCAGTGATCTCGATCTTGACCGGGCTGCCCCAGCGTTTGGCGATGTGCCAGTCGGCATGCAGCGGTGGCCAGCCCGGTACGTCGATGGTGATGGCGGGCATGAGCACCCCGATCACCTGCTGAGGCAGCACCGTTTGGTCGACGTAGAACTCCAGCGCGTCGTGGACGTTCATCACCAGGTGCACCCGGTCCTGCAGCCCGGCCCGGCGCAACGCGATGCGGGCCCGGACCATCATCGCCTTCACCATGTCCCCGGTGGCGGCACCCTGGATGGGGTAGTTGACGCAGGCCCGGTCGCCTTTCTGGTAGATCCAACGCTTGTCTGATTTGTATTCCCAGATGGGCAGCTTACGACCGAACCGGCTGGTGACATAGCCGAATGCTTTACCGTGCTGGATCTGCTTGTCCCGCCACGCGGCGATATTGGAGAAGACACGGAAATAGCTGTCATACAGGGACTGGGCTTCGTCCAGAGTGATCGCCATCCGGTCGGCAAGTGATTTGACACCCATGCCGTACAACAAAGCGAAATTCAAAGTCTTTCCCATGTCGCGGAAGTCGGAGGTGACTTCATCGATGGGTATTTTGAGCATCAGCGCGGCGGTGAGGCTGTGCACATCCTGACCGGTGGCGAACGCGCGGAGCAGGGCGGTTTCCTGTGCTTCGCCCGCGATGGCGCGCAGCTCCGCCTGGGACAGGTCGAAGCCAAGGATGTAGTGCCCGGGCGGCGCGACGATGGCATCCCGGAAGTTGAATTTGAAACATGTCCCGGGCGGCGGCGGGTATTCGTCGCAGCGACATTTGGCGCCGTGCGCTTCCGCATGCGCCTCGTGAACGAGGCGGGCCTCTTTCAGATCAAAGTGATATATCTTCGGGCTCTGCTGGTACGGCGGATCGGCCACGGCAAATCGTCCGGTGATCACCACCGCGGACAGGTGATGGGGATGGGTGCGGCCATCGGCGGCGTAACTGTACTGCTTTTCGTAAGAGTTCAGATAGGTCCCGAGTAGGCGCGTCATTTCCTTCCACTGGAGGATGCGTTTCACCACCGGGTATTTCTTCGCCAGCGTGGCCAGGGCGATCTGGCCGGTACTCATCCGGCGCTGGTCGGCGGGCAGGTCACGGGTCTTGGCGGTGTAGACGGAGGTGCGCATGCCCAACTGTCCATAGAGGATGGCGGACACTTTCGCCGGCGAGGCCAGGTTGATGGCCACCGTCTCGCCGACCATCTCGGACAGCTCGGTCATGATTTCGGCATTGAAGCGTTCCTGGAACGCGGTCAGTTCTTCGGCGCCCCGGCGCATGAAGCCCCAGTCGTAGACGACGCCGAACTCCTCCATTTCGCAGACCACCTGCAGGACCGCGGTCTCCACCTGGAACAGGCCCATACGGCACACCTGCGGGTGGTAGTGCTCGTGCAGGGCCAGGCACCAGGCGGAGTCTTCGCAGGCGTAGTCGATGACCTGGGGGGTCAGTTCCAGGGTGTTGAACCGCAGCATCTTCTGCCGGTTTTTGGGCAGGTCGGGGAACAGCTCGGCCAGCTCGGTCATCTTATGGTCGAAGATGGCCTCGGTCAGGTATTTGAGGCCGAACTCCTGGTGGTCGGCGGCCAGGTACGCCTCCACCTGGGTGTCGGAGCGCAGCGGGAAGTAGCCGCCGTTGGCGCGTACCGCCGGGCCGTGTTCGGGGTCGTCGGCCAGGTGCTGGGTGAACCAGCGGGCCAGGTGGCGTAGCTCGAACGTGGCGCCGTGCGCGACCCCACGGCCGCTGTTCAGCAGTGGCCACAGCAGCCGGGCCACCGGCTGGCTGTCCAGGTTCTCCCCCACGTCGTGGCGCAGCGGGATGTAGCGGGCCCAGTCGGTGGAGTTGGTGAACGAGATGCCCACCACGATGGCGGTTTCCGGATGCAGGGAGAATTTGGCCCGCTCGGTGGTGCCCAGGTAGCCGGTTTCGATGTCGAAGGAGATCGGTCCGTCGCCGGGGGTGAGGCGGTCGCAGAACCGGGTCAGCTCGTCGATGCTGCCGATCAGCCCGTAGTTCTTGTGCGCCACAGTGTCTCTACCGCAAATCCGGTAGGGGTTACGTCACCGCGTCGGCGAGGTGGGTCAGGCTGGCGCGGAGCTTGTTACGGGCACCGTTTCTGGGGGAATTCCACAGGGAATGCGGGTCGTAGCCGAATGCGGCGACCAGATCCGGCCCGCGCAGGCCACGCCAGAACCGCAGGTAGACGTAGCGGCGTTGGCTGGGGCTGAGCTGGGCGATGGCGTCCAGGATGGCGCCGCGGTGGTAGGCCCAGAGGATGCTGTCCACGGTGTCGGCGGTGGCCAGGTTCTCCCACAGCGGATGATCCGAACAGGGTGCTTCAACCACACCGAGCACCGGTGAGCGGCCCATCAGGCGGGGCGGCCGGCCGGTCCAGGTCTGGTCGCGGGAGCAGTCGCGCATGCGCCACAGGGCGTGCTGGGTGAGCCAGGCCGGTAGGGCGCCCTTGGCCGGGTCGAAGGTCTGGGTGGCCCGCCACATCGCGATCCAGCCCTCCTGGGCCAGTTCTTCGCGCTGCTGGGTGTCGGACACCAGCCCGGCGGCGACGGTGCGCAGCCAGCCACGGTACTGGGCGAGCAGCGCGCTCTGATCCACCGGTGAGCCTTCCGCTGCGCGACGGGGTGGGAGGACCGGGCCGCCCCCCCTGATCGTCAGATCAAACGGCCCGGTCCCCGCTTTCCAGCCGAGGACAGGTGGTACGGGCCGCGCTTCCCCCGCGAGCCCACGTGGAGGCGCAAGACTCCACGGGTCGCTCACGCCGCCCGACTCCACCTGCCTACCAGAGCGTCATGCTGGTGCTCCGGCTCGGCGCCCACCGTGGGAGGAGTGTCCACAACGGGTGCCGCTCACTACGTCTACCGGCTCGCTGCGTTGTTTTGCGGGCGGGTCAACGGCGGCAGCCGCGCTTGGCCCGCAGCACCTGGTCCAGTTCGGTGAGGGCAGGGTCGACGTCGGCGAGCACGAGGCACGCCTGCATGGCTCGTACGGCGCCGCGCAGCCGCCAGAGCATGTTGGACGTGGGTGTGTTCCGGTTGGGGTTCACAGGCTGCTCCTTCGGCGGCGCGGGGCTACGACACTTCGGTGACTTCCACCCGGATCTGGAAGTGGCGGCGGTCGGCGCCGGCGGTGGTGGCCACCTCGATGGTGACCCGTTCGTCGGCGGCGTCGGCGCCCAGGTGTTGGCCGGGTACCGGCCGTAGCCGGTACTGGCCGCCGGATTCTTTGACGTAGTCGGTGTAGCCGTCCATCCATTCCACCAGGGTGTCGTGTGCCCACTGGCGGACCAGGTCGGTGGTGACGTGGCCGGTGTCGCCCATGGGGTTTCCCCGTCCGGCCAGGGACAGCAGGTGGGCGGCAGCGATGCGTTCACGCAGGGTGTCGGCGGGGCCGGCGCGGAAGGTGTAGTCGGCTTCGATTTCCCGCAGCATGGGAGTGTCGGCCATGGACAGGGCGGCCAGGGCGGCGTTGAGGCTGCGGGCCCGGGCCAGGCTCTGGCGTACGCGGTAGACCGGGTCGGAGGCGGCCGCGTCCTGGCTAGTCTGCACGGGCGCCGTCCAGTGCCGTGGTGTCGTCGGGTTTGAACTGCACACCGGTGATCTCCTGCACTTTCACCAGCAGTTCGGCGAAGGTGGGTGGGCGGGCGGTGCCGAGGCCGTTGTTGTCCGGGCCGTCCTCCATGACGGTGGTGTAGCCGAACAGGGCCACCGCCTGGGACCGGTTCAGGCCGAGCAGGGCGCTGGCTTCATGGAACACGACGCGGGCCGGCGGCTGGGGTTGCGGGGACCGTGTGCGCAGCAGGTAGGTCCAGCCGGCGAGGCAGGCCACCGTGCCGCAGGTGTCGCCCCAGTAGCCGTCCACCCAGCGGGCCGGGTCCCACTGGTCCAGGTGCAGCTCGATGAAGCCCAGCACCTCGCGTAGGGCCGCTTCGTTAGCCACTCTGATGCCCCCCGACTGGCTGGTGTGTTAGCAGTATGGGCAGCTCACCGCGGGTGGAGCGAGGCCCTGGCCGTTCTGGGTGTGTGCGCCACACGTTGGGGTGACCGGGCGGCGGCGTGAGGGGGCTCGGCTGAGGTGGCCGCCGGGTGCATGGTCCAGACACCCGGCGGCACAAACAGGGGACACGGACGGTGTTGTCGGCATCGGGTCCACCCGGTGACTGCCAGGATTGACCTTGTCGCTACAGCCTCGTGCCGGTCTGTCCAGACCCTAACCACGGACAATCACTCTGCGTGGCCATTCACTGACTTTTCGTCAAACTCAGTGACCCTGTGACCGTAGGATCCGGAAACCGGACCATATGCCCAGATCCGAGGAGTACCGCCAATGAGCCTGGACCCTGTGCCCACACGCCTGCGCCTGGAAGACCACCCGGGCGCGGTGCAGGCCGCCGCGCGCCGGATGGCCGCCATCCAGGGCAACGACTTCGACAATCCGGAGATGGCCGATGCGCACTGGCCGGGGCCGGGCAGCAGCGGTGACCCCGCCGCGTTCCGCCAGGAGTACCAGGACGCGGCCCGGCAGGTGTTGAAGGCGGCCCGGGCCGCGTTCGAGGAAACCCCGGAGGATGACGGGTTTGAGCTGATCGCCGGGGAGCTGCTGGCCATCTACCGGGACACCCGTACCGAGCCGGTGGACAAGCTCGACGACGGCAGCCGACTGGCCCAGGCCCTGGCGGCGGTGATCCGGGCGTGGCTTCGCTCGGTGGCCGAAGACCCCATGCTGGCCGGGCATGAGGCGTACGCCGACGATGTGGTGCGCGACCTGGCCAGCCGGGTGACCCTGCCCCGGCGGCCCACAGATGGCTGAACCGCCGGCGGCCCGGGTGCAGTTGGTGGTGACCTACCAGGATCACCAGGTGATGTACTACCCGGTGCGGGAGAGCTGGCGTGTTGCCGCCGCCCAGCGGTGCCTGGTGGTCGGCCGGTTTCCCCGGCTCTACATCCCGTTGGATTCGGTGCTGTCGTTCGTGGTGGAGCCGCTGCCGGACACCACAGTGGACAGCCACTCGTCGCCGAGCGCGTCCAGGGCGTCGAACAGATAGCGGCGGTCCAGGTTTTGCAGCGCCCGGTGCACACGGCGAGCCGGCGTGCCATCCGGACCCTGCGCGAAGGCGGAGGCTTCCACGTAGCTTCGCGCCTCGCTCCGTAGGGTGCGACTGACACACCAACCCGGTGCCAGGGCCAACAGCGCGGCCGCGCTGTCACCGAGGCCATTCGTGGGTCGGGCTCTGGCTGCGATGGCCGGCTGCGCCACCTCACGGACGTAGCTCTCCACCAGTGCGGCGACCGCGGCCGTCTGGGCGGCCTCCCCCTCCAACCGCTTCACCGTCTCCCACAGCACGTCCACCGGACTGCGGGTGAAATGTGCCACGATCGCCACCACCGCCTGCTGGATGACCGGGGAGGCGGCGATCTCCGCCCGCAGGCGTACCAGCTCTTCCGCGTCGAGCGCCCGACCGGTCCATCCCTCAACCTGGCCGGCGGAGAGCAACAGCTCCTCGGGAAAGATGCTGATGGTGGTGGTGTCGGCAGCCTGGCTGCTCATCGGTTCTCCTCACAGGTGGTGCGGGGTGGGCCCGGTACGGTCTCAGACGGCGAGCAGTTTGCCGATCCACTGGTGGGACACGCCAAGCAGGACCGCGGCGTCGCGGAACGACAGACCTTGACCGGCGACCAGTTCCCGGGCCAGCTGATCAGTTTCGGCGAAGAGTCTGGCTTCGGCGGCGGCCAGCTCCGCGCGGCGCCGGCGGATGTCGGCGGTGACCCCCTCCAGGTGGGGCTGGCCGAAGTCGAACCGGTAGGTGAACTCCACCTCCACCGTCGGCCTGACCCGTTCGGCGACCAGGTCCTGGACCCGTTCCTGCAGGCTGACCAGGCTGCCGGCGCGTACCGTGCCCCCACCCACCGGTGCCTCCCCGGCAAAGGTGGCCACCCACCCGGTGGAGTCCCGGGTGACATCCACCGCGCAGGGGAAAACCTTCTTCGTCTTAACCATCCCAGCAGTCTACCGGATTGACACCGCGATGCCTAGTCAGTAGACATCGATATGCAGCGAAGGCGGGCATACCGGGCGATACGCTGGCTGCGCTGGTCGGCCTCCGACCTTCCGCCCTGGATGATGACCGCTCCCACGCCAGGGCTTCGCCTTTCGGCGGTCAAACCAGGGGTGACCACCCATGTCGGACGCGATTCCACTCGGCCCGGACGACAACACACCGCAGCCCACTACCGCTGATCCCCACCAGGATCAGATGAGCGCCGAATACGCCCGCGAGCGGGTGCAGGTACGCGAAGCCCATGACCGGCTACAGATCCGCATGGGTGAGGAACGTGACACCGAGCGGGCCGAGGTGCAGGCCGCCCAGGACCGTTTCCAGGACGCCATGAGCGGCGAGCGGGCCACCGAGCGGATCCAGGTCAACGCCGCCCAGGACCGTTTCCAGGAGCGGGTCGCCGAGGAACATGAACAGGCCCAGCTTCAGGTGCAGGCGGCGCAGGACCGTTTCCAGGGGGTGATGGACACCGAACACGCCCAGCACCTGACCGACCGGGAACATCTGCAGTCGCGGCTTAACCAGAGCCAGCGGCTGGAGATGCTGGGCCAGCTGGCCGGTGGGGTGGCGCACGACTTCAACAACCTGCTGTCGGTGATCCTCAACTACGCCGCGTTCGTAGTGGAGGAGCTGACCAGCGCGGAGCCGGATCTGGCGGCGTCGGTGGTCGACATCGGCCAGATCGAGCGAGCCGCCCAACGGGCCACCGACCTGACCCACCAGCTGCTGGCGTTCGCCCGGCGGGAGGTGGTGCAGCCGCAGGTGCTGGACCTGAACACGGTGGTGCTGGATGTGGAGCACATGCTGCGCCGAACCCTGGGCGCCGACATTCTGATGGAAACCGATCTGACCGACGGGCTGTGGCCGATCCTGGGCAACGCCGGCCAGATCGAACAGATCCTGATCAACCTGGCGGTCAACGCCCGTGACGCGATGGCCGAGGGTGGTGTCCTGCGCATCGACACCGCCAACGTGGATGTGGACACCGACGTGCTGCTCCATTCGGGGCGTCATGTGCAGCTGCGGGTCACCGACACCGGCATCGGGATGCCGCCGGAGATCTTGAGTCACGTATTCGAGCCGTTTTTCACCGCCAAGGCCGACGGCCTGGGTACCGGGCTGGGGCTGTCCACCGTGTACGGCATCGTCGCCCAGGCCGAAGGCACCATCGAGGTCCGTTCCCAGCCCGGTGCGGGTACCACCTTCACCATCCTGATCCCCATCACCAAGGAAGCGGTGACGCCGGAGAACACGGACCCGGTCGCGTACGAGCGGGCTCCGGCCGGGGAGATGGTACTCATCGTGGAAGACCAGGAAGCGCTGCGTACCGTCACCCGGCGGATCTTCCGCCGCAGTGGCTACAAGGTGATGACCGCGTCCAACGGACCGGAGGCGATCGCGTTGGCCACCGAATACGAGGGTGAGATCCATCTGCTGCTCACCGACGTGGTGATGCCGCACATGCTGGGCAAGGAGGTCGCGGAGCGGATCATCGCGCTGCGCCCCGACATCGAGGTGCTGTTCATGTCCGGCTACGCCCAGCCGGTGCTGGCATCCCAGGGCCGGCTGGAACGCGATGTCAACCTGATCGAAAAGCCGTTCACCGCGGCTGCGCTGATCGAAAAGGCGGGCCGCATCCTCAACGGCCACTTCGCCGGTTTCCGCACCGTACGACCTGCCGGCGACGGACCCTAGCCGAAAAGGGTGATGGAACATGCCCGCACGACCGGACTGCCGATTGTTTCCACATAGTCGGTGGTGTGACCAGTCACTGACCAACCCACGGCGCCCGTACGCTCGGGAAAATCCAGCGGCACGACATCGGTAGTGATCGCGAACGCGATACATGACCTGGTCATCATCTCTGCTTCCGGGACGGGCCGGCTCACGGTCCAGTAACCCAGTGCAGCGCTTGGAATCTGGACGGTGCTGAGAACTGCGCCGACCGGATCCATGAAAGTCTCGGCCGCCGCCTCGGCCTCGCCTGCGAAAGACTGTGTCGCCGGGCCGGCGTTGACGATCCCGCGCACATCGATGAGGCGGTTGAGGAAAACAGATGCGACGATCCGTACTGCGAGTGCGCCGGCCGGGCCTTGAGGCTGGCCGGTCACAAACGCGGGTGGCTCGGCTATCTCTAGTACCCGGAGGTTGAAGGTGGAATGCGAACCACTGAGACCGTCCACGATATCCAGACCCGCTGATCCGACGATACCAGCAAGATTAATGGTCACATATTTTCGTAGGGTCGGGTCCTGAACCATCAACCAACGAATCGGATTTAAGTCAACAATGAAATAGGACACGACCCGGCGCCGGTCAAATGACGCACCACCCGCGCTGCGCGCACTCACACCCGTAGTGACATTGTTCAGCTGAACCTGCCACGTAGGGGTGGAGCCGCCGAGGTACTGCAAGACCCAGGACAGGGAGCGCAGGCCCCCGAGCGTCGCATAGTTCAACTCGGCAACCACGCCCGCCGGCGCGGCGGCCACATACAGGACAGTCACCCACGACCCGTCATGGCGCTTCAACCTCAACGGCCGGGCGCCTGGGGCGTCCGGTGCCACGTGAGTTAGCCACACACCATCGGGCAGCTTCAACCGCAGAAGCTGCGGCGACGTCGGTCCGGCCGCGTCGACCGAAACGGTCGCCCACGATCCGATACCGTCCTTCACCCGGAGGATGCCCACTACCAAGGCCCAGGATTGACGACCAGCACGTCACGGGGGGGCCGGCCAGCGTCATATCCGACATGTCGCATGCCTCATCCTAGCCAGCATCCGGGCCTCCCCCGGACACACACCGGAGCCTGAACCTCCCGACGGCGGATTCAGGCTCCGGGGCATTTGCGTGAACGCGGGTGCCTTACTCCGCCGCAGTGTCCTCGGCCAGCTCGGCCCTCTCCTCACGGTCACGCTGACAGAATGCACACGCCGGGTCGCCACAGTGGCCCCGGATGCCGGGCCGGCAGGTCCGCTGCGGCCCGGCCCCGACGGCGGCCCGGACGGCGTGCACCTGGTCGCGGTGTTCGGGTGTGGTGCGGCGGGGTCTGGTCATTGAAGCGTCTCCCACGGGCCGGGCTGCGGGCTGGCGTAGGCCCGCAGGGCGTGCAGCTCGTCGCTGGCGTAGCCGGGCGGGACCACCGACAGCAGATCACGGACGCCGACCTGGTGCACGCGCAGGTTCACCCCGCTGTAGGAGCTGACCGCGTCCAGGCCCAGCCGGACACCGCCGGCGACGTCACCGCCCGTCACCAACGCCCGGCCGTAGTAGATCTTCGCGTCGGCCAGCCACAGCGGCGTGGCCGCCAGCAGCGGTACCGCCCGGGTGTGTGCCCTCTCGGCGCTGGCGGGGGTACCGGCCCGGCATTCCAGGAAGTTGTCGAACAGCGCGGTGCGGGCGGTGTGGGTGGCCGGGTGGTCCGGCTCCGGCAGCGCCTCGGCGGTACGCCACATATCGGCCACCGCCTGACGGCCCTCGTCCACCGCCCCGGTCAGGCCGGCAATGTGCACCCGCGCCGCGTGCGCCTCCAGTCGGCCCACAGTGACCGTAGGGCTCAGCGCCAGGGTCGTCTCGATCTCGCGTCGCGCGTGCGACAGGCTCCAGCCCTCGTAGACGCCCCGCACCACCGAGCGGCCCCGCACATCGGCCCGCACCCGGTTGTCGCCGCTACGGTCCGCCAGGCCGGCCGCCGTGCCGTACCAGCCGTGCGCGGCGGTGAGCTTGCCCTGGTTGCCCGACCACAGGCCGTACAGCTGGGACAACACCGCCGTGGTCGCCAGGGTCCGCGGGTCGGGCCGCTCCGCTACCCGCTGCCGCAGGATGAGCAGTTCGGACAGCAAGTCGGTGCCGTACACGGTGGTGGGTTCCAAGAAATAGCGGCGCTCGAAGTTGGCCACCACCTGCTCCAGGTCATCGCCCGTGTCGCGGGACAGGGCCGTACGGATCACCTCAGCCAGCGTGTCCGGACCGAACGTGAAGCCGGCCCCGAGCGAGGTGCCGATGATGCTCACAAGCGCGCGTCGTCTCATGTCGCTGCCTCCGTTGGTGGTCAACATGACCAGCAGCGGAGAGGTACCCAGCACCCGGTCGCATGCGTCCGCAAGCTCCGTCGTGGGCTGCCGCTTACCGGTCTCGACATTCCCGATATGGCTTTTCGCGTAAGACGTCGCTGCGGCCAGGTCCGCCTGACTCAGACCGGCCGCGGTTCGCAGACTGCGCAACGCCTCACCGAAATCCTGCACTGCCGCCACCTCCCGGGGGAATGAGTCATGGCCTGTTGAAGACGACTTGAAGACCTGCACCGTATGGATTCACACACGCACAACGCCGAGGCTAGCAAAAGAGCCGAGTCAGATCACCGACCCGGCCGCGGGGGTTATTTGATCTTCGCGCGGCATGAGCCGCCTATACAAGCCTGGAGGACACTGTGGGTTACCTGGTTATTGCCGTCCTGGCAATGGCAGCGGGCGGGACGATGGGCTGGTTTCTCCGGCGTCGGGTGGACAACTGGTGTGTGACCTGCCACGCCGCCGTGGGATCGATGTGTGCCGAATGCCGTGACCGGCTGCAGGAACGCAACAGGATCATCGCCAACGCCGAACCCGCGGCGGCCCTCCGTGGATGAGCCGACCACGTCCTCCCTGGCCCGGCCCAATCCGACCCGGGTGGCGATCACCGTAACGCTCGGTGCTGGCACCACCGCGTACGTCGACGAGGGCTCCGCCCCGATTCTGATCATCGATACCGGACAGTGCGAATTGCTGCTGGAGGCGACCCACCCGGACGGCGACACGATCATCGCGGTTGACGCTCTGGTGGCGGCGGCACTGCAGCTGCAGAAGTCCCTCGCCGCCTGGGTCGCCCGGGAGGGCGGAGGACCCCCGCGATGACGGCGGTGCCGCGGATCGTGGCCCCGAACATGATCATCACCCTGAAAGACCCGCACTACAAGTACGGCACAGGTGACATCACCATCAAGGTGCTCGCAGTCCGGTGGGATCTGCTCCGCTACTTCGAGGACAAGGAAACGTTCATCCACGCGAAAAGGGTCTACTGGGACGGGAGCTTGTCCCATGAACCTTTCAGCTTGCTGTGCGACATCGCCGAAGCCAACAAGGCAGCGCAGGCGTGGTTAGACGAACAGGACCGACAACAGAAAGAACAGGCTCGGCAACAGAAAGAACTCGCCGGACAACAAGCCGAGGAGGTGGATGCATGAAAGGCGACGAGCACACCCGGTACGACCCGGAGATGCTGGTGGCGCCACCGGGGGCGCACCCGACCATCTGGGCGCTGTGCGCGTACCTGGACCAGGACCACCGGCCGGACACCCAGGGGCGCACCTGTGTCACCTGCGGGGAGACGTTCCCGTGTGTGCCCTCCCAGACCGCTCAGCGGGGCTACCAGGTCGCGCGGGGCCCGGTGTGGCCCGGCACCCGCCAGGCGCTACCGCCGGCCCGGGAGCTGGCCGCCTGCCCGGTCGCCGCCCCGGCCGGCAGTGACTACGCGGCGTACGCCCAAGCCCGCCGTGACGCGGCCGACCGGATGCCGTGGCTGGCGGGCGACGCCGGCCCGCGGCGATGAAGCCCGTGCACCGCTGGCCGGCCACGGTCACCTGGCGCTATCTGGCGTACCTGGCTCAGCGCCAGCAGCGCCGGGCGCGGACGTTCGCGGACAGCCGCAACGGTGCGCATTCGTATCAGGGAACCTACCAACAGAGGAGTTCAGCACTGTGGTTGTGAACAAATGGGGACGTCGCGCGGTCCTGGCGGCGATCGTGGTCGCGTCGTTTGGCCTGCACGGCTGCAGCAGCCACGACACACACGCCGTACCAGCCGTGGCGGCGTCGACGCACCCGACGGCCGTCCCGGACGCCGGACAACCCTCAATCATCGGTTCGTGGCAGGTGAAGGTGACCGGGGCGCCCTACTCGCCACACCTGTTCGCGTTTCTGCCCGGCGGCGTCATGATCAGCACCAACCCGTCCGGCGTACAGGCCACCGGCGCGGACGGCACCACCGATTCGATCGGGCTGGGCACGTGGCAGGTCACCCACGGCACCGGGGTTCCCGGGGTGGCGAGCTTCGTCGGGTCGTTCGTGGAGCTGAACGCTTCCTCCCGCACCCGCAAGCCGGCGCCGGCCCTGCAGGTGACCTGGCGTATCACCATCATCGGGGACACACTCACGGGGACCGCGGTGGCCGGCCTGGCCGGCGACAAGGCCACCCGGCCGGCGTCATTTCAGGGCACCCGGATCAAGACCGACGTGTCCCGGGTCGCGTCCGTGTCGTAACACCACGCACGTACGGGGGATGGGCGGCCCAGGTCCTGAACCCCTGGGCCGCCCTACTGTGCGTCGGCGGCCGGCAGGTTCACCGTGGTCTCACTCCACGGACGACGACGGGGCCGGTGGCACCGGCAGATGCACATCTGGTCACACCACTTGCACTGGCCCGGCTCTTTGACGGTGCCATCGATGGCGACCGTGGCCTGGCAGTGTTTGTGGTGACCGTGCAGACAGCTGGTCGAGTAGTACCAGTGGCCGGACAGGCGCAGCAACAGCTGCCGAAGCCAGATCACAGACATCTCCCCCGTTGACCGGATGGGCCCCCGCACCACCCGTGAACCTTTTCTACCACGTTGTGGCCGGAATATCCCGATACGGTGGATTTTGCGCCGTACGATGCTGACGGACCAAGTTTGAGGAGCACCTGTGGTGACACTGCTCGAACCAGCGGTCGGCGTGGATCTGGCGCTGACGCTGGCCACGTTCGGCACGCCCTGCGAATTCGACGGGTTGGAGAAAGACTCCGCCGACCTGATGCGCTACGCGGAGATCATCGACGCGACCCGACCCGATGTGGTGGTGGAATGCGGCACCCGCTTCGGCGCATCGGCGAACTGGTTCGCCAACCAGGTCGATCTGGTGGTGACCATCGACACCGACGGCAGGCCGAACAAGGCCCGCAAGCGCGACAACGTCGTGGCTCTGATCGGGGATTCAATCAACAGCGGCATCCTGGCCCAGGTGGCCGCGCTGGTGGCCGGCCGGCGCGTCATGGTGAGCCTGGACTCCGACCATTCCCGCGACCATGTCATCGCCGAGATCACCCACTACGCGCCGCTGGTCAGCACCGGCTGCTACCTGGTGGTGGAAGACGGCATCTACCACTGGCGCGAACACGACTACGCCGGCGATCCGCTGGAAGCGATTTCGCTGACCCTGCCGGGCCGGGCCGATTTTCAGCGGGACACCGACATTGAGGGCCGGTACCGGGTGACCGGGTCACCGGCCGGCTGGTGGTGGAGGACACACGATGATGCACCATGAACTGAAGACACACCCGCCGATGTTCGAGCGGATCCTGTCCGGTGAGAAGACCTTCGAGGTCCGCCGGGACGACGGCCGCGGATTCCAGGCCGGGGACACCCTGGTCCTGTGCGAATACAACCCGGCCGGCACACACGATTGTGACGACGCGGGCTGCAGTCAGCGCCGCTACACCGGGCGGGTGGTGGTCAAGCGGGTCGGCTTCGTGGCGAAAGGCGAACTGTTCGGCCTGCAGCTGGGCTCCTACGCCATCATGTCGCTGCTGCCCGATGAGGACCCTGCCCCGCACAGCCGGCAGGACAACAGGCTGGACCAGCAGTGATTCTGGCCCAACGGCACCACGACGAACTGATCGTCGCGCGGGACGAGATCACCCGGCAACTGGAGCGTTTCGGACCGGCAACGACGGCATCCAGTTTCGTGCACCGACTGGTGCACGGGCACCTGACCGCGCTGGCCGACCAACTCGGGTTCGCCCTGTTGGGCGAATGCCCGGAGCAGCCGGAGGAACTGATCGGCCACCCGATCGGGCAGTACCACTGTCCGTACTGCGGTTGTATGGCGCTGGCCGGTATGGCCGGGCACTGGCATGACGAGGACTGCTGGCTGGGCCTCAACGACCCGGACGATCCGGCGTTGCACGGCCCACAACCCATGAGCGCAAACCGAATCGAGGAATAGAGATGCCCAACAGTCCACAGACGTCCGATTCGCAGTTCAATGTCGTGTGCGGCAAATGCGGTGAGCGGTTCACCCGCCACGTGCTGCCGGTCGGGCACGACTGCACACCCCGGTGGCTGTTCTTCTGGCCACGCGAACATCCGGTGCTGATGGCGCTGTTCGCCGGGGGGATCGGGCTGGGCACCGGCGCGTACGCCTGCGCCCTGGTCGGCGCGTTCGCCCGTTGGGCGACCACACCGTGAAGGCGAGCACCGCGACCGAGCACCCGGTGACCATCACCCGCAAACGCCATGACGTGAAGCCACCCGATGTGAAGTCATTCGAGCCAGACGCCCGCACCATCCGGTGGATGCTGGACCCGCACACGGAGAAGCTGAAGCCATGGGGGTCGATGGAGACGCGCTACGTCTTCGTCACCCCGAAGCTGGCCGCGCTGGCCCTGGAACGCAACGTGCGCAACCGGCCCTCTGCGCCGGCGTGGCTGCGGTACTGGCGGGACCTGATCTCCCGGGACGACTTCCGCCTCACCCATCAGGGGATCGCGTTCGACACGCTCGCCCGGCTGCAGGACGGCCAGAAGCGCCTCAAGGCCATTGTGGACACCGAGAAGGGCCAGTGGATGATGGTCACCGTCGGCTGTCCGCCGGAGAATTTCCCCGATGTGGACTGCGGCAAGGGCCGCTCCCTCGCCGACACGTTGACCGTGATGGGTGTACGGCATGCGGCCCTGGCCGGCAGCGTCTGCCGGTTGATCTACCTCTACGACTTCGGCGCCAGCACCGGAGAATCGTTCAACACCCAGCGCAGAAACATGCCCAAGGTACGGGCCCGCGATGTGGAGGCGGTAGCCAACCAGGACCCAGGCCTGCTGGAAACCGCGCTGCAGTACGCCCGCGCCGGGCGCGACTCGTCCCCCATCATCGGGTCCGCAGCGGGCGCGATGTGCTACCTGATCGTGCGGGCCAACCCCGACCACGGCCGCGACGACATTCCGGAGCTGCCCACCAGCGACCTGCCACTGACATGGCAGTTTCTGCGGGGTGCCTGCGAAGGCACCGAACTCCCCCGCGGTGACGCCCGGGTGCTGTTGCGCAACGCCATCCCGGCCAGCTCCGTCCTGACGAAGCGCGACAACGTGTCCCAGCTCGGCATGGGGCTGCAGGCCTGGTACCGCTTCGCCAGCGGCGACCCGATCGCGGTCAAATGGAAGAGCAGTTCGCGGATGCCCGCCGTCTACCAGTGCCCACCGTTCCGGCAGGACTGACCCGCCACTGTCTTCTGTGGAGTGATCCGCGTGACCGAACCGCTGACGATGTACAACGTCTACCACCGGCCGACCGACGTGCCCGGGGCGGAATACGTGCTACGGGAGGTGAAGGTGTACGGCGGTGACATCGGCCAGGTGTTCGGGCCGATCCTGGGCACCGCAGCCACCCTGCCCGGAATCCGACTGCTGCTGCCGCTGACCGCGGACGCCTGCCTGACGCGCTCGCCGGAGGATCCACCGCACATTGTGGAAACCTGGTTGTGATGGCCTGGTACCGAATCACCTTTCAGCGGGTCGGCCACCACCAATCGGTGCCGAATCTGGTCCTGCACGCCACAAACGAACACCATCTGGCCCGGCTCGTCCACCGCTTCGCCCGAAAGCTGCTCGCCTCCAAAGCCGTGTGGGTGGTAGCCGATCTGAGCCCCACCATCATGCGCGGGGAAATCGTGTGTGGCCTCCGTGACGGTGGCTCGTTCACCATTACAAGGCTTGAGGAGGAACGTGATGGAGACGAAATTCGTCGAAGCGGGACACGGCGACCGCCCAGGCAACTGGGGCAAATTCGTGGTGGCCCGGTTTGACGCGATCAAATGGACGGAGCCGGCCCGGTACCCGGGCTGCGAGTACCCGTCGCTGATCGCCAGCCAGAGCATCAGCGGGGACAGTTTCTGGGTGCTGGATCTGGCCACCCAGGAGGGCGCGGTGTTCGTCCCCCACGGCCTGGCCCAGGCCGACCTGGCCCGCCACCAGATCCGGGTGTGCCCACTGTTTGAGCCATTTCTGGTCTGGCTCTACGAACACATCAACGACCACCGCGACACCTGGTGGCAGGACCTGCCCCGCACGGTCGACCTGCCCGACGCTGAGTTCGCCCTGTACGGGTACCGGCGCGGCGGTGACTCCCCACCGGTTCGGCGGGCCCACCTTCGGCCGGCCGGCACGAGCGGGTGGTGAGCCTGAACTATCTGCGGCCCGGCACAGTGGTCATGGTGGCCGTCGGCACCATCAGCGCCGCGATGAACAACCAGCTGCCCGTCATCTGCATGGCCACCGTGGTGGGACGGGCCGACGAACACCACTGGTGGCTGGATGTGCGCACGGGCATGGGCGACGCCACCCTGCGGCAGCGTTACGCCGACACCGAAATACTCGGCGTGCCCGGGTTCGGACTGGTAATGGTTGCTGACCACCGCTGCCCCAGTCCCCCACCGGCCGACGGCTGAGGCCTACTCGTCGTCCGGATCGGGCTCCGGGGTGTCCGACGAACCGTCGGCGTCTTCCGGCGAGCTGGACACTCCGGCCGGGTCGGCGTGCTCGTCCTCGTTCGGGTTGACGTAGACGTAGCCGGGCTGCGACTGGGCGCGGGCCGGCTCCTTCTCGGGCGGGTCAAGGGTGGCGGTCATCCGGATTCCTCTCAGTGGGTCGGGGCAGGCTTGCGTGGCCAGGCGGGTACCGGCTTGGCGCCGGACCCGGTCCAGGGCACCGCCCACCCGTCTTCGATGAGCGACGCCACCAGGTTGACGCCGGTGGACAGTGTCACCGTGGCGTCGTAGCGGCCGCCGAACTTGTCCGGGCGTACCGTCGCCACCGTCACCACCGCGCCGGGCGGGAGCAGTTCAGCCAGATGCCGCGCCGCCTCCCGGCCACCCGGCTGGGCCAGCTCAATCGCGTTGCACCCCAACAGGCGGATCACCGCCCGGTGACTGACGTCAAAGCCCAGATCCAGGTCCAGGGTGCAGGTGTCCCCGTCGTGGACGGTCACCACGGTGCCGCGGTACTGATAGGCAGGCCAGCTGGTGGCTTTCGACATGAGCGACCTCGGCGGGATTCAACAGCGCGCGTGATCCAGCTGGCTCCGGGCCGGGTTTCGCCCACACCCTAACACCGCCGGCGTAAGGCGACCCTCAGTCCGGTTCTCCCCACCCTCTGGGCTCACAGGTCAGGGGCGGCAACGGTGCCCCGGTGGCCGCCGCCAGAATCACGGTGAGAGCTTCCGGCACCGCGCCCATCACCTCCAACGGTGTCCCCACCCGTGGCGTCTGGCCCCGCACACGAGACGCCGTACAGTGAGCGCCGGTCACATCCACACAGTGAACGAACCGATACTCCTTCGAATCTGGCCGGTCCATGAAGGGGCGGCCGGGGATGCGGGCAAGCATCTCCTGCCGGGTGGATGCGGCCTGGCCCCAGCCCTCGTGCCGAAGCGCCAGTGCGACCAGACCCGGCTGGCCCAGCATCGCGATCATCTCCTTCGCGGCGGCGTGCCCCGGAATTCTCGGCTCGCTCAAGATGAGCGCCAACCAGTACAGCGCGTGCACCGGGTTGGGCAACAGCAAAGCCGAACGGAACACCATCCGGGCGATGTAGGGCGGCCGGCTCAGCGGCCATTCACCGGTGGCGGCCTGCGGCGGGAGGAGAGTCCGGTACGCCTCATCGGATTCCCGGTCGTTGGCGTCGTAGATGACGTAGAACCCGGGCGGCGAATTCCACCCGCGCCGTTGAGCGTTGATTTCGATCTGCTCCACCAGGCCCTGCACCACCGGGGCCTTGACGGTGTCAAGCATGAAACGGTTCTCCCAACATGGGTTTCAGGGCAGCGGGGTCATCCCGCAGGGTTTCGTGGATCAGCACTCCGGCGGACCAGGTGTGGTACCGGTGCATCTGACAGCCACGCCGGGCGCACACCGCCTCGAACACCCCGTCCGGGTGCGGGTCCATGTCTGAGCCGCCCAGAAACAGCGCGCCGGTGTCGTCAAGCTCGGCGGCGTACCGGTGGCCCTCACGCTGACAGCTGCCCGCGGTCACTGGTCCACCAGCCAGGCGATGTAGGCCATCGCGCCGAGGCCGACCACCAGCGCCGACCACCACGGCCAGTGGTACAGCTGGGCGTAGGTGGCCATGATGTAGCCCATTCCGAAGGCGACCAGCGCGGCGACGAACGCCTGCCGACGTTGCACCGTGCCGGACCTGATCCACATCCTGTCAGGATGGCAAACCACCCGGCCCTGACCAGCCAACTCGCGCGGGTACGCCCGGCGCTGTCACCCGCTCGGGGACCCGTTCATCGAAGGGCGGTCAATGGGTTGGGTGGGACTACTCCATCGCGGGCAGCTCCGTGCCGCCTGTACAGGTGGCCGCCGCCCGTTCCCGGACCAGGCGGGCCACCGCCGGGCCGTCGTTGAACTGCGCCCAGTGCTGGTCCTCAGCGGCCCGGGCGCGCACGTCAGAATAGGGCTGGGCCGCCAGCCGCGCCACGCTACGCCGGACCGTGTTGACGAAATGGGCCGGCCAGGTGACCAAGCGCATCGCCTGGATCACGCCGTCGCCGGCGCCGACCAGGAAGATGTGCACCAGCAGATGGGTGCCCCGGGGCTGCTCGGGGATCGCGAACGGCGCGGCCGCCGCCTGCCGCTGCGGGTTGAACGGCGCGTCAGACCACGGCATCTCGCCGAATCGGTAGGCCAGGTAGCCGGTCAGCGGCTCGTCGATCCACGCGAACTTCGCCGCGCCGCGGTAGATGGCATCGACCTCACGAGGGTGCGGGTGGTGCAGAAACACCGCGAACCGGACCGTCTCATCCATCCACAGGTGGGAGCCCTGCGGCCACGACTGGCGCTCGTCGCTGAACAGCGCACCCACCCGGTAGACCTGCATCCGCCCAGGCTAGGCCCTATGTGCGCCGATCATGGCTCGCCCGTTCGTGTCGACAACCTGGACCGCTCGACCGGGGTCGCTCAGGCCCTCGCCCGGGTTTCGGGCCCACGGTGCCCGCAGTCACGGGCCACCACCCCGCAGTTCCCGCAGAATTCATCCCAGCCGTACCGCTCCCGGCACGCCTCCCGCAGCACCCCCGGCGCCTGGTACGGGCCCAACCGGTTCGGCAGCTCCAGCGTCTCGGCGTGCGCCATGTCCGCCGGGGCGGGAACCGCGTACCAGCCGGACCCGGACCCGCTGCTGTACCAGAAATGCCACCCGGGCAGCTGCTCTTTCAGCCGCAGGCACCACGCCCGCACCGACATGGTCATAGATCCTCCAGCGTGGCCACGTAGGCCGCCCTGGTACGCCAGCAGCGGCCGCAGGTCTGGCACACCACCTCCGAGTACGCCGACGGCGTCCGGTGACCGCCATTGAAGGCAGAATAGTTAGCTTCCCGGACCCGCACCCTCCACTGCGGACGGTGGGTCCGGCAGGCGCGCCGCGACGTGGGCTGCATCAGTTGCTCCACGCTTGTCCTAACCCGGTCAGGTGATCGCGGACGCGCTGTTCGATGACCGGGTCGGTGTCCTCAAACCAGAGCTTGCCGTCGGCGGCGAAGACTTTCCCCTGTGCGTACGCCTCGGCCTGACTTCTGGTGATGCGGCAGCCGCCCAACCGTCCTTCGGCCACCCGACCCGACTGGTGGTATCGCGAGATCAACAGGACGGCCCACTCGTGCCAGATTCGCTCCTCGAAGTAGAACCGCACCGTGCCGTCGTCGCCGGTCGAACTACGGCCGCCGAGCGCCAGGGCCTGTTCGTCGGTCATGTCGACCTGTTGCATGCGGTGGCTGTCTGTCGTCACGTCGTTGCCTTTCGCTGTGTTCGTGGTCATAGGGCGACCAGCGCGTCCGCGACGATCGTGGCCATGCTCAGATCGAGTCTGAAGGTGTGCCCGACCTCTTCCTCCAAGGCCAGATACTCACGCGCCAGCTCGGGGTTGAGCCGGGCCGCCAGGACCAGGTCACGCCGGCCGGCCAGCACACAGAAGCAACACGACAACCGAGGCATGCCCGCGTCATAGGCGGGGTGGTACGGCAGACCGGACCGGTGGATCGTGGCCCACACCTGCTCCACAGACCAGTCGAAGATGGGCAGCCATCGTGTCACCTGCCGACGCCCGTTGGTCTGCGGGTCGACGCCGAGCGCGGGTCGCTTGGCTCGGGCGGCCGACTCCTGCGCGCGGAAGCCAAGACAGCTCAGAATACGGATCGGGCCCCGCCCGCCGCTGGCGCGGTACGCGGTGGCCATGCGGGTCATCAGCTTGGCGACCTGGCCAGTCTTCTGGTCGCTCGTGCAGTACCGGGCGGCCGAGGACGGCCAAGCCGGCGTAGTGGTGTCTCCCTTGGCGCGCAGGGTCTTGTGCCTGGTGCGGATCTGGTCGATCAGGTCCTCGCTTCGCCGCACCACCTCCACCCGCAGGCCGTAGCAGGCCGCCTGCACCCGTACCAGTTCGACCGTGCCGGCCCACTCGACCCGGCCGAGGTCGGCGTGCACGACGACGATGCGGCTGCGCTCTATGCCCTGCTGGTCGGCCAGGTGGACGACATGGGTGAGCATCGCCTGCGAGTCCTTGCCGCCGGAGCTGCTGACGAGGATCACGTCGTAGGGTGCGAGGTCCACCGGTCAGCCCTGCCGGCGGTCGTGGATGGCGGCCGGGGCGGCTACGCCGCTGTCTTCCTGTAGTCGGTACGGCCATAGGTCCGGTGACCATCCGGTGAGCGGCGGCCGTCCCCACTCCGCGCTCATAGCTCCTCGTCCTCGTCGGTGTGCTCCGGCGGCTGATAGTCCTTCAGCCATACGGCCAACTCAGCGGCCAGGCCGGGATACAGCCGGCTGATCTGAGCGACAGCCCACGTGGCGATCAGGGTCGCCTCGTGAGCGGTGTAGTCGGTGGACCAGTCGTCCTCCGACAGGAAGGCCCCGTTGCCGGCGGCGGTGAGCGCCTTGCGGATCAGATCGGTGAACTGAGTACGGCTCAACTCCTGGCCCGGTGTGGGCGGCTTCTCCCACACGCCGGGGCCATAGGAGTCCCACACATTCGTGTACCGGCACAACACCGCGGCCAACTGGGCGCCGCCCAGGTCATGCGCCACCCGCACCGTCATCATCAGGCGCCCGTTACGGCGCGGGGTCAGTGACATGAGGGGCATCGAAGCCGCCTTCCTACTGGACCGACTGAGGTGGGGAGCGCGCCGTACCGCGCATCCCTCACGCCTCGCCAGCGTCCGCGTACCGTCACCATCGCAGAGCCCAGCTGGGCCGGGAGTGCCATGGTTGACGGCAGAGCAGCCGGCCCAGATACGGCGGCGTAGTCGAGTAGGTGCACCGTGAACCTACGCGGTCCGGTTCGACGGCGGAGCCGGCTGATCGGCCGAACGTGGCCGGTCGGGATCCTGTGCGTCACAACGCTTCATGTTCCCTCACCCGTCCGTCTCGGTGCTGTCCTACTAGACGAACATACCCTATGCGCTGTACGTACGTCAAGCAGGATGTGTATCTATGGCGCCGGTGCCGCACCGGCGCGTCCTGTGACGCCAATATCACCCATTGTTGCTAGGGTGGCGGAGCCCTCGGCCTCCCAAAGCCATCGAGGGTTCACCACCGCGAAGGCGGGCAGCCGGCCGGGGGGTTCCCCCACACCCGCTTGCCCGCCTTCGTGCGCGCCCGGTCGTCACCAGATCGGGTCGACCACCGCTACGTCAACCTCGGCCAGCGCGGCCGCCTGACGCCGGTAGTCGGCCAGCGCCGCCGGATCGGCCTCCAGGCTGGCCACTGCCCGGCTCACGTCGTGTCGGAACAGCAGGACCTTCAGCGCCTCATCCAGGCTCACCCCGCCCAGCTCCCGGGCCAGCTGCGCCAGCCCGTCCCGCCGCGCCACATCCACCCGGATTGTCGTCTGCGCCCGCTCAGGGTGGGCCCGCAGCGGCGGTGGTGTCCAAGCCGGCACAGCTCGGCCCCTACAGGCCCAGGTGCAGCCGCAGGGCCGCGTCCAGCTGCAGCCGGGCCGCCGGCGTCAATGCGCCCAGCCGCCGCAGCAACCGGCTCACCTCGACGGTGCGGACCTGCTCCGCCTGCGCCTTGGTGGCGTACGGCAGCCCGACCGTCCCGGCGTCCAGGAGCACATGAAAGGACATCACGTGGTCCACGTCCGGGCTGAGCGGAACCACGCTCACGGCACCGCGGCCCAGCCGCTGCGCTGTGCCGTTGGCCGCCTCGTTGCTGACCACCACCACGGACCGCATCTGGCTCTGTTCGCCGTCGGCGCCCGCCGGCAGCGCGGCCAGCCAGACCGTTCCTCGGGCCATCATGAGCCGGCCAGCCCGTCCGCCACCACGGCATCCCACGCCGCCGCCTCACCCGAATCTCGCCACTCGGTGAACGCTGTCTCGTATTCGCCGGCCAGCTCGACGGTGCGGAGCTGCGCGACCGCGTGTTGCACCGCCGTCGAGCGGGTCAGCCCGCGGGCGGCGGCGTACCGGTCGACAAACGCCAGATCCGGCTTGGGCAGTTTCACGGTCACGTTGATCTCCACACCCCTGATCTTCATCCGAACACGTCAGACTCGTCCAGCTCGTTGTCCGCCAGAATCCACAGCGGCCGGAACGAGCCCCGCTCAAACCGCGACGGGTCCTCGCCGAGGGCGTAGAACGCGCCGGAGCCGCCGTGCCAGCCGATCTGGCGCCACACCAGGACCCTGCCGTCCGTGTGGATGGTGATCTCCTGACCGGGCGCCGACGCGCTCCGGTGGGGCCGGACATCGGGCGCGGCCGGATGCGTGATCACCGCTGACCTCCCAACCGCTCAGGGTGAACCTCCAGCAGCTGCCCGCGGAACCGGAGCTTTCGAGCGCCGGGCGCGGACACAATGCGCCGACACGGCAGACCAGCGAACTGGAAACACACCGGGCACAGCCGATCCGCCGTCTGCTTCACCGCTGGGCGGTCCGCGTGCCTGGTGACCATCGCGGTACCGACCCGGCCCACCGCTGTGCGCACAGCCGCCGCTTTCACCGCTGACCCGCTGACTCGGTCGCCCACGCCGGCGGAACCAGATCCCGGAGGCGGTCGCGGTGGGCGATCCACCAGGTGGCTTCCTTCCGGTCCATCACGCTGTCTTTGATGGCGTCAAGGCCATGAAGCCGCACCGCCCGCAGCCGCAGCACGTTCGCCCAGCCAACCTGTTTGCGCGTACCGGTCAGCGCGGGGAAGCCGGCTTCCGCGGCGCGGGCGTTGGCCTCCTCGTAGGCCCGCCCATAGACCACCTCGCGTCCCAACGGATCCGGCTCCGAACACTGAGCGCACCGCTGGCTTTCCGCCTGCTCCAGTTCGCTCAGGCCACCGTTGACCCGGAGCCGGACGACGAGGTCGTGGCCACACCGTTGCCGGCAGGTAACCTCGAACTTGCGTTGGCCCTTGATGGCCCAGGCGGCCACCTGCTGCCGGAACTCACGAGCGGAGATGAGAGCCATCACAGCCCGCCGCGGTTTTGGGCATGGTTCACCATTAGTTCGCTCCAACCGTGGAGTGTCTTGTGCTTTTGACTTGCCTCGGCTTGGCCGCTGGGAGCTGAGTGGTTGGAGAACACCCCCCCCCGGTTCGATCTTGGGCATGGCTATGCCATAGAGCTTGGTGGAGAGAGTGCTGACTCGGCGCGTTTAGGCCGTGTCACACCGGGCACAGTCAGGCTGCTTCACCTGACTGCTGTGGCCGTTACACCACAGCCCGCGAGGCCGGGATCAGCAACGGCGTCAAGAACTGGAGACGGTTCGTTTTCGTCTCCAGCCCACAGGTCTCTTCCACCTGTGTCGCCCCGGGCTCGCCATTACACGACTGCGCCGTTGCTCGGGTGTCCGGTAAAGGTGACCTTCTGAGGGTCCAGGACCGGATGGCCTTGGGTTTGATTACCGGCGTTCCGCCGGGGCAGTTGTCGGATGCCAGCGCCGTACGGTCATGGGTCCACGGTTCAGCGTCCTCAGTGGAGTGTGCGACCTGCTTGTCGCGTCACTACCAGCAACTACCTGCCCGGCCTCCGTTTTTTCGCTCAGACCGGCTCCGCGCGCCTTTGACGTGCAGGTTCACCCGATCGGGTATACCTGGATGATGCCGGACATTCCCGCCCGCCTGCTCGGCCGGCCACTGAGCGGCGGCCTGGTGGTGCCGTACATCTCGGTGGCCTCCGGCGACGGCCGCCATGTCCTCGGCCACGTCCACACCAGCCGGCGAAACGCCTGTGTGGTCGACCAGCGCTGCCAGATCGACGGTCAGCGCCTGGAGCAGCCGTGCGTGGCGCTGGTGACGCCCAGCGAGCTTGAGGCGGGCTGGAGCCGTGAGCCCGCCATGCACCCGGAGTGCGCCCGGTACTCCGCGGCGGCCTGCCCGATGGCATCGGGCCAGATGAGCCACTACCGGAGCACGGCGTTCGACGTGAGCGTGCTGTCCTGCGACAAGCCCGGCTGCGACTGCGGCGGGTGGGTACCGTCTGCGGACTCCGCTAGCGCGGCCGGCAAGCCGGCTGAGCCGTACTCGCTGATGTGGCTGTCCCAGTACGACACGGCGGTCAACGCCGAGGGCGCGGTCATCGGAATCAGCTGGCAGCCGTCCTACATCCGCCGGCTCCGCCCATTGGCCCCCTGAACGCAACAGGGCCCGTCGCGCCGGTAGTTGGCATCAGGGGATTGATACATCAACTGTCAAGGAGCGTCAGCGATGAAGCCAGTCTCGCCGGAGGAATACGCCGCCGACGCAGGCGACACGCCCCTGCCAGTCCTGAACGACGCGGCGCTGGCCGCCGACGGCTACGCGACCGGCCTCGATGTCTGGGCGCAGGTCGCCAAGGCATACGAGTGGTACCTGAGTCGTGACGACCACCCGGACGGACTGGACAACGCGCAGATGTGGTCGCTGCAGGAGGCGATCAAGGCCGACGCCCGCCGCGGCGATCCGGTCGAGCAGTGGATCATGCGGATGCGGGAGCGGTACGCCCCCTACAACCACTACGGCACGGCGCTCGACGACCTGCTGGCCGACTACCGCCTCCACGCGGACACCGGTACGCCCACTGGGCACTGAGGTTCAGCGGCTATGACACCAGACGAGATACCGCAGGACCTGATCGATCTGCTCGACAAACACACCGGCAAGCTGCACAGCCGCAACTCACCGATGGTCCGCCTCCTGGCCGACATTCTCACCCGCCATGATCAACGGTCCATGGGGATGTCCCTGGACGCGGTCCGGGCGCTCATGCACCTGTACGAGGTGTGGAACAACGCGGACACCTACGACCCCGGCGACCACCAACCCGGGATCGCCCTTCTCCTCGGTGTGGACGGAGCCTGGAACATGACCCAGGCGGCCGACGCCGTCGAGTCGTATGAGAAGCACCTTCGCGACGTGCTCGGGACGGACGAGAAACCACACACTTTCCGGGCTGGGTTGTACCAGCAGACGCATTGCTACGCCTGCGGCGTTACCGTGGTGCCTCACCTCAGCGAGGCGGCGCGGATGAGTAAGCAGTTCGCCCGGTACGAACGGGTGGTGGAGTGGATTGAGCAGCGGCCCACCACGGATGGGTTTTCGATCATGGATCTGTGGCGGGAGGTCGGCGCCACGCCGGTGATGCTGACACCGGTCCGGTACGTCGTTCGGGACATGGCCCGGCACGGGCTGATCCGCTGCGTCCACCAGACGAAGGATGGCCGCTGCTGCCTTCAGTGGGAGCTGGTGCGCTGACCCACCCGGCCGCCCGATAGCGTCCAGAAGTCGGCTGGCTGCCCACGACCGTGCAGCGGACAGGTCGGATCGATCCAGGTCATCGCGAACCCACCGGCAGGATCAGGTTCCCACTCGCAGATACAGTCCGGATTCTTGACGCCGGTCCACAACGTCGCCAGCGGTCGGGCAAGCATTTCCAGCGCGGCCCGCGCGAGCATGTGGACCTGGGCGTCGTCCATCTCCACCAGAACCCGCCCGGCTGTTCCCGGGCACGTCCATTCGGTACACCCGGTGGCGCGGTGTTGTTTGAGGTCCCGCACCAGGCTGTCCACAACCAACTGCGCGATAGCCCAGTTCCGATCAGCCACCGCCAGCTCGACAGCCGGTACCGTCCCCGGATCCACCCACTCCCCGTCCATGAGTCGGACCGTAGCAGCTCAGATCAGACAAAACCGGTATCCCCACGCGGACCGTGCTCGTTGAAACTGTCGGCCGCTGTCGGGTCGGTGTGGTGTCGGAGGAGATCTCCGACCCCGAGGAGAATCGCGGCATGAATCAGCAGACCCGGCAGCGGTTTCCCGAGGGCTAGATCCTTCCGTACAGTTTCAGCCGGTCCGCGGGTGCGGGGCGATGTCCGGGCTCGGGCCTTCCCACTCTCGGCCCGTCATGATCTCCCAGGCGATGATGAGCCCATCGCGCTCAGCATCGAGCCGGCGAAGGTAAACGATGACCGAGGAAAGTGATTCCTCCCGCTGCACGCGGATCAACTCGATCTCCGCGGCCCACTTCTCGATGGCGGACACGAGCGCCATAACAACCGGCGACGTTTCGTCCAGGACGTGAGCGGGCTCAAGGCCCTCCACCAGGGGGTGTTTCATGATCCTCAGATTACGGGTCCAGCCACCCCCGGTCATCAACCGCCAGGTAGGGGACATTTCGCTAAACGGCCATGCCGACCCGCTGCCTTATCCCCCGGCCTGGTTGCGCAAGCTCCGTTGCATCAACCGCCGGCGCAGCGGCGCCAGGTCGTCGGGGATGGGGTCCGGTGTCACTGTGGATACCTGGATTAGCTGGTGGACCTGCTCGATGGTCATGTAGCGGTGCCCGCCCTGGTGGACGTGGGCGAACTTGCCTGCGCGGGCGCCGTCGGCGAGTGCCCGCAGGGACAGCCCGGTGTTCTGCGCGACCTCGGCCAGGGTGTAGAGCTTGGGCATTTCCACCGGGTGGTTCTCCTCACCGCTGGCTCCGGGTCCTTCCCCGGTCTATACCGAGCTGAGGAGGCGCCGTTGCCGCGTCCCAGCTCCCATTGCGCGGTCTATCAGCGTGGCTGCCTCATTATCACGCTGACGGGTGATACCACCGTAGACCCGCTCGGTCAGGCTGACGCTGGCATGCCCAAGCCGGCGTGACACGAACAGCAGGTCGTGGCCCTCAGACAGCAACCAGCAGGCGTGTGAGTGTCTGAGGTCGTGGGGTGTTGGACGGCGTGACAAGACGCCGGGGCAGTTGCAGGTGGAAACCTCATCGGGGGTCCATTGGCGGCGAGGGCCACGCACTGGTTGGGGCGGCAGTGCGGGAGGGTGTTGCGGACACCGACGGGCTTCGCCGACTGCCTTGTCCCAGACCCGATTCCGCCAGTTGTCGGCGTTGATGGGGCCGCCCCTTGTGGCGGTGAACAGGAATTCTGTCGGGTTCCGATCAGTGTGCACGGGCGCGATGGCCTCAAGGACACGTTGGCCGAGTGATACCCACCGGCGGCGGCGTCCCTTGGGGATACCCAGTACCCGGCGGCCGCCCGACCCGTCGCCTTTGTGAGTCTGTTGGATACGCACGACGGGAGCTGGATCCTGCGGCCCGATGCCGTGGAGGCGAATTGCCGAGACGGTTACCGCGGTGGCCTCAGAGATCCGGCAACCGGTCCCGGCCAGGAATTCCACGAGGGGTCGATCGGCCGGGTGGATGTTGGACAGGATCTGTTCGTACTCCTGGAGCGTCAGGTAGACGTGGTCGTCATCTTCATCGCTGGTGTCGAGCTGGTCGGGTTCGTCCCGCCTGAAGTTGATCTGGTAGCACGGGTTGACGGGTATCTTGCCCATCTTGACCGCGAAATTCAGGCATTGGAACAGCACGGCGTAGTAGCGGGTGACGGTGGTGTTGGCAAATTTGACCTTGAGGCTGTTGACCAGCGTCGCCACAGCGATGGCGTCAACGTCTACCAAGGCAAGCTCGCCGATGGCGGGCAGTATCTGCCGGTCGAGTTGCGCCTGGTAGTTGGCTCGGGTGGAATCCCCGGGCCGTACCAGAGCGGCCATCCACATCTCGCTCCACGTCCGAAAGGTGAGAACCGACTGCCGGCGCGGAGCAATCTCAACACCGCCGACGATCTCGTAGACCTCATCGGGCGTGACGCGGTGCTCACGGCCCTCAACCAGCCGCCGGGCCTGCCACGCAAGTCTTTCATTGGGCCATGTCGTGGACTGCTTGGCGCTGTTATGCCGCCAGACGACCCGGAAAGAAGAACCGCGCTTTTCGATGGATGCCATGGGTTACGCCTCACACACCTGCTCGGTGGAACGGGGGTGGACCATACCCACGTTCACCGTCCCCTGTCGAGGGGGCAGGCGGAGACAGTCGGTGGAAAAGGGGGTAAAACGCCGTAACCCTACGTAGCGCACGCACGTTAATCAATGGGAGTTCGTAACGTCTTGCCCCATTTTGTCCGGTCACACTGCGTTACCTTAACACGACTTCTAATCCTTCAGTCATGTCCAAACTGGCCACAAACCCGCAGGTCAGAGCCTATTTAACACTGACGGGCAGCGATGGCTCAAGGTTGGGGACAGGCGAGGGGACAAGACATCCGTTCGGCCTAGGTAGAGTTAGCTGTTCGCCCGATAGGGGCGGGTTGGTTAGTATATCGATGACCTACTGTCCTCTCAGGCGCCCGTAGCTCAGCGGATAGAGCAATGGACTTCTAATCCATTGGTCGCAGGTTCGAATCCTGCCGGGCGCGCTATCAGGCAGCGGCCTCCCGGTGTTCAACGCACCCTCGGTTGTGGGCTTGATATTCTCGAAAGGTGCCTTGACCTGCGGGTCTTCATCCGGTTGGCCGATGGTGCCAGTGATCACCCGCTGTCTAGCATCATGAACTATGGACATCTCGCCCGTTCCCGACAGTCGGCCTATATATGGCTACTGAGAAGCGACCGACCACGGGCCACCACCTGGGGGGCATACAGCGGCTCGCCCGTGCGATTGAAGACAAGGTTTCTGAGGTTGACGCGATCAACAAGGCGGCGCTGGAGGCCCGCACGCCTGGCAGCGATCCTGGGGCGGGGCTCGGCATCGCCATTGCAGGACTCACTGAAGTACTGCGGCACGAAACACTGGTCATGGCGTGGGAGCTAGTAACAGGCGATCCCTGGGCGGGAGCTGCGCCTCTGCCGGAAGAGGAGCTTTCGAGACAGCTGGGCGTACCTCTGCCCACCGGCGTCAGTCTGGCCTACCGGGTCGGGCCTGGGAACGTCATTGAGGCCGCTAAGTTTCATCGCGCCTCCTGTGGCCACCTGCACCGTATTGAGTCATACACAGGCCGTCAGGCCACTGACCGATGCTGGTACATCACCGCGACACCAAACAGGCAGCTCCTGCGACGGCGACGACCTCCGGTGGACTGCGGGTCGTGCAAGCCGGGTGTCGACGTGGCGGCCGTACTCGCCCGCGCTCGATCATGAAGCCCAACCCCCAGTTTGACCCAACCAACATCGTCGTCTCTCTGCCAGAGGGCATTGTGGTCACCTACCTCGCGGCTATGGGTGACGACGCCACCAAGTTGGAGCGGGGCCGGCTGCATCGCACGGGGTGTGGCCATCTTCGGCGCGGACCACGCAGCGAACGCCGACGCATTGAAGCGGCCCCAACACTCGCGGTACTCCGGGCAGCTAACCCGAGGCCCTGTGCCTTCTGCAGCCCAGCCATCAAACTCGGCGAGTACACATTAGATCCAGTACTGGTCGCCTTGGACGCGGCTCGTGACGCCGCGGAGGCCCAACAGCTGAAGCGAATGTCAACGGAGTATGACCGCGTCATGGGCCCTGGTTTGTGAGGTACTGATGGCGCCGTGACCCACCGTCCGGGCACTCGTTGATCCACCAAGCCGGGTACAGGTGCGGGGGGTGAGAACGTGGTCAGTGATCAACAGCCAAAGGTGTTCGTCGGGCCGGAGCAGGACGTCGACATGAGCGACACCAGGCTGGTCGACATGCGCGAACTGGCGGCCCGGCTGGGGCCGCGGGCGCCGGGCGAGCAGCACCTATGGTCGACGGCAGCGGTGTACCACATCGAAGACCCAGAGGTCGCTTTGGACAACATGACCCTGGGCGTGGAGAACCTGGTCGGCTTCTACCCGATCTTCTGCCTGCTCTGTTCGCGGTCCTACGCCTATTCGGCGGGCAAGGGCACCACGTGCCACGCTGGCGAGCAGGGCGAAGCGCTCGTTGCCGGCTGGCCCAGAGCGGGGGCCATCGTGCCCAACCAGGCAGACCAGCGGGCCGGTGGAATGACGGAGCCGAGCGAAACCGAACCACCAGTGGATGAGCTGCTGGGCGAGGTGCTGACCCTCGCCGACCACATCGTTGAGGTGGGGCTGGTGGCGGATACGCTGCAGCGCCATTTCCGCGCCACTGGCCCGGGCGCCGAGTCGTTATGGCGCGCCGCCGCCCGCGAGGTTCTGAAGGCTCTTGATCTTCGGAAGCGGGACGGTCGGGTGCGGCAGCAAACACGAGCGGCGGTAGCGGCTGAACTGCTGAATCTGGCTGAGGCGTACGCCACGCAGGTCGGTCCCCGCTGGGGCCACACGGTGTCGGAGTTGCAGCTGGGCGCTCAGGTGCTGCGGGACGCCGCTGAAAACGTCGGCTGACACGTAAGACGAATCAACGGCTCATCCGTCATGAGCGGTCGTTGACCTCAGTCAAGCTGTCATCGGTCGAGCGTGCCGCGTCCATGGTGGCCATGACCCGCCGCATTTCAGCCCGGTCGGCGGGGTCCTCCGCCAGCGCCCGCGTCTCGGCACGGAGCTGAGCACGAGCGGGGTCCTCCGGGGCGCTGGCCATGAGCCCAATATGCCGTACCGGCGGCAGCGGGCCAAGGGTCACGACGGTGGACCTGCCCGGGGCCACTGCTCGCGCTTCTTGGCCCGTCGCTGGGCCCGGTTGCCCACCTGCTCGCTGTAGACCGTCTGCATGGCGGCCAGGTCGCCGCGGGCGCCGCTGGGCATGGTGATGGGCGCCGCGTTGCAGCCCGGTACCCAGTGCTTCCCGGCCAGGTGCCAGCGGCAGCAGCCGTCGGTGCAGTCGGATAGCGCGACCGGCCGGCCACACTTGCAGCGGCCGTTGGCGAGGATTCTTTCGGCCAGCTCGATCGCGGCGGCGGTCGGTGACGTGTGGTCCTGGGCGATGACCCGTGTTCCTTTGAAGAGGGCGTGGGCGTACCAGGCGGCCTTCTCGGACGGTACGTCGTCGTGCAGGTAGCCGATCTCGAAGGTGGTCGCGCCGCTGTGGCCGACCAGTTCAGCGCAGGCCATCACCGCGTCGGCGTACATCTCCACCCGGTGGGGCTCGTCGGCACTCACCAGTGCAGCCCGATCACGTGGCGGAGCAGGCGGGCGAACACCCAGTCGTCGAGTTGGACCCGGTCGAGGGGTCCCACCCGGGTGGGACCGTCCATCTCGCCGGCGCGGGGGCCGGTCAGCCAGTGCTGGCCGGTCCACCGCCGGCCATCGTCGGCTACCGCGTACAGGCGGGTGACTTCGGCCGCCTTCTCGTGCTGGGCCAGCTGGCCCTGGGCGCGCAGCAGCCGGGCCCGGTTCTCCTGGACCTCGTCAGCCACATCGGCCTTGTGGATGTGCATGATCTCCATCTGGAACACGGCGAGCAGCAGCGGCGCCGGATCCGAATGTGGCTCGTTGACGGCCTTCAGGATGCTCGCGGCGATGAACTGCTCCACCTCCCGGGGGTTGGCGCCGGACGGCAGGATCGCGTAGATCCAGGTCCGTTTCTCCGGTACGCCCAGCACGGAGTTGTGGCCCTCCCGGACCAGGGTCAGGTAGTTGACCATCGCCCCGGGCTCGGATGCGCCGAAGCCGGCGCCACCACAGGTGCCGATCATGTCCAGGGCTTCGTCGTCGTCAAGGATGATCACAACTGGTTCAACGGTCGACTACCTGGGGCGATGTGCGTTGTTGACCTGCGTCTAGCGGGGGCCTAGTAGTGGTAGCGGCACTGGGCTATCCACACCTCATCGGTGGTCACCTTGTAGACCAGCCGGTGCTCATCGTTGATCCGCCGCGACCAGTAGCCCTGCAGGGCGTGGGCCAGCGGCTCCGGTTTGCCGATGCCGGTGTGGCCGTTGCGGGCGATGTCCGCGATCAGGGTGTTGATCCGGCGGAGCATGGCGCGGTCCTGCGTTTGCCACCAGAGGTAGTCCTCCCACGCCTGCGTCGCGAAGGTGATCTTCATTCCGTGTCAAGCAGCTCGTGCACGCTGCCTTCACCGGCCTCCAGCTGGTCGATGGCCGCGAACAGCCGTCGCGCGTTGGCGGGGCTACGCAGCAGGTGGGCGGTTTCCTTCAGGCGCTGGTAGTCGGCCAGCGACACGATGACCACGGGCTCGCGGCCTGCACGTGTGATGACGACCTCTTCCGCGTCGTCGACCACCCGGTTGAGCACATCGGCGTAGTGAGCCCGTGATTCGCTGTAGGTCATCGTGCGCATCGGCTCGCAGCTCCCCTCGCCTACCCGTACAAGAAACTGTACGTCAGGGGCTGGACTGCGTCTAGAATGCGCGTGGCCTACGGGGCGAGGAGATCACCGGTGCCGACGTGGTCGCCTTCGCGGTCAGGAGGGGCCCAGGCTGGACCGGCTAGCGGCCGGGCCCTGGTTGCCCTGGTACCGCGAACCGAGCCCGGGTGAGCCGTACAGGCGGGTGCAGGGCGAGGACAGCCGCAGCACGCACAGCTGGCCGATCCTCATGCCGGGCCAGAGCGCGATCGGTAGGCCGGAGGCGTTGCACAGTTCCAGGGTGATCTGACCGTGGAAGCCGGGGTCGATGAAGCCTGCGGTGGAGTGGGTCATCAGGCCGAGCCGGCCCAGGCTGGATTTGCCTTCGAAACGGGCGGCCAGGCCGGATCCGAGGCTGACCGAGTCCACGGTGCAGCCGAGCATGAACCCGTGCGGCGGCAGGATGATGTTCTGACCCTCCGAAACCATGAGCAGTTCGGTGAGCGGTTCCTGGTCCTGCCGTGGGTCCAGCAGCGTGCCGGCGGGCATCCGGTAGCTGCGGAAGGCGTCGCTGAGCAGCAGGTCGTAGCTGGCCGGCTGCATCTGGTCGGGATGGTACGGAGACAGGCCCAGCTCGCCGGTGTGCATCGCCTGCACGAGGTCCGTGTCCGACAGGAGCATGATCGCGAGCTTAGTGGGCGTGGCACCCGGTTTTAGGGCTTTTCGTCAGGTGTGCGGGCCGTCGGCCCGTCGGTGGTCGCCAACGTTGCCGGCCCGGGCGCCGACAGCGCTGGGTGGGATGAGCCGGCGGGCGCACGACATACACATGGGATGTGCCCGGCCGCTGACCACCACGTCATGGCTGCGGTTACCCAACCAGCACCACTCCCCGCAGCGGATACATGGCACCCGCCCGTGCACGCAGTAGTCGGGTGTGACGCCAGGTTCGATCTGGTCGACCAGGATGACGTCCCCCGTTGGTTGGGCGCTCACCGGTCGGGCTCGATGTCCGTCAGCGGGCGGAGGCCAACGAGGACGGCAAGGGGCACCTCGCAGACAGCGGACACAACCGCGAGCTGAGACACCGTGGGTTTGACCGTGCCGTCCAGCGCCGCGGTCAGCCAGTCCGCACCGCACAAAAGACCGTTGTCGGCCAGCAGGGCGTCAGCCGAATGCCCTGAGCGGTTGAGTACGGTGTGCAGGCGCTGAGCCCACTCAGGAAGCTCAGGTAGTTCGCTCACGGGCACGTCCCTACAACTCCAGCCACATGTCCTGTGTCAGACCCACGCTAACAGTGTGTCTGCTGAATGCCTGGCTGGCTCATTGGTCGGGCTCCGGGGGGATCCGGTCCAGGGCGGCGCCGATGTCGACTGGTTCGTGGCGGGGCCCGGACTTGGTGACGACCAGCGCGGTGGTTTCCCAGTCACGTTGCAGCCGGCTGGCGACGGCCGACAGATCCTTGTCACAGGCCCAGCCCAGGACCACGTCGCCCAGGCGCTCCAGGCGCCACCGGGCATCGCCGGTACACACCTCGCAGACACCAGCCTTCGCCCATGACAGCATGCCAGCCCCCTTTCCTATGACTGCCACCGTCAAATGACAGTCGCTCTTATTCGTTGTTCACCGGGTCGCCGCTGGAATCCGGTTCTCCAGACGATGCCGTCTGCTCGGCACGGGCCTTCTCCAGTGCGGCCTTCTGGGCAGCGATCACACCGGGGCGGATCAGAACACGGATCGTCTCCAGCAGCTCCGGACTGGGTGGTGGGAAAGCGTCCACCGTCTCCCTGATGTAGGCGGCCCGGGCCTCCGCGGCCACCCGGTCCCGTTCGGCTTTCCTGGCGGCTCTTCGGGCGGCTGCTTGATCTTCGCGCTCGGTCATCGCGGGGGCCTCTTCCCATCGTGGATGGGGCCAGGCTAGTCGTGGTGACCGGAGTTGACCTCCCCCGCAAGGTCATCACAGGCCGGACAGCACGTGTGTGATGACCTCGCGGTGGGAGACCCGGGCTATCCGGACTGTCTGCCAGGTACCGGAGCGTCGCGACCGCGGGTGGTGTTCAGGCCACAGCGGGTAGGCCCAGAGCTGCTGGCTGTTTTCGACGATGGCCCGGTTGCGGTCGGCGAAGGTGCTGCCGTCTGGCATGTATTTGACGACGGTGGAAATAGGGATCTGCTGGGTCGTCCACCATGGGTCCACCTGGCTACGGTCGGCCGGAACCAGGACCATGTGTGGGATCTGGGGATACAGCCGGGCCAGTGTCCGGCCGATGAGCGCGTCGCTGCCGTTGGCAGCACCGGTGACGAACCCGATGTCGGGGTCCACCATGTGGCTGACCGAGTCGACGATGAATTTGCGCATGGCGGGGCTGATCAGCCGGGCTCCGCTGAAGCCGATCACCCGGTCCGGCGGGGGTGCCAGGGGCGCCTTGCGCGGTGGTAGGCGCACGTCGGGAGTGCTGAAGTCGAACACCCATGGCCGCGGAACCGCGGCGGCCGCGCTCATCGCCGTGCGTTCATTGCGTGATCACCGTTTTCACCATCGCGGACAGGGCTTTCGACCAGGGCTCGTGTTGGGCGTGGGCCAGGGTGAACCCGCCTACGTGGGGCCCACCGGTGGCGGGTTCGGCCAGGCGCTGCGGGGTCTGCACCTGCCGATGGGCGGACCGCCCCCGGGTCAGGTACTGGCGTTGGTCCAGGTCGACGCAGAAGACCATGTGTCCGGCCGCGTCGGCGGGTTGGACGTCGGCGTAGACGAGCCCGCAAGGGGTGCCCGGCTTGTGGTGATGGTGCACCTGTCGCCGCAGCTGACGGGTGTCTGTTGTGGACAGTCGGGCCCAGGCGGTGCGGGGTTCCGCCCGCCACCGTCGTCGGGGTACCGCCAGCTCCACGAAGTCGATGCCCACGAACGGGCTGGTGCCGTAGAAGTGCCGGCGCCAGGCTCCGCGCGCCACGACGTAGCTGTCCAACCAGGCCGGCAGGAGCGGGTACGCCACGAACAGGCTGGGCTTGTCATCACCGGCGGCGTCCAGGTCCCGCGCCAGACGCTCCAACATGGACATCAGGACCTCGGTATCGGCTGTGCTCAGCCGCGGCCGGACCTGGTCGCCGAAGTCGGACAGCTCCTGGATTTCGCGGTCCAGCAGGGCGTCCAGCCGGGCGCGCGGTTCCCGCCAATGGGTGCAGTCGCGGTGGCGCCGGCAGGGTCCGCCGAATTGGGCGTGCGCGGAGAATGGACAGGAGCAGGCACACAGGTTTTCGGTGATGGTGATGCGGACGTCGTGTTGCATCCGCAGTCCTCCCCCGCTGTCCGCCGTACTCTCAACCTACTGTAAAGCCGCTCCAGAGCCTTACTCTAAAACCGCTCTAAACGGCTTCAGTCGCGCATGCGGCGCCCCGGCTTTTCATCACGTCGAGGAGTAGGTTCGCCGCATCATTGGCCCGACCCTCCAGCAGCGCGGTGATGAATTCCGGGGGCACCACCACCACCGGTTCTCCGCTGGGGTGTTGCGCGAACCAGGTGACCCGCTCCGGTGGATGGTCTTTCAGCAGCGCGGGCGCCAGCTCCTGGTAGGGACCGAACTGGTCGTCCGCGCGGTCTTCGGCCAGCACCATCAGTGTTTCCGTGCCGCCCCGCAGCAGCGCGTAGATCATGGGCCGGTACCCGCCCAGGTGGCGATGAAGTCAGCGGTGACATCACGGGCGCGGGAGTACAGGAACCGCGGGTGTTCGATGTGGTGCGGGCGGCCCCAGATCGCTTTCCACTTGTGGACGGTGTCGTTGCCGACGACCACATAGGTTTCACAGTGGTCGAGGATGTCCTCCTCGTCGACACCGGCTTCGTTGCCGCCGGCGAAATGGCGCTCGGGGTCGTACCGGTGGGTGACCCAGCAGCCGATCACCACCTGGGGCTTGTGGTGACGTACCGCGGCGGCGGCGTCCAGGTCGACGACGTGCGGACCGTACCGGACGGTGGGCTGACCGGTCTTCTCGTACAGCTCGCGGTAGGGGCTCTTGTTCTGCTGGTGGCTGTCGGTCGCCGGGATGTCCAGCGCCTGTGCCAGCGCGCCGTGCCCGGCTCCGATTTCGATGGCGCTGCGGCCGCCGATGAGGGCCCGCACGTGGTCAACCAACTCTACGGTGGGGAAGCTGTAGAGGCCCTGGCGGTGGCCGAACAGGGCCCGCTCCGTGGTGGTTGTGGTCGCCCAGTAGGAGGCGGGCAGGATCCGCAGGCGCTGGTCGTCGTCCAGCACGTCGGGGGCGATGTCACGGATGCTGGTGGGGTCGACGATGAGTGACACGGCCATGCGCCGCCTCCTCCCGCGCCATGCGCCATAGCTGGATAGACCGGGAGCGGCGCAGCCGGGGTTCCCTGGCGTGGGTTGGCGGCGGCTGCGCCGGGCTCGCGGTGGTGTTTCTGGTGGAACAGGACCGGCCTGCACGGTTCAACGAGCGGCGGTGCGTTTGGTGTCAGAAAAACTGTTTCTTGGCCCGGCTCGGTTTATCAATGGGGCTCGGCTTCTCCATCCGGGCGGGCCACCAGGTGCCTTCACTGCGGGTGATTTTCCATATCGCGAACCAGCACACCCATTCACTTATCAGGTAGATCTTCACCCGGGTGAGGACCAACACCGGTGCGGGGCTCTGGTTGGACTCCCGGTTCAGAATCCAGTATTTGACCAGGTCCCGGCTGACACCCAGCCTGCCGGCGATCTCAGCGATGGCGCCCAGGTCGGCGTACGGGCCGTCAGGGTCGGTCATGACACGGCCACGAATTCAGAGCAGGTGTAGCGGTCGGCCAGGCCGCGGGGATTCTCCTCCGCCCACGGCGCCGGGGTGCGACCGAGAATGGCCACCATCACCAGCGGGCAGTTGGCCTCGGCGTCGACGGCGCAGCGGAAACACCAGTGCTCCATCCAGCTGTCCGCCTCGAACCCGTTGGAGAACGCGGGCCGGGCCCGGGCCCGTTCCCATTCGGCCTCCCCGGACAGCATCATGTCGCCTCCTCCTGCTGCGGTGATTGAGGCGACAGGCCGGCAGTGGTGTCGGTCTGCAGGGTGTCGTCAACGCTGCTGCTGTTCTCGAAGATGTACGGACGGGCGTTGACGCGCCGGGCTTCCGCTTCCGCTTCCATGGCGGTGTCGAAGCCGTGGGTGCCGGTGCAGATGAATGTGCCGTCCGGGCTGACGCGAAGCCAGAACCAGCTTTCGGGGCCGCCGCTGCGGTAGATCTGTACCCGGTCTTCCACTGTGGACCTCCGTTGCCACTCCTGCGGGTGCGCGGTTTTCAGATGCGTGGTGACATCGCCGTAGAAGGTGCAGCCGTACAGGCAGACGAGGGCTCCGTCACGAGTCACCACAGCGCCACCAACGCTTCCAGCGCGCCGACCCGGGCGCCGGTACGGATCGCCTCGTCGAAGACGGCCAGGAGCCGGCGCGCGTACGTGCAGCGGGGCGGGTCGTAGTGTTTGGCCATCGGCAGATAGTGGTGCACCAGAAACGCGGGCTGACCGGTGATGTCGCGCGCGGACAGTCCGATGCGGACACTGCGCCAGAGGCTGCCCAACAGGTCCAGGCGGGATTCGAGCAGTCCCACCGTTTTCAGGTAGTCCCGGTCGGACAGCGCGGCCACGCTGGTGAGCGCGTCGGCTTTACGCAGGGCCAGCAGGCTGTCCACCAACGTGTCAGCCGGCGCCAGTTCGCACAGGCTGTCGATGGTGGCGGTGGCGGGCTGGCCGTCGAAGAGGTCCAGCTTGGCGCAGACCGCGGCCGCGGCGGCCAGGTCCCCGCCCACCCGGGTGAGCAGGTGCGCGGCGGTGGTGTCGGTCAGCCCGGGGGCGCGGCGGCGGGCCCAGGCGATCGCGTCGCGTTCGTTGGGGGTGGCGCACCGCACGATGCGGCCTTTCGCCTTCACCAGTTCCAGGTGCGGCGGGAGCCCCGCCCGGGCGCCGTCGACCGTCCGGTACGGCAGGTCCGGTTGCGCCGAAACCAGCACCAGGTGGCTGTGTGGCAGGGTGCGTCCGGCGGCCACCCAGGCGGCCAGCGGTCGCCAGTGGGTGATCAGGTCGGCGTCGCGGACCAGAATCAGCCGGGGGGCGTGCGGGCTGAGCGGGTACTGGTTGGCGGCGGCCCAGATGTCGGCGTCAGTGTGCTGGCCGGCGGTGAGCCGGACATGGTCGAGTTGGCTGACCCGCAGGGTGGCGGCGATGGTGTCGACGACCTCTTCGACGAGGACGCTCTCCTCGCCACACACCCAAGTCACCCGGCGAAGCTCACCGCCAGCGGTGCTGGTACGCCACTGGTTGTAGGTACCCACCGGGTCATCCGCCGGTGGCGCGGGTGCCGGGGACGACCAGGCCGCTGGGGGTGAGGATCGCCAGCCGGGCATCTTCCGGATTCGCTGGTATCTCCAGATTCTGCTGTTGGCGCCGGGCCAGGCACTCGTCGAGGACGGGCGCTATCCGCTGCTCGAAGGCCAGCTCGTACCGGTCGCGGTCGGCCGCCGGGACCAGCAGCTCGATGAGCAGCCCCACCCGCAGAGCCAGTACGCCCAGCGGGTCGGGGATGGGTTGGGTGCCCAGAGCGTTGGGTTTCTTCAAGGCCTCGTACTTGCGGTTGTTGCTTTCCCGCAGGGCCTTCAGATCCGCGCCGGCGTCTTCCAGGCCGGGCAGGGTGGGCTGGGTGTAGGTGTCGGTCATGGGTTCTCCTCCGGTGGTTTCAGGTGGTGGGCAGAAACGGGTCGAGGGCGGCCCGTACCGACAGGCGGGGGTGGGCGCCGGCGGTGTGCAGCAGGGTGGCCAGGATCTGGCCGAGGCGGGGCCGGTCGGTGGCCCAGCCGAAGGTTTCCTCCGGGGTGTAGGTCACGAACCGGCCGGTGATGGTTTCGCTGAGCCAGCCCAGCAGCGCGTCACGAACGGCGCTGTCGACGCCGCGGGTGGCCCGTTGGTAGAGGTCGCGGTCGCCGGCGGCCAGGGCCCGCATCACAGTCAGCACGGCGGCGCGGGCGGTTTCCCCGTCGCTGAGGCTGGCCAGGGCCAGGTCGACCCGTCCGTGTGCGGTACGCGCCGCCTTCGACGCGGCGGTGACGGTCAGGCCCCGGCGGAGCAGTACGTCGCGGACCTGGTCGGTGGTGAGCAGGCCCAGTCGGAACACCTGGGCGCGGCTGGTGATGGTGGGTAGGGTCGGGGCGGAGCTGGTGAGCAGAAACCGCACCGAGGAGGGTGGCTCCTCCAGGGTCTTCAGCAGCACCCGCAGCGCGGCCGGACCGGCCTGGTCCAGCCGGAGCCGGACCAGCTTGAACGGGCCCAGCGGGTAGGTGGCGGCGAAGCCGATGGCGGCGCGGGCGGTTTCCGTGGTCAGCGGATCGGCGCTGTCGAAGCGGTCCACCGTCTGCACACCGTGGTGTTCGGCCAGCTGGCCGGTGAGAGTCCACTTGCCCACCCCCGGAGGACCCTGCAGGAGGGCAATCGGCGGCAGCTCGCGGCTCAGCGCGTCCACCACCGCGGTGTGCCCGATGGTGTTCACGCCGAGCGCACCATGCGGGGGCGCTTGTCCGGTACCGGGCGGCCCATCGCGTCGGCCAGGTTGGCCCGCAGCCACCAGAGCCAGCCGTACAGCGACGTGGTGGACGCTCCCCCGAACAGCCGGCCCAGCTCGACGATGTTCCACTGTCCGTTGATCCGGATCTGGGCGATCACCGCGTCGAATAGGGCCACCAGGTTGCAGGTGTCCTGGGGTGAACGGCGTGGCACCGTCTCGATGTGGGCCCGCAGCCGGGCCACCAGGGCCGCCTCCATCACCGTGTCGATGTAGCCGTCTTCGGGGCCCTCCACAGTGGGTCCGTACACATCCACCCAGGAGATCCAGTCGGCCCCGCCGTTTTCCTCACCGATACGCCGGTCGCAGATCAGGACCTCCCGGGTGGTCTGACGCATCAGCCGGTCCCGGTGCCCCCGAACATAGGTCAGCACGAATTGGGTAAGAAATGATTTGAACCGGGCCGGTCTGTCCTGCCCGCGGTACTGGAACACCAGGTCGGGGTTGAACTTGTGCAGGAAGTCGCGCTCGAAGAACCGGAACAGAATATCGCTGGCGACATCCTCCGAGCGGTTTTCCTCAATGCCGGCCCGCTTGCATAACGCCACCACGTAGTCGTAGTAGATGCGGTGTAACTGGTCATAGTCCTTGGGCGCGGAAACATAGTCCACGCAGGTGTCAGCGGTTTTCACACCATAGCCCCTAGCCTAAAACCGGGAACAATTGTTGGAGACGAATGGACCGGCAGCGCCGGTGACTACCTGGTGCGTTCGGCGCGGTGTCGGCGTTTGGCCGGCAGCGCCACCGCCAGATACTCGTCGTGGATGAGCTTCAGCAGGATCGCCCCGACAACGAGCTGTTGGCCGTCATCGCGGGCCTGGAGCACGAATCCGTGCCGCCCCCGGTGACCGAGGAAAGTGACGAAGACCTTCCCGGGTGGCAGGCTGACCCGCCGGATGATGTCGAAGGTGCGGCCGGTGAACATCGCATCCATCTTGCGGCGCTGGGCGGCGCGCATCAGCTCGCCATGGCCTTGGCGGCGGCCCTCGGGATCGGCTGCGGGGCGCCCGCCTTTGTTGCTGTCGAATAAGTTCGGTGGTGCGGTAGCGATATTGTCCAACGCCATGCGGTCCCCCGTTAATGGACATGACGGTTCGCCACGGCAGCGGTCTCGAAACACTCGGAATCCGCGCCGTTATGCGATAGAGCAGAGAATTGTTTGCGGTGCCTACACAGCAGCGTCCGAATTGAGGCCGAGAGCCGTCACCAGAAGGTCCGACGGCGACCACACCGCATCCGACACGCCATGTACGTTCACGTCGGCGGGTCCATCCCTCAAGCCCGCTCTGCAGATCCTACGAGCGCCGTCGCCGGGCTGTCTGCGGAACGTACAAATCACCCTCACTCAGAGCAGCAACGAGTATGCTTCTCCGGCGGCGGGTGCGGGCCTGCCCCTGACGGGGATTCCTTCCACGTGTGGACTGGGGTACACAACAGGTTACCAATCGCGCCGGTGCGCCGCATGCCGACGCGCGTGGGTGCGGGCAGCAAAAAGCCTCGTCGGCCCGGTACGCACTCATGCCCCCGATGGCGGGCCGACGAGGCCCCTGAATCTGCGAGAAGATGTCTGTCGCGTCAGCCAGTGCTACTGGCCTTACCGGCGGCGCCACGGGGCTTGGTGCCGCCAGGCTTACCCGCCGAACCACGGGGCTTGCCAGCCCCCGGCTTGGTGGTCTTGGCGCCGCGGTACAGCTTGCGGCGGCCCTCGGCGGGCGGGTCAGCGCTGGCGGTCACCGTCTCGGTGGCTGCCGGCTCGTCGAGGGCGGCGGGCCGGGTGGCCTTTGGCGCTGGCTGGACCTTCGCCGTGGTGGTGGCCTGGTCGCGGGTCGCCCACGCGGCCATGACGCGCTCACTGATGCGACCCTGGGGAGCGACGTCAAGTCCGTTACGGTTCGCCCATTCCCGGACCTGCCTACGCACATCGGCCTCGCCACCGGTGGCGCTTTGCTGGCGTCGCACGGCGGGCGCGGATCCGGCGATCCGCCGGCCTTTGCCGATGTACGGGTCCAGCGCCATACGCAGCTCGTAGCCATTCTTCGTGTTCAGATCAATGCTGTAGTCGCGGCCGTCGAGCGCGAAACGGATGGTTTCGTCGGCTGGCGAACCGTCCACGTCGTCGATCAATTGCTGGAGAACCTGTTTCATGCGGGGGCTCCTCGCCTCGAATCCGAATTTGGGATGAAAGGCCAGGCTAACACCGCGGCGGGTCCGAATACGACAGGACGTGCACACTGCGGGTAAGCGTGCCACAGGGGCAACTTGCATTTCCGGCATGCGAGTCGACTAGTTGGGTCGTGCCGCCACACCCCGGCGACGAACCCGGTCTTTCGTCTCAGCTTTCATTGCCGCCCGGGCCGCCCTGGCCGCGGCCGCCTTGTCCCGCTCCTCCTTCTTCTTCAGTACCGCTGATTCCCGCAATACGTAGGTGGGGCGCCTCCCCACCGCCCGCACATCCCTGTCGAAATCGAATTCCAAGGCCCGCCACACCATGGCGTGAACGCCCTGCTTGGTGAGCCCCAGGATCCCCTCGGCCTCCTCCAGCGTCAGCCAGCCTTCCAGGGGCTTGATCAGGATCACGTCGTCGTCGACGGCCACGCCCATCACCTCACACACAGACTTAGAATAAAGTAGACCTAAGTCTAGCTGATCCGGTCCGGTAGGTAAAGCTCGCTGTATGCCTGGGTGGCCCGGGCCATAATCAGCTTGCAGGCGGACAGCCACTGGTCGGCCTGCGCGGGGGTGGTGACCAGGTCCACCAGGGCGAGGCACCGGGCCAGCGTGCCTGCCACGTCGGCGCTGAACTGGATGTCCTCCCAGGCCGGGTGGATGCGCCGACAGTACGTCTTCAGGGCCTCACACAGCAGTGTGGGCTCCGGACGGGGCGTCCAGGCGCTGGCGGCGGCGAACGTCTCGCGCAGGCTGGCGGCGCGGTACCCGGAGCGGTCGAGCAGGTTCACCGCGGCGGCCGCCGGGCTGAGCCCCCAGGCCTGCGCGACCAGCCAGACCGGGGTGAAGGACATGGTGCACGCGAAGCAGTAGGCGTGGTTGGTTTCCGGGTAGATCCGCATGGCCGGGTCGACGCCCTGGTCGGTGTGGTAGATCGGGCCGAACGGGCAGTGCAGTTTGCGGCTGCGGCCGTAGCCGACCTCGTCGCCGATGTCCATCCCCACCAACCGGCAGGCGGTAATGATGGAAACCCGAGTGTTGGCCAGCTCAATCGCCGGGTTGGCGATCCGGGTCCGGCGGCGGGTCTTCACGGCCATGTCGGCCCCCGGCCGGTCATCACCGGGCTCCGTCCAGACCGAACGATTCGGTGTAGGCACCCAGAATCGACTGGTCCACCGCGGACGCCGTCCGGCTGGTCACCCCACCGAAGCGGCTGGTGGCGTAGTCGACGAACACTTCGATCGAATTGGCCCGTTCACCGTCACGGTTTTTCATCACCTGCATCTTCACCGTGGCGGTGCGCTCACTGGTGTCCAACGGCGCCAGCAGACTGACGATCAGATCAGCGGAATTGGACGCCTCGGCGGTCTCGCTGAGCGCGGAGGCGGTGTAGAAGCCGCACCGTTCCGCCTCCTGGCGGGCGGTACGCGACACCTGCCACGGCGATACGAACGGTACGCCCACGCCGTCGTTGAAGGTGGTGGCCAACTGCTTGGCCTCTTTCAGAATGGAGCCCAGTTCCTCCCGGTCGCTGTTGCGCCGACGCTCCGGGCGCAGCAGGGCCAGGTAGTCCATGATGACCAGGTCGACCGGGAACATCCGCTGGATGCGAAACAGCTTCGATTCGATGTAGCCCATGGTGGCCGCGCGGGGGACCTGCACCAGATAGCAGCGCCCATAGCCGGGATTGGTGGTGAAATCTGCCACCACAGCGCGCAGCACCCGCTCCTGGTCAGCGCTGAGCGTGCCGTGTTTGATATCGCGGCTGTTGAGCCCTTCCGGCGAACCGAAATGGGGCAGGCAGGAGTGGCGGGCCACCATCCGGCGGCGTATCTGCTGCCGCACCGTCTCGGTAGTGAGGATGACGACATTGCGGCCCTGGTTGACAGCAGCGTTCCACCCCAGTTGGGACACCAAGCTCGTTTTGCCCTCCGAGGTATAGCCCACTATCAATACGAGTTCACCGTTCTGCAGGCCGGTGATCTTCGCGTCGAGGGCGGGGATGCCGAATTCGACACCGATGCTGCGGCCGGACAGGCGGGCGGCTTTCCGGTCGGCGTAGTCGCCGATGATCTCGTCGGCCTCGGCGCGCATGTCGCCTTCCGGGGCCTCCTGCATGGACAGGTCCCGGTCGATGTCAGCGAAGCGGGACAGCACATGGGCGCGGGCCGGGGCATGGCCGCGGACGGTTTCGCCCTCTTCGTCAACGCCCTGGGTGAGGATCTGCATGGCGTGGGTGAGGGCGGCCGCGGTGGCCCGGCCGGCGGCCAGTTCCCGGATCTGTTCCAGGCTCCACAGGAACGCGCTGTCATCCACCTGGGTGGACGCCAGCAGGTCGTAGGTTTCCTGGTACAGGGCGACGGTGCCCATGTCGGCGTTGAGGCGGGCGAGCATGTCGGCCAGGGCCGGCCGGCTGATCACCGCGGTGGTGACGCCGGCGTAGTTTTCCAGCATCGTGAACAGGTTGGCCAGCACCCGGTCCGGGAAGTGGCTGGCCGACAGGTGCCGCAGCGCCTTGTCGAGCAGGTCGCGGCGGTCGGGGATGATCGCGGCGAGCAACTGCCGGCAGTGCTCGGTCGCGGTGGCCACTACCGGGTGCCTTTCAGTTCGGTGTGGTCGCGGAAGACCCGCACGGTACGCCCGGTCGGTGAGACGTAGATGTCGACCAGCCGGTAGGGGGTGCGGACCCGGATCACCAGGTAGCGGCCGTTGTCGCGGGGGAAGGTGGCCCAGGGGCCGACGTCGGCCGGGCCCCAGGTGAACCCGTCACTGGTCTGGTACGGCGGCAGTGGCCGGGTCACGGCTGGTCCTCCGGGATGAAGGCGTACACGGTGGCCGCGCCATGTAGGTGCCGCACCGGGGCGCCATGGCCGACGTCGGTGCCGATGAGGGTGACCACCCAGGTCAGCTCGTCGGCGATCTGGCTGGCGGTCAGGCCGGAACGGTAGACAGGCGCCTGTACCTGGTCGGACACGACGGTGACCCGGCCGAAGTCGGCGACGATGTCGCCAGCTTTGACGGCGTGGGCGACCACGGTTCGCCACGCCCGCCGGGGTTCGCCGGCGGCGGTGCCGCCGATGGTGATGGACGGCCGGGCGAACGGCTTCGGGATGGCCCGTTGGATGCGTCCATTGGGGATGGTGGGTACCGGGATGCGGGATACGGGGGCGCGCTCGGGTGTGCTCATGTGTGGTCTCCTGCGACGGCGGCGATGAGGACGCTGTGCACGGCCAGGACCGCGTCAGCGTGCAGCTGTGAGGCGAGCGTTTCGGTGATGCCCATCAGCCGGGCCACGTGTTGGAGCTGGTTGCCTTCGAAGTAGTGCAGCGTCATCACCAGCTGCTGCTGGGGTGGCAGGGCGGCCAGGGTGGCGACCACCTCCTCCAGCAGCAGGTCGACCACGACGGTGGATTCGACGTCGGTTTCCGGGTCGATGAGCTGCGGGTCCTGGCCTTCCAGGCTGATCGGGCGCCGCGCCATGCCCCGCACGGTGTTGCGGACGTCGCTGACGCTCATGCCGGTACGGGCGGCCAGTTCGGTGTAGGACGCGCCGAGTTGCTGGCCGGCGGCCTGCAGCGCTTTGGCCCGGGTTCGCAGGTTGCGGGTGGCCCAGTCGCTGGTGCGCAGCGCGTCGTAGATGGCGCCCCGGACCCGCCGGACGATGAAGGTTTTCAGGTACTCCACCGCGTCCGGGGAGTATCCCTTCTCCGTGCAGTACGGTCGCCACCGTCGGGCGGCGGACACCAGGCCCAGGTAGGCGATGGCGCGCAGCTCGTCCAGGTCGAGGGCGTGCGGGGCGCCGCGCCACACCTGCTGGGCCAGTGACTGGGCCAGCCCCATGTGTTCATGGATCATCGCCTCCACCGCCGGGTCCAGCCGGACCTGTTCAGCCACGGGCCACCACCGCGGTGATGGCGGTGAAGCTGCGCTGGGCCAGGTCCCGCTCTCCGCGGGCGTAGGTCTGCAGGGCGGCGTAGGGCACCACACCCTGGGCGACCAGCAGCAGGTTGAGTAGTTGGCGGGTGTTGGCGTGGCCGGTGGGGCAGATCAGGACGACGTTGTCGGGTTCGTTGACACCGCCGTGGCTGGCCGGCAGGACCAGGTAGGCGACGAGGGTGTGCGGGACCGGGATGTGCCGCCCGTGCAGGGGGCAGCCGTCGCGGGAGTCACGGTTCATCGGGTTCCTCCAGCCCGGATGGTGCCGCCGACCAGTTGCAGCAGGGCCAGCGGGCTCAGTGCGGCGTACAGCTCGTTGGATTCGGACCAGATGAAGTCGGCGAGGGCCTGTTCGCGGCTGAGCACTTCCAGGTAGTTCTCCTCCTGGGTGCCGCGGGTGAGCAGGTTGTGCACGTACACCGTCCGGTAGGCGCTGCCGTCGCGTTTGATGCGCCCGACCAGTTGCTGCATCCGGGCCGGGTTCATCAGCTGGTCGACGTTGATCAGGTGTCGGGCCACCTGCAGGTTGAGGCCCTGTTCGATGGCGGAGGTACCGATCAGCACCCGGCAGGCCGGATCGGTCCAGAACCGTTCCACCGCGCCGGAGCGGACCGCCTTGGACGATTCGCGGCCCCAGAACAGGACGTGGCCGATGCCGGCGGCGTCGAGGCGGGCGGCCAGGACCGCGGCGGTGTTGGTGAACTGGGTGAAGACGAGGACCTTCTCCTCGGACAGGTCACCTTCCAGGGTGCGCAGGACCCAGTCCAGTTTCACCGACGCGCCCGGCCCGTCCGGGTCGCCGAGGGTCGCCAAACCGGCGCAGATCTGCGCGCCGTAGAGGAACATCGACACCGCGCGGGCCCGGGTGACGGTGGTGCCCTCCGCCCGGATGATCTTCAGGACGCCGGTGCGCAGCTCGTCGTAGCGCTGCCGCTGGGCCGGGTGCAGGTCCAGGAACACGTTGTTGGGTGGGGCGATCACCGGCAGGTCCACGTCGTCGATGTCGTCGGCGGTACGCCGCAGGGTCAGCGGCCGGATCTTGGCGATGAACTCGTCCAGGTTCTGGTAGCCCACCGTCTTACGCATGTTGACCATCCGGCCGGCGCTGGGGCTGTACATGCGCACCCGCTCCTCCCGCAGGTACCGGTGCCGGAACGCGGTGGCGGTGCCCAGGGTGGCCAGGCCGCCGATCGGCTCGAACACCGAATGCAGCTCCTCCAGCCGCTTCTGCAGCGGTGTGGCGGTGAAGATGGCCACCCGGGTGGCGCTGCGGGCGAGGCGTTTGATGGCGTACGCGGTCTGGTTGGCGGCGTTGCGCAGCGGGTCGACGTCATCGACGATGACCGTGCCGATGGCGAAGTGGGGCATCAGATCCAGGTCACGGACCAGCATCTGGAAGCCGGTGATCAGCACGTGCCAGCCGGCCAGGTACGTCTCGATGCGCTGCGGGCGGGTACCGGTGGCGGTGACCACCTGCAGCCGCGGCACGAACCGGCTCAGTTCGGCCACCCACTGGGTGAGCACCGCCGGCCGCACGATGATGACCGCCCGGTGCTGGTCCAGTTCGCCGGTCTGTTTCAGCACCGCGAGCAACCCGGCCGCCTGGCTGGTCTTGCCGGTTCCGGTGGAATCAGCGATCAGGCCGTGGCCACGCATGTACAACCAGGCCACCCCGACCCGCTGGTGTTTACGCAGCCGCACCCCGCAGCGGCGGCACGGCGGGAACTGCACGCCGCCTTCTTCGATGCTGGTGTGGCGCGGGCAGGGAGCGGAGTTGAACCAGTCCAGCTCGGGCAGCGCGAAGTTGGTCAGGCTCCGGATCTGGTCAGCGGCGGCCAGCCGGGTCGGTACCGGTATGGCACGAACGTCGACCAGCAGTGGCTCCACGCTGTTGTCTACGCGGCCGACCCGAACCGTTGCGGTGTCGTGGCCAGCTGGCGCGTCAGAGCGGTCACCGCGGGGGCCATGCTGTACGACCCGTTGCTGTCAGCCTGCGGGCGGCGGCCGGTCCCGGATTCCCCCGCCACGGTCAGGGCGGCCATGCCGTCCACCGCGAATTTGCAGTCACCCACCCCGCACGGGCTGACCGCGTGGCAGGCGAACGTTCCCGCCGCCACGCATTCGGCGTGGGCGGCCAGTTCCGCCGCGCGCAGCGTGGTGCGGGCACTGCCCGCGCGGCGTTTGGTGGCGATCACCACCGCGGCCCGGGCCATGCTGGCGGCATAGCCCGCGTCGCGGCGGAAAGCGTTCATCGCCGCGTCGATGCGGCTCTGGAACGTGTCCAGGTCGGTCAGGTCGAAAACCGGGGCGTTCCCCGTGGCGACTGAGGTCACTCCGGCGCTCCTACCCGGATTCAGTGGTGCTGGGGACGGCTACCAGTACCGGAATGACAGCGCTCTGGCTATTGTCGAGAGCCTTCTTGAAGTCGATGGCCAACGACCCGACCGACGCGGTCGACATGCCGAAGAACACCAGGGACCAGAAGCCCAGCTTCGCCACCGGGTACGTCCCGACCATCACCTCACCGGCCCAGTTGGTGTGGGCGACGAGTGAAACCACCACCACACCCGCCAACCAGGCACCCAGCTGGGTCAACACACCGTTGAGGCCCGCGGACCGGGTGGTGGGTTCGGCCAGTGCCCGGAAGTACCGCAGAAAGTCGACGACCTTCACAGTCAGGATGGCCATCGCCGCGATGGGCAGAAACTCCATGGTGAATCCCTTCAGTTTCGTTCGCGATCATTATTACTCGCAGTATGTGCCGCGAATCCTGGCTCAGTCATTATTCGTCATTCACGAGTGGACCGAGGGCAACAATAGGATTCACATTTCCAGGGGAAACATGGGCTCAGGTCTGGTACCACAGGTAGCCCACCGGGGCGGCCGTGCCAGGGTCGGTGGGCTGGATGAACACCGGCGGGAGGCCGGCTCCGGCACCCCAGGTGCCAGGGCCCCAGGTGTTGGTGGCGGCGTCGTAGACCAGCGGCGAGTTGTCGGACGTGCCCGCCGGGACGTGGATGACCGGTGGGGCGCCGTTGACGACCGAGTTGACGATGGCGGTGAGGCGCCGTTGCAGGGTGAGGCTGTAGGCGTCCAGCGCCGACTGCAAGGTGAGTTCCACCGTGGGAGCGCTGTCGTTGGTGGCGTCCACGGACACCGCGATCGCCATCACCCGGTAGGCGTCCACCGTGGACACCCCGGTGGCCGGGTCGACCGAGTCGATGCCGACCCAGTCGCCCAGGTGGTAGTTGATGAAGGGCCGCCGCCGGGGCGAGTTGTACGGCACGCTGATCGTCCAGCTGGACTTCTCCTGCGAGAGTGCGGCCAGCTGGTTGGCGGCGATGGCCCGGCGCCTGGGTGGGTCGGTGAAGTTGGCCCGCACCTGTAGCAACTCCCGGCGACCCCACCGAGCTTCTGAGACGGTGTCGGTGGCGATGGAGATACCGCCGTAGAGGTCGCGGATGGCCACCGTGTTGGCGATGGCGTCGCGGACCCGGGTCCGGTCCACCCCCAGTACGGCCGGCTCGCCGAAAATCACCTGCGTTTCCCGGTGCACGCCGACGGTGGGGCGCGCGTCCAACCGGAATCCGGGCCACATCACCCATTCGGCGCGCATGCCGGTGGCCTGGTCAGGATCCACACCGGTGGCCACGTTGAGCGCGGTGAGCAGGTCGGTACCCAGTTCCGGCGCGTAGGGCAGGTTGGATGGGCGGGTGTAGGGGTGGGCCACATCCGCCCACATCATCCCGGCCGAGTCATGTGTGTCCGTGAACGTCGGGGTGACGAACGAACACACTCCCCGGGCCTTGGCGGCGCGGAGAAACAACCCGAAGATCGACATCGCCGGCGTCTTGGAGGTGAAGCCCCACGACAGTGGCGCATTGGGTTTGACCGCCGCCGCGGGGAAGTTGGGTGGCATGATCTTCGCCCAGGTCAACACAGCGCCGGTACCGGGCCCGGCCACGACGACAGAATGGGTGGCGTCGGTGTTCTCGCGGGTTTCGTCCACCTGGCCGGACAGCCACTGCGCGACGATGATCCCGTCGATGCGGACCTCCCACACGAAGCCGCCGTCCCGCAGGGCCCGCATCGGGCGGCCGTCGCGCAGGCGCCGGTTCCACATCGGTGAGTCGTCGTCCATGCTCACCGAACCGGCGCCCACCCCGGACAGTTCCACCATGAAGGTCAGGGCGGTGTATTCGGTGATGACGGCCAGCGGGTGGGCCAGGTCGGTGAGCGGGTAGACCAGCACCTCGAAACCGCTGCCCGGCGTGGTGGAGGTGTCGGAGACGGTGAGGAAGAGCGGATTGGACACGGTCACCGTGGTCAGCTCCCCACCAGCAGCAATGGTCCACCGGGAGATCCCGTCCCGGGCGGGATGGTTACGTCCACCTCATCGTGGCCGACGGTGACATCTCCGGTGACGGCATCGATGATCCGGCCGCCGGTATAGGCATCCACCCCGGGCGCCACCACCCGGACCGCGGTGACCGGGGCGGGGACACCACCGAGGGTGGCGCTGAGGGTTGCGGCCAGACCAGCGCCGACGGCCGTGACCGTGTCACCGACCTGTCCGTGTGGCGGGGTGAGCAACCACAGGTGCGGCGCCGGGTCGGCGGCCGGGTCAACGGACCAATGGCCGGCGGCGGTGGCGATCCCGGCGGTGGGGTTGACGGTGAAGGTGGCTGGCGCGGTGTACCGGCCGGGCACGATCGCGGCGCGCCACCACCATGTGCCCGGCGCCAGCGGGGCGGTGGCGACCAGCTGGGTCGACAGGGCCCCCGACGTGTCGCTCACATCGCCGTAGATGGTCATGGTGGGTGCGGCGAAGGTGACCTCAGACGCGACCTGCACCGCCACGACCAGCCCGTCCGGGCCGGTGGGCGCGCGGACGGTGACGAGAAACACGGGCGTCGTGGCGGCCATTACGGCGGCCGCGGCGGGGGCCCGCAGATCAACTCCGGCCAGACTGATCCGTGCGGTGCTGCCGCCCAGGCGCAGCCCGAAGCGTGCGCAGTCCGGGTGCACCAGGCGCGGAGGCGGCGGCGCCCAGTACGGATGCGGTGGTGCGGTCATGCCCAGCAGGAGGCTCATCGGGGGTGGCTGGGCACCGATGGTGAGGGCGACAACGGGTGCGGCGCTCGCCAGAATCAGACCGCCGCCCGGACAGGCCACGTTCAGCGGCGCCACGCTGCTCGCCACCGGCGCGTTGCTGGCCAGGGTCAGCCCGAACGGAACTGCGTCAAGCACCACCGGCGCCGGGGGCGGGGGAACCGATCCGGGCAGGCCGGTGTCGTTGATGGTGATGTTGCCGATCCAGTAGGTTCCGTCGGCGTACACCGCCTCCTGGCCGAAGGTGGCCTGGTAGAACGGGTACGGGTAGGGCCAGGTCTGCACGGAGCCGAACGTTTCGGTGGGTGTCTCGCTGGTCAGGTCGGCAAACACCGCGAATAGGTAGGCGCCGTCGGGGTTGGTGTGGGTGATGTCCCACTCGATGCGGAACCAGGTATTCAGCGGTACCGGCAGGGTCGAGCCGGGCAGGGTACCGCCGGCCACCGGATTGACGACAAGCAGGCCGTCAGCGTCGACGTAGAGGTGCCCGATCTGCGGGGCGAGCACCGCCAACACCAGCACCCCTGATTCGGGTGGCGGATAGGCGGGCAGGTACAGCTCCATCCGCCCGCCGCCCCGGTCGGTGGGGTCCCAGTCCCAGCCGATGGTGGCCATCGCCGAGCCGCCGTCAAACATTCCCTCGATCTTGTAGGCGAGCGGGCCGGCGCTGTCGTCGAAGGTGACCGCACCGGCGCCGGCCACGTTGACGGTCAGCGCGTCACCGCAGGCGCCGCCAGTGTTGGCGGTGGTGGCGGCCACGCCGGGGGCGGCTCCGGTGGGAGTGTTGGTGTAGGCGCTCACTCGGGCAGCGTCCGGAAGATCCCCCCAGCGGCGAGGTTCGCCCAGGTCAGGGTGAAGTCCATTCCCACCGGTGACTCGTCCGCGCCGAAGTCGACGAATCCGATCAGGGGGCAGATCTCAGGGGCGCCGTAGGACATGTGCAGTACGGCGTAACGGGCGGTGAACGTGGCCACCGGCCAGACGGTGGGGTCGGCGGTGAGAACGGTGCGGTGGGTGGCCGGGTCGAACGCCCAACCCACGCCGGTCAGGGGCGCCCCACCGGCGGTGTAGCCGGTGCCGACCACCTCGTTGGTGACGTCGGTCAGGAAGGCGTGGGTGTCCACGTTGGGCGTGTACGCGGCGGTGGTCAGCAGCACGGACAATCCGCCAGCGGTAAAGTTGATCACTCCGTTGCCGAAGTGCAGGCCCAACTGGTTGTACGGCAACGCGATGGCGGTCATGGTGTGCCTCTCCTACTGCCAGGTGGTGGCGGTGGCCACCACGGTGAAGGTGAACGAACCGGGCTGGGCGGCCGCCGCGGTGACCCGACGCAGCCACAGCAGCCCCGTGGCCATGCCCGGTGGCAGATCACCCAGAGCCAGGACAGCGGTGAAGGTGTTGCCGTCGGTGGACAGCAGGTGCTGGGCCGCCACCGACGGCACCGCCAGCGTGTCCGTGTCGGCCACCGACACGTGTACCGCGCCGGCGGTGTAGAGGGCGGAGTCGTTGGCGACCCGAAACGTCAGGTCGGCGGAGCTGGCCGGGGCGACGGGGCCCCAGTCGAGGTACCCGGCGGCCAGGGCGACGTCTTCGCCGGGAGCCAGCAGCAGGAGGGTGTCGGACGCCACCGCGGTCACGTCCTCACACGTACGGGGGTGAGTGGGTCATGACGGCATGACCAGTGCCGGCGGCCGCGGTCAACGTCACCAGGTTGGATTCCTTGCCCAACACCATCCACCAGGGCGATCCGCCGTGGGTCATGCCGATCAGGGCAACCCCGTCGGTGAGTCGGATGTCGGTGGCCGCCCCGATGTCCAGGCGTACCGTCACGCCGGCGGGAATCACGCCGTTGTACTGCACCCACACGTCAACGGCGGGGGTGGAGTTGGTCACCCGCGGATTGGTCAGCGGGCCCACCAGGTCGATGAACAGTCCGGTCTGGGCGGCTGTGTCATGGCCGACGTTGACCACGGTCACCGGTACGCCCACCGCCAGGGTGGTGACCACGGGCGCCCCGTAGAAGAACGGGTCGGCCAGCAGCAGGTTCATGCTGAAGTCAGCGCGGGTCCGCCCGGTCATGGTGGGTGACATGCTGTCGGAGATCTCGGCCATCGCGGTCGCGGCCACCAGGGTCGGTACGCCCGCGACGGTGAGACGCCACCGCCGGGTGAGGGCGACCTGGGAGCCGTCAGCGCGCCAGACGAGTCGACGCAGGAAATCCCAGGAGTCGTTCCACCGCAACGTCTGGTCGCCGGTGCTGTTGCCGGTGGCCGGGTCCATGCCGATGACCCACATGATCAGGGTGACGACCCGGGCGTCAGCGACCTTGGGCCGGTGTACAGCGCCGGGGCGGGAGGCCAGGACGATGTTCTCCCCCCGGCGGGGCGGCAGGTCGTAGCGGCCGCCACCGACGGTGGCCACGCTCCAGCCGAACTGGTGCAAGCTCACGCCGTCCAGTGACCAGTACTCCTCCGTGGAATTCGCCATCTCCCACCTCCTCCTTGGGCCTCTACCGGCTAGTGCTCGGTCATATACGTCAGCGTCTGCAGCGTGCGCCGCAGCGACCGGCCCGACGGTTCCCGGACCGGGTTGTTGATGGTGATGTCCCCCAGGGACATGCCGGCGTTGCGGGTACTGGTGTTGGTGACGGTGGTGGTTCCGACAGTGGCGGACATCCGCCGGCTGGTCGGTTGGTTGGCGCCCTGGGCGGCCGCGCCGAAGCCGGCGTAGAGGCTGGCCGGATCCAGACGGCCCTCGTTGAGGTCGTTGAGCAGCCGCTTGGCGCCGGGCTGGTCCACCACCCGCTTACGGATCACGTACTCGCCGATGGTGGCCAGGATGTGCTTGGTGTCGGTACGCCCGTCCGCGGTCCCAGCGATCAGGCCGCCAGAGGCATGGCCTTTGTGTTGTTCTTGCGCCGCCGTGGTGGCGGCGGGTGCCGAATGGTCCTCACCGGGCAGCTCGTTGAACGCCTTCTTGATCGCCGGGCCAATGATCGGTACGTTTTCCAGCTTCTTTTCGATCATGCTCGGCAGGTTGACGAAGAATCCGGCGAGCCCGGAGAAGAAGTTCAGCACCGGTTGGTAGACGTGTTCTTTGAACCAGGTGGCCGCCTGAACAGCCAGATCCGCGATTCCCTTTCCGATTCCTACAAAGAAGTCGACGACCGGGGTGACGATGTGATCGCCAAGCCATCCAGCGATCTTCCCGACCTGGGTGCCGATCCACTTACCGATGCCAACGAAAAAGTCGACGATCGGCACGATGATGTGGTCGTACATCCAGACGCCGATCTTTTTCGCCTGACCGCCTATCCACCGGCCGATCATGACGAAGAAATTCACTATAGGCACAATAACGTGCTGGTATATCCAGACACCGATGTTCTTCGCCTGGCGGCCTATCCACAGTCCGATGGTCGTGAAGAAGCTGACCACCGGCCGGATGACGTGCTGATAGATCCAGACTCCGATGCTCTTCGCGTGTCGGCCGATCCACAGGCCCACAGTGACGAAGAAACTAACCACCGGTCGCACAACGTGATCAAGGATCCACCCGGGCACCTTTTTTGCGTGCACAGCGACCCAGACGGCGATCTGGACGAGGAAATGCACAAACGGCTTGACTACGTGGTCGTAGATCCATTTTCCGACTCCGACAATCAAGTGCCACAGCACAACTCCAATGCCGATAAAGATGGCGAGGATGGGTCGGGCGAAGTGGTCGTAGATGAACTTTCCGACGTTCCTGGCGAAATCAAAGACCGCGGTTCCGATGCTGACAAAGAAGCTGACAATCGGGTGGATGACGTGGTTGTCGAACCACTGCCAGACTTTGACGCCGACCTTCTTGAAAAAGTCGCCGATGGCCACAAAGAAATGGACGACGGGATGTACGACGTGAGTGTCGAACCACTGCCACGTTTTGACGCCGATGTCCTTGAAGAATCCGCCGACACCCACGAAGAAGTGGACCACCGGGTGAATCACGTGATTGTCGAACCAACCCCAGGCCTTGGTGCCCAGGTACTTGAAGAATCCTCCGAGCATAGCGAAAAAGTCGCCGGTGTCTTTGCGCAGCTGCGGGTCTTTGACGAACGAGTACACCGCGCCGGCGGCCGCACCGACGCCGGCACCGATGGCAGTACCTACACCGGGCACGACAGAGCCGATGCCGGCGCCGATGCCGGCCCCGGTCAGGATCGCGCCGCCCGCGCGGGCGGTTGTGGCGCCAGCCGACTTCGGCTTGCCCAGTAGCCCGGAGTCGGCGAGCAGGCCGACGGCCAGGCCAGCCAGGGACACCGGGCCGGTGAGCCCACGAACGGCACCGCCCAGCAGTCGCGGCAGCAGCCGTGGTGCGGCCGCCTCAGCGACACCTCCCGCTGCGACGGCGCCGGCGGCCACCGTCGCACCCCGGCGCCCGAACAGTCGGCTCAGCCAACTGCCCGCCTTCGCCGCCCCGGCGCCTTCGGCGAGGGCGACCCCTTCCCGCTCGCCGGCGGCAAGTGCCCCCTTACCCGCCTTGCCAGCCTTGCCACCCAGCGGGATCCCGCCAAGCAGGCCGGCTTCCCGGAGCACGCCGGCGGCGATGATCAGCTGCTCAGCGGCGCCGTCGAGGGCCAGCGCCGACCCGCGCAGCGCTACCGCGGCGCCCTCTTCTGCGGCCCCACCGACGGCTGGGCCGGCCAGGTCGACCGCGCCGCGGGTGTTGGCCGGTGTCAGCCTGGTACGCCCGCCGGACAGTGAGGGGATAACACCCTTCCCCGCACTGATCTCCGCGGCCCCGATCAAGGCCTCACCGGCGCGCAGCAGCAGGGCCCCGGCGGCGTTGAGCCGGACCGAGACAGCCGTCATGGTGGCGTCGAAGGCAGCCGCCACACCCCGCCAGACGGCGGCCGCGCCATCGAGGGCTACCGCCGCACCGTCGAGCGCGGCAGCGCCCGCGGCCGCACCGGTACTGCCAGCGGAGGCGCCCCGGCCCAGGATCGCGTCGGCGGCGCGGCCGACACCGCTGGTGGCCGGCTTGAACACCCGGAACAGGTCGTAGAGCTTGAACAGGCCGAGGAACTTGCCGATCGCCGAGGCGGCGGCCAGGGCGGCCAGGAACGTCAGGAAGATGGTGAAACCGTTGGCCAGCACCGGGTTGTTCAGCGCACTGGCGAGCAGGGTGAGCAGCCCCAGGAACGAGCCGATGAAGATGGTGATCGGCAACGCCCCACCGTTGTCGAGGAAGTTTTTCACCGCTTCGAGCAGGTTGCCCAGGGCGGTGACGATGTCGCTGATGGCGTGGCTGTCGGAAAGGTCATGGAAGATGCCGACCAGGGCGGGCAGCACCTTGGTGGCCAACGCCTCGAAGATCTTCTTTGCCTCTTCGATGTTTTTCGGGTCGGCGGCGATGGCACCGATGGCGGTAGCCAGCGCGCCGGCGAAGCCGGCCAGGTCGCGCAGCAGGGGTTTGGTGTTGGCCAGCCAGTTCTTGAATGAGCTGCCCTGACGTTCCTGCGTCTTGCCCCAGTGCGCCCACTTGTCGGTGACGGTGACGATCCCGTCGAGCATGCTGGTGGCGAAGTCCTGGGAGGCGCCGAACAGGGAGCCGAACAGGCCGAACAGGTTTTTCAGGATCTCCCACAGGTCGTGCAGGCTGTGCTTGGTGCCGTCGAGGAATTTGGCGATGGAGCCGGAGCCACGGGCGGAGGCGGACCAGTCGTCGAAGGCCTTGGCCACCGACGTCAGGGCGTTGACGAGCCACTTGGTGAACGGGGCGGCGGCCATGGTGGTGTTGCGGATCGCGTCGACGATGTACAGCACCGCGTCGCCGAGGGTGCGGATGATGTAGCCGTTATCTTCGGCGAAGGCGGTCAGGTCCGCCTTCCACTCCGGCCGGCTGATCATGGCGATGCCCTTGGCCAGCACATCACCGACCGCCCCGGCCGCCTCACCGAGCAGTGTCTTGATGAGGATCAGCAGGCCGGGCAGATGGCCCAGCTGGCCCACCAGCGGGCCGAAGAACCGGTCACCGATCGCCTTCTTCACCGCGGTCCAACCGTCGGCCTGCCCCATCAACGCCAGGGCGACCAGGCGCGTGTTGGGCCCCAGCTTGGCCAGCTCCGCCTGAAGTTTCTGCTGGGCGGTGTAGGCCTCACTGCCGCCGGCGGCCATCTCCTTCTGCGACTTGGTGACGCGCTCGTTGGCGTCGACGACAGCCGGGTTGCCATTCACACCCTGCTTGACGGCGGTGTTGTAGTCCTCCACAACCCGCTTGTTCTTGGTCAGGGTGTCGCCGTAGTCGAATTCGGCCTCCCGGACGCGGTTGACGACCTCCTCACGGTCCAGCGCCGTGGCGTTCGGGTCCGCCCACACCCGCTCGTAGTCCGCCTTGGCCTGCTTGACCCGCAGCAGGGCCTCATCCTCGTTGAGGCCGGTGCGTTCCAACTGGCGGCGCAGGTCTTCCAGGTCGCGGGTGGCCTGTTTTCTGGCCTCGTTGAGGGCCAGCTGGGCGCGGCGCTCCTCGCGCTGGCTGTCGATGAACTGCTGACTGGTGTGGCGGGCCGCCTTCTGGGTGGCGCCGTAGGCGGTCAGCGCGTCTTTGAGCGGCTTGATCGCGATGATCATCGCGATGATGGAGGTGGCGGCCGCACCGAACAGGGCGGGTAGGGCGAACACCACCCCGGACAGGCTGACCAGGGTGTCAGCGAGGCCGATCGCGCCGGCGGCCAGCGACCCGAGCGCGGCGATCAGCGGCCCGGCCGCCGCGACCGCCAGGATGATCACACCGCGGCCGCTGAGGATCGCCCGGAAGGCGCCGGAGAACCGGGTGGCGACCCGGTTGGCCATGTCGCCCAGCTCGTTGAAGAACCGGCCACCGACGCCGCCGCTGCCGCCACCGGAGGCGAATTCGGCCTTGATGGCCTTCACCCGGGCGCGTACCCGCCCGAACGCTGTCGCCGCGTTGCTGGCCTCATGGGCGCCGGCCCGGAAGCCGGTACGGATTCCCCGGAACGCCAGCAGGAACTCGTCGGAGAAGCCTTTGATGTTGCCACGGTTCTTGTCCAGCGCCTGCCCCATTCGGGCCAGCCGCAGGATGTGCTGTTCGCCGGCTCGTGCCTCCTTGGCGGCGAAGCCTTCCGCGTCGCGGGCATTCTTGGCCACCCGCGCACCGCGCAGCGCCTCTGCAGCGCCGGCCGACGAGATCGCTCGTTCGGTGTTGGCGGTCGCGGTGTGCAGCTGCTCCTCGGCCCGGACCGTTCCGATGACTGCGGACACGCGCCGTGCCTCAGCGGCTCCGGCTGTGCTCTTCGCACCCTGGGTACGGAAGTCACCTTGAGCCAATGCACGGATATTGAGAAGCGCACGCTGCGCAAAATTCTGCCGATTCGTATCGACCTGGGTGCGGGTCTTGTCCTCTTCACGGTCCGCCTTGGCCGTGTCGATCCTTTTCTGTGCCGCCGTTTTGCTGTTTTCCCGGGTCTGCGCGTTGCCCAGGGTCATTTCGTTGAGCAGATCCGCGGTGATCGTCTTGTCACTCTCGCGGATGGCAACATTGGCGTGGATCGTGTCGGCGACCTTCTGCGCCTGGGTCCTCTTGGTCTCGTCCCGCTCGACCTGGCCGGCGCGGCGTACCTCGTTCAGGCTCGCCGCCAGCTCCAGGGCCTGCCGGGCAGCGGCGTCACGGCGGGCCTTCGTCGCCTCCGATTCAACGGCGACGCTGCGGGTGCGGGCCTTGGTGCCCTTCTCAACCGCAGCGGTCAGGTCATTTTCGGCAGTGGTCGCCTCGTGCAGGCTGCCAACCGTTTCGCGCCGTTTCGCTTCGGCGGCCGACATCTGGACGGCGTACTGGTGGCTGAACACGGCCAGCTGCTGGTACTGCGCGCCCTGCTTCTGGGTGGCGGTGGCGTCAGCGTCGGCAGCGGTGCGGTGCTGGTTGGTCGCCGCGGTGATGTCGCGGGACTGTTGCAGCTGCTTGGCCATATCGGCCACCGGATTGCCGGTACTACCGCGCTGGGCCGGACCGACCTGTGCGCTGGCTGCCCGCAACGCGGCCATTTGGGCCATGGACCGGGCCACGGCCCGATCGAGGTCGGCGAAGTCAGCGACCGCCCGGTAGACGACGCGGTGTTCACCGTCGGCCTGCACGCCGGCTCACCTCCCCACGGTCACCGGCCGGCCCACCGCGCCGGAGCGCCGAAGCTGGACAGGAAGTCCTCGTATGAGCCGACCCGCGGTTGGCTCTGGGCGGACCGGTCAGGTCGGTCGGGCTGGGCGGGCTGGCCGGTACCGGCTACCGGATCATCGGCGTCGGCTGGCTCGCCGATCTTCTGGGCCTGCTCCAGCAGCGGGTTGTCCTGGCCTTCCTCCAGCGGGACGGCGGCGGCGATGAAGGTGCACAGGGTGCGTGTCTGCCAGATCAGCCACTGGTCGCGGTCCCAGCCGGTGTAGAAGCGTCGCTCCCGGACGGCGGCGACGCATTGGCGGAGTCGTCGGATGGTGAGGTCCCGGAGGACGTCGTCGGTCCATCCGTACTCGTGGCTGAGGAGGTCGAACGATCGGGAGAATCCGCCGAGGAGGGCAGTGTCTGCGGGATCTGGAGCTGGGACGGTACCTGGCCGGTCTTCTCCGCGAGCTTGAACATCGCGATGAGGCGTTTTCCCAACGCCTGAAGGTCATCGGCCTCCCGTCGGATGATGGCCTCCACGATGGTGACCAGGTCATCCAGTTCGGGGTTTTCCAGCTCGGCCTGCAGCGTGTCCCACAGAACGGTGTTTCGTTCAGAATCCTGCTTGTTGAGTTTGCGGCCGGTGATCAGCCCATACGGCTCGCACATGCTCTGCACGAAGGCGATGGTCTCTTCTTCGGCGTCAGGGATGGACAGCAGCATCAGGCTGAGTAGCCGGCCGCCGAACTCGTTGACGTCCATGTCGCCGTCCAGGCGCAGCAGTGAGCCGTCCTGGATCAGCGGCATCGCGCCGTGGGTGACGATGCGCAGCAGCTTGAAGAACTGCCGGGCGCGGAGATCCTGTAATACGACAACCGTTCCCGAAGTCAGTTTGCACTGTTCGGGAACGGGGTCGAGTGCGTCGAGTTCTGCCACCTGTGGCCTCCACGGCTCCTTGGTGTGCGGATGGGTTAGACGGCCGGCCGGTTGAGGAGCCGACCGATGGCGCGCTTGGGAATCGCGGTACCGGTCTCGTCCTTGTCGCTCATGACAGCGCGGCCGGAGTAGTTGAGCAGCAGCCCCGACTTGTAGGCCGGGCCGTCGAAGTTCAGTGGCCCGAACTGAACCCGGTACAGGACGAAGTCCAGCGTGCGTACCGCGCCGTCCTTGTCCCGGGCGGGAACCCGGATGAGCATCGGCCGCGGCGGCTGGTTGAGCGAGGTTTCCTCCCACAGCGGCAGGGAGAAGTAGTCGTTCGGGGATGTACCCGAAGACGTGACCGTCGCGCCCGCGAGCAGCGCGATGGTGGCGAACGGTACGTAGCCGGCCTGGACCGTGACGGTGGCGAAGTTGAACCAGAACCACGAGCTGAGCACGGCGTCGTCGCCGGTGTTGTCATAGTTGCCGGTGTCGGCAGCGATAGTTCCCGTACGAACGCCGTAGATGTCGCCATCAACTGCTTCGGCGCCGGTCGTGCCGTCCAGGATCGCTGCGTGTGAGAGTGAAAAGCCTTCTACGATCTTGCTGGTCACAACGACACACCCTTTACAGCGTGCGGACGGGTCATGTGACTAATCGGCTCTAGCCGGCGGGGACCCTCGGCCCTTCCGCCGTCCCGGCACCGCCGGAGGCGGGCAGCACGTCTTGGCGGTCGTCGGCGTAGACCAGCACGGTTTCGACCAGGGCGCCGGTGAAGTCGTAGCGGTGCAGCACGTGGGTGACGACGTGAGCCTGGCGGCGCAGCTGGCCACGGCAGTCGGCACAGCTCATCTCGATCCAGTTTTCCGGCTGGACGTAGCGCACCGCCCCGGCCTGCAGGCGCAGCTTGGTGAACAACCGGCGCGGCCCCACCGGGCAGCGCACCTCCACCAGCTCCGGCGCCTCCGGCACTCCCACAGGCGCCTCAGACACCGACGGTGCCCCGCTCAGCGGCCACCGCGACGGGGCGGATGAAGCCGGGCACGCATTCGGCGAGCTTGTCGAAGAGCCGGTCCATGACGGTGGGCCAGGCGCACATTTGTGGGATCAGCCGGGACGCCAGCTCACCCTTGCGGGCGGCTTCACCGCGGTCGCGGTACACGTGCAACATGAGGGCCTTCAGGTGGTCCTTGTCGGCCCGGGCGTTCTGGCAGGCGGGGGTCTGCGGGCTGATGGGCCGCAGCACATATTTCAGCGGGTATGCGATCCCGGGGTGGAGCCAACCGGTGTGGCCGCCCCAGTCGGTGGCGATGACGGTACCGCCGGTGGACAGGAATTCCAGCGCCGGCATGTTCTTGCCCTCGCCTCGGCTGGGGGCCAGCAGCACATGCTGGGCGCCGTAGAATTCGCGGAGCACGCTGTCGGGCCAGACGGTGTAGTGGATCCGGAGTTTGGGGATCCACTCCTCCATGGCGCTGTGCAGGCCCCCGATATTGGTCTTCAAATGCAGCTCGGCGCCGGCGAACTCCGGGTATTCGTCTTTGAGTTCTTTGAATGCCTGGATGGCCACGAACGGGTCTTTGCGTTCGTGCAGCTGCCCGACCATGCAGAACCCGAACCGCTCAGTGCCCCAGTCCCGGGTCATCGGCGGCCACTGTTGGGGCCAGAAGCCGCCCTGCAGGACGCCGAGGTTGCCCATCGGCTGGGTGGCGTACGGGGCCAGTGCGGCAGCGGTGACGGTGTCGTAGCCCAACACGACGTTGTAGTCACGCAGTCGACCCCGTAGGGTGCTGCGGCCCTTCAGTTGGTCCAGGCTCGTGTACTCCCACATGGTCCACGCCACAGTGGTGCGGGCGCTGCGGCGGGCTTCCGGGGTGATGCCCAGCTGGCCCGGGTCGG